ACCGCGGCCTCAACCGTGGCCGGAGACATGGTGTCTTACGGCACTGACAAAACCTTCGGTCGGATGGCGGCCGGATCTCAGGTCAACGTGAATTTCGGTGTTGCTCTGGGTGCGCGGAATGGCACCGATGGAACAAACTCGGTTCTTCTCCAGAATTTGATCTGGTAGAAAGGAGTTATTTATGGGTGCGATAACTCCAATCAGCGGGACCAAGATCCTCCTAAACATGGGGAATCGGGATCACGTTGAAGCCAAGTTCACGTCCATCACGGATGGAGACACCTGGGTCACAGGTCTCGGCAAGGTCGAGATGGTTTTCTGTACTCCCGGAGCTTCCGGTTTCACGATCGGGGCAACGTATAGCGGAGGGACTGTCACCTTCGCTGTCGGCGGGGGTCCGGCGACCAACGTGATGGTTCTGGCGATCGGAACCTAAGCTGCTACGAAGGGGCCGTGTGATTTACACGGCCCCGGGAGCTCATCTCGGAGGTTGCCATGCCCATTGTCGGCCCTATCCAGCCCTATGCTGGGGGTGGAGCGGTACAGGAGAACTTCCGGGGCATGGTCGATCACGTTCTGACCTACAACCCGGATTGTCCGCCTCAGCTCGCAGAACGAAGACTCAATACCCGTCTACGCGGTATTCTTGATCGCCGCATGTGGGCAGGTCTTCTTGTGCGCGGTCAGATCGTCATCCCTGGCGTCTTCACTACTGGCTCTGTGAACGTTTTGCAGGGCTCCGATTCGGTAGAGGGGATCAATACCTCTTTCCCTTTCAACGATCTTGTAAACACGACCCTGGCGCAGCCAATCACCATCCCGAACGAGTACCAAGATGTCTTCCCGAATTCCATGGTGGGAATCAATGCTGGAGACTGGATAACTCTAAACGACCAGGGGCCCCAGCTCGAATTCATGTTGGTTATCAGCGTTGGGACCTCGAGTTTCAAGGCGAAGCCGACGTTGACTCACTCAGCCGGAGAATCGGTCACCAAGAGCTCATTGGTGCGCCGACAGTTCCGTGTCGGCACGACAACATCCTTTTATGGGATCATTGGAGTGTTCAATCAGGCGTCGACGGTCCTGCCCGGTAATCCGATTGTCCCCTGGCTGAAGCTCGACCTGGTTTGGTCTCATGCAGATTTTCTCACTTCGGCCTACCAAATCATGAGCGCCTATGTCTCGCTCGAACAAAATCTGAGGATGATCTGGTCTGTCGTCAACAATAAACAGGGCTGGCGCCTGAAACTGAATATGCCCCAGGAAGTCCTAAATACTTACGATGCCTGGCGTCAGACAACCGGATTCTGTTATATGATGGCCGATTGGGTTCCAGACGAGATCGGAAGATTCCAGTACGAACTTTATCCTTCTCCGTCCATGCAGCAGGGCTTCCCCTACCTGGCTTACCGAACAGTGGTGAACCTGGTCGAGGATGAAGATACGCCTCCTCCGGCGATCCCCAGCCATGTGCTGGTAGCCGGCGCCATTGCTGACGTTCTGGTCTACAATCCCAAGAGCCCATATTACGATCCGTCGACCTCGAGGAAGTTCGAAACTGATTTCGAACGGGATCTCCAGGCTGCGATGTTGGCAGATGACTCAATTTACATGCAAAATCTGCAATGGGCCTACAGCCGATATCCGTTCACTCAACACGGCGCAAACTACTGGCAATCTCATGACGTGGATAGCGTCTTCGGTTACGTATGAGGCGCTATGCTCGACAAACGAATTCTGGCTGCCATACCGGTCTATCACGCGGTTGATCCTCTTCCGTTCATGCATTTCTTGAATGTCTGCCAAGAAACCGGCCGAGCCAGAACTGCCGGCAAGTATTCGGTTAAATGGCTGGTAGGCGGACCCAAGGTCAAAATCCAGAAAGTTCGGAACATATCATGCAAGGCAGCTCTCGATGGCGGAGCGAGCCACTTGGCTTTTATAGACGATGACATGATCCTCGAGCCAGAGGATATCTTCGAGCGTCTGCTTGCCCATGATAAGGACATCGTTTCGCCTTTATTCTTCAGATCGGATGATAATTTCGATCCTCTGGTCTTTCACCTTAACGGTGATGGCGAACCGCATCCGATTCTGGATTATCCCAAAAACACTCTGTTCGAGGTTACGGGCGGAGTCGGAACGGGAATGATGCTGATAAAACGTGAAGTATTAGAAGCATTGGGAGATCCGTGGTTTTATTTCCCTGAGCGTTCAAGCATAACAATGGACCTGGATTTCTGCCTTCGGGCTATCCGTAAAGGATTCAAGGTTTGGTGCGATACTTCGCTCATCATAAAACAGATGGGGAATGCTCGGCCAGTCGGAGAAGAAGACTTTCTCCGGTACTCTGGCGTGGGGTTGACAACACATTGATAAACTGTGAATGGGAGGAAATATGTCACACGATCGAAAAGAGATTCCGGAGGAATCATGCCGGCCGGATCCAACATTTAACCAGGTGCCAACCGGGCACAAGATTCCCGATGGCCGATCCGCCGACGATCCGGGCATGGCCTTCAAGGTCCATGACTGTGGAGTGAAAGCCGGTGGTCAGTTTTCCACGCCATTTGTCCTGGATGAAGAAGATCTGCCTACGGACAATGATTCAAAAACCCGTCAGGGATACTAAGGAGCGGCCATGGGATTCGTACTGATTGAAAAAGTATTAGCCGGCGCGGGGCCGGAGCCGCTCACGGCTACAAGCAAAACCGGAGCGTCGGCGATCGTTCAGGCCAAAAGGGGAAATAGCAACCTATGTCAGATAGGTCCAAGCTCCACTCTTGCATCAGGAAAAGGTCTGGAGTTGGTAGCGCCGGCTGCCGGTGTTCAGCTTCCCGCGATCGCAATCCAAGCGAGCGGACAGAACTGCCTTGAACTCCATGATTGGTATATCACGGGGACCCAGGGTGAAGGCGTGAACATAGTCCTCGAAGAGTTCTAAAGGAGGCGTCATGGCTTTCGTGATTACGAATGCCGGCCTGGCTATCCTGGCCAAGCGGATCAAAGGGCAGGGGACCGAACCTGTTTACGTCGGATGGGGAACCGGAGCGGGTGTGGCAGCCGTAGGGGATACCGTTCTGTTCACGGAAGACACAACAGGAGGATACGCTCGAGCGGTCGGAGTCAGTTCGATCATCACGACTCTGATTGCGAATGACACCTGGCAGGTTTCCGGAGCTCTGACGGCTGGAGCCGTGCTCGCCATCACCAACTGGGGTCTGTTCGATGCCGCAAATGCGGGAAATCTTTTGGTACATGAGGATGTCAGCCCGGCCTATAACCTGGCGATCGGAGCAATGCTGAATTTCGTGTTCAAACTTCAAGAGGCAAGGTGCCTGTAAATGGCGAACCGATATACGACACTTACGTTTTCTCGAACTGTGGGCGCCAGCATCTCTGATACTTTCAGTCAGTCAATCTCGGTGAACGCCTGCAATGTCGTTAAGCTGAAGTGTATTCCTACGGTCCTTTCCGCTTCGACGGAGTTCTTCATTTATAAGGACAGCACTTATGCTGACGCCGATCGGGCCTATGCGACCAAAGCCTACACCGGTAATCTGATTGACCCGATTGAGGATAACGGCTCGAGCGTTCTTGAAAGGAATGAGGGTTTTGTGTGCGCGTTCGAAGATAAGCAGAGCGCGAACATGATGTACTTCAAAATCAAGAACAATAGCGGCGCACCGTGCACCTATAATGTCACCGTTGAGTACGATGCCAATCTGACCGGAAGCTCCGGCCTCGTGCTTGGCGTTCCTTCCGGTCTGTTTGATCGGGCAGTCGCTTCTTATCGCACGATCCTATTGGCAGTTGCCGCCAGGGTAAATGCCTCGACAATCGACCAGGCCGAGCTGAGAATGATTTTCATTCCCGCAGGAGATTCGCCCCTGCAAGCATACGATCTTCGATCAGTTGCCGAAGGTGGAACCTTCGTCGACAATGGGACGACCCAGAAAATTATTACTGGCATCAAAGCAGTTTCGGCTGGAGCTCAATATCAGTTCACTTCAGCCGCAGATGGATATTGGTATTACGCTTGGAGACTGCATAATAGCATCGGCTGGTCCAACTGGACTGACGGGAATGTCAATCCCAGCAATGTCACGGAAAACATCAAAACTACTGGCTCGGACCTGGTTGATACGGGTGCTCCGTCCGACTGGCTTGTCACGCTCGAGAGAGGTCCCAGCTCCAATACAGTGGTCTGCCGCGCTACCCGACCAAATATAAACGGCGCTATCATTATGGGCTTCACCGTCCAGATTTTAGACGCCGACACCGGAACTTGGAAAACTTTGTTCGCTGGATCGGATGCGGGTCACATGAAATGGGATGGCCGGCTGGTCAGCTACAGTCTTAGCGCAGATCGGACACAACTTACCGATGCCGGCGCCGGGGGATTCGGTACGGCGGCCGCCGGCGATCTGGTTCTCGTCGACGTGCGCGGCGGCGTATGGAATGAACAAAATGTTCAGTGGGCGACTGTCTACTCTGTGACTGCAACGACTCTGACGATAAACGGGTTCCTTCGTCCTCAAGTGACTTCTGATCTTCGCCTGATAATTGTGAAACCACCCTGGGAGTGGTCAACGAATGGATATCTCGGAGCCACAGCGAACCGTGGCATGTATCCTCAACAGAATGACGATCCGAATGCGTTTATCGGAGACACTCAGACAACGGAGTTCGTGACTTCGGCAATTAAAATCCCAAGCACCGTCACCAATCCACAGGCTCGCGTATGGTTCGATAATCTTTTCTCGAGGGCCGACAACAACCTTACGCATTCTGTTGGTTTGGGAGGGTTGCCTACTGCCAGGAAGTGGATAAATCTTTCCGATCGTCGATGGCTGGTTCCGGTACACGGTAGTCAGGTATTTGGAAGCGCGGTCATGGACGCCGCTGGCAAGGTGGTCATGGTGGCGACCAATCCCCAGTCCATAATCACCCTGCCTCAAGGGTACATCTGGGGGATAAAAAGCCACTTCCACGTCTACCCGGATTCGACCGGCGTCATAAAGATCAGAGCTCAATTTTCGAATGTCTCGATCCCCGCTGGTCTAGGTACGCAGAGCTATGAAAGCATCTTCATTGGAGCTATCCATCCCAATACCTGGACTGGAGTCGGACCATTCCTTTCAGCTATACGATGGGGGAACTACCAGGCCAACGCAGATGTCAGGTTTGAGAACTTCTTTCCAAACGATTCCGATGGGAATCTCATATATATCGCTGGGACAAATCACCTGGATGTCACCAGGCCAGCCTCGGGATACACTCTCGAACTCTTGATGGGCTATGCCCAGGATTCAACTCAAAATTATACGTTCGGCAATGTCACGGCTGAATACAGATTGAATGGCGGTTCATGGACGCCTCCTGCTTCGGTCGATACTAAAGTGCTTCCTTTTACTCCGGCAACAGGGTTCGAATTTGTTGCAGGAATAGTCATTCCTACCAACGGAGCCACGGCTTCATGTATTTGGGGAGCGACCCTTGACGAGATTGAAGTGGTCCAAGGAACGATCGTCCAGAACAGAATTCAACAGGTGAGATAATGTCCAGGTACACGACAGACGCATTCACCAGCGCAGCAGTCCCGGCCAATGGAGGGCATCTTGACATCGAGCGCACCCTCACAGGCAATAACCTGGACATTTCAAAAATCAAGGTCGTTCCGAGCGATGGGACCAACACAAACGTTCTCCAGATTCACAAAAAGGCAGCTCGCGCAGTTGCGGACCTCCTGCTTACTACGAAGCCTTTTACGGGTACTTTGTATGTCGACCCGCCAGACAGTGGCGGAGCAGAACTGAATGAAGCCTCAGTTTGCCCATACTATGATGCCGATGAGGGCCTCAAACTCCATTTGCGGATCATCAATAACCACAGCGCGACGAAAACCTATGACGTTACCATCGAATATGAAGTTGGGCAGTCATCTCCTTCCGCAGTTCTTGGGGTTCCAGAAGGCGTAAATTCGGTCCAGGCCACCCAGCCCGACACTCAGCCCAGTACCCAGACCGGCACTCAGGGATCTTCAGGGGTTTACGCCATCGCAACCGTAAATGGTTTGAGTATTATTTTCGGCGTGACCGGAACCAAATTCATGGATACCACGATAGAGGCGGAGCTCCGAATGGCCTACTTTGCCTCCGGCGTCTATGGAACGTCCGTTGACATGCGGACGGCTGCCGAGGGCGGATCGTTTGTTGATAACGGAACGACTCAAAGAATTATCACCGGGATAGCGGCGACCAACATCGGAGCTCAGTACAAATATACGTCTGCCGCTCAAGGAAGATGGTTCTTTGCCATGAGACTCAAGAACTCAGTCGGCTGGTCTCTCTGGACCGATGGCAATGTGACGCCTTCAAACGTGACGCAATACACGGACACCAAAGATGCCTCCACGGTCGATTCTGGTCCGCCTGCCGATTGGGAAGTATGGCTCGAGCCAGGACCTACGCCGAATACGGTTATAGCCCACGCTACCAGGCCGAGAACAAATGGAACCAACCTTCTCTATTGGCTGGTCCAGGTTAAAGATGCAGATACGGGATCATGGAGAGAAGTCGATGCGAACGCCGGCGCCGCTGAGACTCATTATGATGGCTCGGCCGTTTCTCATACGATTTCCGCGGATGGGACCACAATCAGCAAGGTCGCTGCTGGATGGGGCACGGCAGTAGAAGGTGATTTAGTTCTTTGGGACCGGAGAGGTTCCAATTTCGGACTCGCCTATTGTAATTGGACATGGATTGTTCCTGGTGGGATAGGAGCCAACACTCTTCAGTGTTATGGATTTATGCATCCGGATTCCTTCACTGATGTTCGAATCAAGATCGTCAAACCACCCTGGGCCTGGGTGACCGAAGGATATCTTGGTTTGGAACCCAATAGTGGAATTTGGCCAGGTCCCGGAGAAGGTTCGGGACTAGGGATAAACTTCATTTACAATGATCATGTGAGCCAGGAGTTCATCACAACTCCTATTCCTATTCCCGCTACTGTCACCAATCCGGAGGTCAGAGTATGGTTCAATAGCCTTTATTCGTTCAGCGATGACGGTCTTCGCCATAGTTCTGGGATTGTTGGATCCGGTGGGACCTTTGGGCCCCGGCTGTTGAAGGACTTCAATAATCGCGGTCTGTGGCTTCCAGTCATCCCGGACGCCAATTTTGGAACGCTGATCTTCAATGCCGATGGCAGCGTGGTCAGTGCCGTGGCAGGAACTTCTGAGACCGCTCACGCTGGGGCCGTCGGAGTTCGTGGAAGATTCAAAATACTTGGCGACGACAACTTTCTCGTCATCGTCCGGGCAAAATGGACAAATGTAATCTTCCCTGCTGGGCTGAACGCGGGCGACCGGCTTGCGCTTGGGGTCTGGTTCTTTCAGGGCATGCAGATGTACGGCCAGATGACCGGTTCCATGATAGAAATGAAAGGCTCGGATTCGGCTCATGTGAACTTTGGTGCGGCCGGCGTTGCTTTGAAGATCTATCAAGGTCTGATCGCAACTTACGGGGCCGATGTTTTCGCGGCTGGATACGACTTTGATTCTGTCCAGAAAGGGAAACCGACAGACGGAGCGACTATAGAAATCCTCGCGCAATGGGGTGATGCAACCTTTAAGAAGAATTTTGGTCTCGCAAATGAAGGCTATCGGAGTGGCGGAGGCGGAGCCTACGTATATTATACGAGCACGGCCTCCGGGCGAGTCGGACACGGATACTTCCGCGGGATGGTTCCGTTTGTTGGCTGGATTGGGAATTGCCGGCTGAATGGTGCCACAGCAACTTTGACCGAATTTGAAATCACAAATGGGCTGGGAGAGATCATTTAATGTCCAGATATACGACTGACTCCTTCACGACCGCATCTGTTCTCGCCAACGGCGGAATACTGGATTTCTCTCGAAGCCTGCCCAATAACTTCGTGGATATCGTGAAGATCGAGATCACTCCGGCGGTTGTTGCCGGAACGGCGCAGTTCTGGATTCACTCCAATTCAGCCAGAGCGGCCGGGCAAGTGCTATACAATTCCGGGATTTGGAGCGGAACAAAGTTTTATGATCCGGTTGAAGACAATGCGGGCTCGTTTGCCGAGCGCAACGAAGGATTTGTCGGTAGATACTATGATGCCTTGTCGGCGCTGAGTATGTATTGCCGGATCCAGAACAATGACGTTTCAAACAAAACCTACGATATCAAGATCACTTACGCTCTCTCAGAGTTCAGCACCAATGTGGTCGGTGTCCCGGACGGATTAAAGGCCAGTGCTTATGCGAATGGACTCGATGTCACGTCCGGAGTCTTCGCTGCAAAGAACGCCCCGGCTATCGACCAGGCTGAATTTAGAGCTATCTTGGTTGCGGCAGGAGCGACTTTACCGGTTTTGGAAGATCTTAGAACAGCCGGCGAGGGCGGATCCTTCGCGCACAATGGTACAACGCAGCTCATCATAACAGGCATCGTGGCTAATTCAGAAGGAGCTCAGTACATCTGGACGAGCGCGGCTCAGGGAACCTGGTACTTTGCCTGGAGGCTGCATAACAGTTTCGGCTGGTCCAACTGGTCGGATGGAAACATCACGCCCATGGCTGTCACTCAGCGGGTGAATACCAACACGACCTATGATAGCGGCCCACCTTCCGGATGGTCGGTCAGTGTCGAGAATGGTCCGATCGCCAATACGGTAATTGTTCATGCCACAAGGCCGGCTACAAACGGCGTGAATATCCTTTACTGGATGGTTCAGGTCAAAGATGCCTCAACAGGAAGCTGGCGAGAACTCGATGCAAATGCCGGAGCTGCGGTCACTGAGTATGATGGCTCCGGGGCCAATCATCAATTTGATCCAGCGACTCTGACATTCATCACTCCGGGAACCTGGGGCACGGCCTCAGTAGGAGACCTTGTTCTGATTGATGTTCAGGGAGCTGGTTCCTGGACCCTGGCAAACTGCCAGTGGGCTACAGTGAAGTCTCTCAACGGGACCGCCATGGTCATTCATGGCCGCTGGAGACCGTTGACGTCCGCGCATAAGACGGGTCCGGTCTACGACCAGGTACGGTTGAAGATCGTCAAACCACCCTGGAATTGGATCTCAGAAGGATTCCTTGGAGCTCAGCCTAATGGTGGATTCTTTACTTCTGGGTCCGAGGGTTTCATTCCTGAGTCATTTGTGAACGATCTCGCTACAAGAGAGTTCGTCAGCGATCCCATCCCGATCCCAGCAGGACTTACAAACGTCGAGGCTCGCGTGTGGTTTGAGAATGGCTACAGCCGGGCTGATAACGCGAACACGCACAGCACGGGATATATCGGGGGAGATCGAATCCTGGGAGCATATACCTGGAATCGATTCGACGATCCGAATTGGTGGATTCCTATTATAGGCGGCGATCGAGTATCGCTGACGATCAACGCCAATGGGACTGTCACAGTGGCAGAGGCTCACGCTGGAACAAACAATTCGGGCATAGCAGGAGTTGTCAATCGAGCCTATATCATGCCTGGGCTTGATGGACAGATCCAGGTAATGTCGAGTTGGACGGCTGTGACGTTTAGCGATGATGCCGGCCATAATTATCCTTCTCAATCGCTTATGCTGGCGCTTTGGATGGGAAACCAGGAGCCGGTTCCTGGATTGAATTCCCAAATGCTTTGGGCATTGAGCGCAAGAAGCGTCTACGCGGCTGCTGCAAGAAAACTGCGTCTTGCTCTTGCCTCCTGGACGATGGTTACCAAGAACGGTCCCGTAGAATATGCGCTTCCAACTCCAGTAGACATCGCAATGCCGGCGCCGGGATTTGCCTGCGATCTTCGCGTTACGATTCAGGAGTCTCCGGCTGAGAAGTTTGTCGGATGGTATTTACTCGAGTACCAGATCAATGGGGCAGGCTTCAATACCCTCACCCAAGCAACGATGGGTCGGCCAACCCATATCCAAGGGGTTGAGGGTTACCGGATTATGCCTTTGGTTCATCAGCAGCATGGCATAGCTGGAGACACTTCGACCTTGAGTGCGATCACAGTGACCAAGGGGATAATCGTGGGAGAGGGGCCTAAATGACAATCGGAAGAATCTTTCCAATCCCAGCTCCTACTCGAGTCTTCCCGGTCGATCCAACGGCGCACGGTCAGACCGGCAGGGATGCTCCCTTGCCGTTTATAATTGGCGCCGGATCTTCGACGACGATCGAAACTCTGTATAGCGCCGGATTCATCATGCAGAGGATCATCACTCAGATCAATACTCAGCCTCAGCCTGGAGGAGGGGTCTCGGTGATCCAGTGTTCACCGAACACCAATCTTTATTGTGTTCCACAGGCCACGGTGATTATTGAAACAAGACCCACAGCTACAGTGAGATGCGCTCAGTGAGGAGAATATGACAGACTTAACGATCTACCGCGGTGATACCGTCAAACTGAACGTGGCTGTCACGGCTGGAGGGGCTGTGTTTAACCTCACTGGCTGTACCGTCTGGTTCACGGTGAAGAATCAATACTCGGATCCTGACAATCAGTCGGTATTTCAGAAATCAACTACGAATGGCGGGATCACAATCACCGACGCTCCGAACGGTCTGTGCCAAGTGACGATCGCTAACGCAGACACTTCCGGGGAGCCAGACACAAAGGTCATGCTTCTGTGGGATTGCCAGGTCAAAGATGCCTCGGGAAACATTTATACCGTAAACAGCGGGAACCTGATTATCCTCCCGGACGTCACGAAAACGACATAACCCTGTGAGAGACAATGGCATCGACAGCGCAGATCATAGACCAAGCAATCCGAAGACTTTCCGAGCTGAGTACGAGTGCACCAGTGCACTGGACGAGAGCGGAGTTGCTCGACTACCTCACTGAGGCTGTCAACGAACTCAATCTTATTGCGGCTGAAATCCAAACCACAGAGACCGTAAGCACGGTCAACAATGTGAATGCCTATTCGCTTGGTGCTACGGCGATCGCTCCCATGGCTGTCAGGGTCAACGGCTATTATCTCCAGCGAGAGCCAGTAAATGAACTGGACAATAAAGTGGACTGGGAAGAAGACAACCAAAAACGTCTGAATATTCGAGTTTGGTCGCCCATGGGTCTCCAGTCTTTTATTATTTGGCCTCGTCCGTTAATCCAGCCTACCTCGATGCAAGTGGAAGAAATGGCCATGCATCCGACGATCATCGATGATCCGACTTTCTTTCTAAGCATCAGGCCGGAGTACGAAACTGCCATCGAGGACTACATGGTTCATCGTGCGATGTTCCGTGAGGGTGGGCCAGAGCTGGATCAGATGGAGCCTTTCTATGCCAGGTTCCTCGATGCAGTTCAGCAGTTGAGCGGGCGCAACGTCATCCGCCGCTATCCGGCTTGGGACATTGAGCCGGAGACCAAAACATCGGAAACGACTTATCCGGCAGGACTCGAACCCGGAGGTAAGCAATGACGACTGTCGGGAATACGCTAACGAGGGTTGCCCGAGATCTCCACCAGAAGGATAACACCTTTAAGCTGGGTGCCGAGGCTCCTTATTGGAATCCAGATGAAATGATCGGCTACGTGAATTACGTGGAGAAGGATTGGTTTCGCCAGACTGGAATCAAAATATTCGACATCAGCCAAGCCATGCCAGCCGGCAATACTATCGGATTCACCAAGCCGGTAGGAGCTATGGATATTGAAAGACTGAGCTTTAATAAAAAGAGAATGAGGCGCCAGTCTACCTGGGACTTAACAAGGCAGAATCCAAACTGGAGGAACAGTGCCCCAGGTCAGCCCAAGTATTGGCATGAAGATCACTTGGGCGTAAACAATTTCGAAGTCAACCGAAGGCCGGTTGCCGGAGGCGCATTCCGTTTCTTCGTGACTATGGTCCCCACTGTTCATGCGGCCTACCCAGCCGGCTACGCCGAGAATCTTAACGTGATCGATGCCTGGGAGCCATACATCCGGTGGGATGTCCTCGCTCTGGCTTTGGGCAAGGATGGGGATTACCAGGACGTGAAGCGAAGCGGGTATTGCCATCAAAGATACATGCTGGGAGTATCACTGGCGAAACGATTAGTTCAGGGAAGCGCATTACCGGCAAACCCGATGGCCACACAGGCAGGATAAGATATGCCAGAGACAACGAAATCCATTCCGATCACTTTCGCAAACACTGGAATGGTCCTCAAGTCCACTCCGGATGAGATTCCGATTACTGCCTACAAACTCTTGGTCAATATGTTCACCGACCAGGAGAACTCGATCTCCGTCCGCAAAGGATTTTCCAGGTTCAATGACGGTCTTCCCGCGACTCCTCACTCGTCATTTATCATCAGAGATTATGACGGCGTGGTCTGGAGATACGCTATCTGCGCTGCCCAGCTCTATATTGCCCAGGTCAGCCCAAATCCGGGAGCATTCACTCAAGTAACAGGTGGAAGCAACCTGTCAATCGCTGATGACCCGAGAGCGTTCTTTGGGAGCTATACGCTCACAGGTTCGGAGCTGAAGCCTTTTATGTTTTTCACGGATGGGAAGGCGCTTCTGAAACATTCAGGCGGCTCCAATGCAGCTCGTCGTGTGGGCATCCCTCGACCTCTCTCTCCGATCACAAATATAGCGATTGGAACCGCAGCGACCACTGGAATTGAAGACTTTGAGAGCAAAGCTACCTGGACTCCTGACGCGAGTATGACTCTGGCCGATGTCACTGGAATAGTGGGAACAAAGGCCATGAGCACGTTGGTCAGCCCACCCGATACGACAGGATCATGTCATAAGCCGGTTGCTGCTACGACTATCGATCTAAACCAAAGCGATCTTACTCAGTCGATCCAGGTTTACATGATGTTCCCAAGCCAGGACGACATCGACGCTTTTGGAGTAGCGACTATCCAGTTCGGACTGAGCCTGACTCCAAGTGATGTCACGTTCGAAAACATAATGTGGTGTGACGTGCCGACAGTCGGCTTAGTCGCAGGAGTTTGGAACCTAGTCCAGATCCCAAAGAACACGTTCCAGTTCTCCGGACCAGACCCTTCGCTTACCTGGGCCAACGTCACAGCCATCAATCTGATAGTTACACCGATCGCTGGAGCTCTCACCCCTTGCAATGTGTATTGGGACCAGATGTCTCTCAATAAGACCGGTCAGGTTGCAACGGGAGTCAGCACGACAGCCCCGGATCTCAAGTACACTTTCACTTATTACAATTCGAAGACAGACACGGAAAGCGATTACGCGGACACGATTGCCGGTCCTACATCTGGGGTAATAGAGTACGGAGTGTTCGACCTCACTTTCCCTCCGTGCCCGCTGACGACTCCGCCCATGGCTGATCCTGATAAAATTAGGATTTACAGGATGGGGGCGACAATAACCCAGTTCCAGCTTGTGGATGAAATCCCATACACACCTGGAGCCATACCCCCGGTCTATACAGATAGCACTCCAGACTCGGCTCTCGGAGATGTGCTTGAGACAGACAATCAGCTTCCTCCGGATAACGTTGCCGGTCTGGAGTTCTCGGATAATCGCCTGTGGACATGGGGAGGATCGATAACCGATTCGACCGGGACTGTGGTAAACGAGCCTCCTAACCGGTTGAGATTTTCCAAGAGAACCAGGGTCGAACTGTTTCCCGCAGAGAACTATATCTATGTCGGAACCGGGTCAGAAGCGATTCAGCGAGTTATGGAGAATGACGGAGAACTCTTCGTCTTTACGCTCACCAGGGTCTATCGTGTCACCGGAGCGGATCTCAACTCCTACCAGGCTCCCTCGACCGCGATCAACAAAGGTCTGATGAGTCCTTTCGGAGTGTGTCGCGGCGATCGACAAATCTTCATGTACTGCTATGATGGGGTTTATGAATTCCCGTCCGGCACCAAGATAAGCGAGCTGATCAATCCGATCTTCTTCAATGAAACGGTGAACGAAGCGCCGGCAATTCAGAAGGGCCGCGAGCATGAAATTGCGATGGCGTTCTGGAATTCCAAACTCTATTTCAGCTATCCCAGATTGCCAGATATCACGGTCAAGAATGACAACATGCTGGTTTGGGACATCATATATAGCCGGTGGCATTACTACCTCTACGGCTGTCAGGGATTGTTCTTTGAGCCGGAAACCAAACTCCTTGCCGGTTCCAACGTGACTCAGTGGGACGCGCTCATTAACGGCGTTCCTTTGGATTTCGCCTTCAGCGGCGCCTGGGTCATGCAGATGGAAAACGGTTTCTTCGATCAATGCGAGTCCGGGAACCGAGGAATCTTCTATGCGATGGACACAAAGGAATTCGATCTCGGATATCCGGACCAGGAAAAGCGGTTCATCGATTACGTTTTCGACGTAGACACCCTGGGCTATCCGGTCAGATTCGAGGTTACTTTCGACGGCTGGGATAAGCAGATTCTTGGAGACGTTCGCACCACTCGAAGAGACCAGTTTATCCTTCCATGTCCTATGGGGGAAGGCGAAGGTTTCCTGGCTCGTCGCAGTTCGATCCGGGTTATTTCCAGACAGAGCGTCACAGCTATCAGGTCGACAAAACTTTTCAAGGTAATACATCGGGTCCTGCTGGAACCGATGAAGCACCGGACGTTCGTTACGGAATGGTATGATTATGGATCTCCGAACCCTAAATTCTTCAGAGAACTTTGGATTGAACTTGATACCTTCGGTTTCCCTCTCGACAGAATTGAGGTCCAAATCGATCAGGCATTGGGCGCGACCATCAAAGCAAACACGACAGCCAACGGCCGCACTAAATTCTTTTATGGGCTGCCTCCGGATCTCCGTGGGACGCTGGCACGGCTAAAGATTGTTCCCCAGGGAGAGAACGAAGTAAAACTCTACGACCATAGCATCCAGACTTTGCCCGAGCCGCCGCAGATCAACAGTTATCAGGTGCCTTGGTCTGAGGAACAATGGCCTTATCCGAAACTCTGGAAGGAAATCATTTTCGACATCGATACCAACAACACGGCGATCGGCTTCGATTTCTGGGTCGATGGTAAGATCAAACAGAGTTTTGATATCCGAACGGATGGCAGGGCCCTCGTTACCAAGTCTTTGGACAAAGACCTGTTCGGGAAACTCGGCCGGGTAACGGTGAATGAAACTTTCCTGGATCCGTTCTGCTGCTTGCCCCAGGGAGTGCGCGTCTATTCTATCCGGTTCGTCATCGACAAAGACCCGGCTGACGTCACCTTCTCGGACACCTACGAGCAACTCTTCTCTTATGATCGGACTAAGGTTATCCGGCGCCTGTGGCTTGCAATGAAGAATCCAGATTCCGCGGTGACGATGCAACTCTATGCCGATGATGTTCTGGCGTCGACGAAAACAATCTCAATCGATCGCAGGGTCACCGGACACAACAAGAGGAGAATCGACCTTGAGAGCAATATCGAAGGTCGGTTATTCCGGATTTTGTTCAGCTCTCCCTTTGCCTTTCAGCTCTATTGGGAAAAAAGTGAAGTAGAGATGAAAGGCACCAACCCCGAGGACGGTTACGGTAGAGTGAAGCTCTCGCCGCCTCAGACCCTATAGGAGGTCCTACGTGGCGGACTTCTATCAATTAGACCCGGGTCTGGACGAAAAATCCTGGAAAGAAAAACTCAACTTCGTTTTGCGCCAGATCTTCAAGCGCCTTGATTCTGTCGACTCAGCCAAAGGCGGAGTAAAGTTCACAGGACCGCTCGACATGGGCGGATACCCGATCATCAACGGGCCCGCCAATCAAAGTAAAGAACCTGGAACGGACTTCGCAACGATCGCCCTGGTAAAGAGTCTAGCCGGCGCGGGCGGCGTCGGCGGCGGATCTGTCAGCACAGCGGCGCCACTCACCGGAGGCGGAGTCCCACCCATTACGATCTCCATCCTCAAGGCCACAGCCGCAGTCGACGGATATATCTCAGCCACAGACTGGGTAATCTTTAATGCCAAGGTTGGAGGAAGCGGGACGATTGGGACTCTACCCAAATTTACCGCTGCCGGAACGATCGGCGATTCTGTTATCAAGGAAGCCGCCGGCAAAATTGGGCTCGGGACTCCGGGAGCTCCAGCTTATAAATTGGAAGTACAGGGTCAGATTAAGGCTACTGCCGGATCAATTCTTCCAGCGGTAGCAAACTTGGCCGATGCGGCGACGATTGTCACCGACGCGTCCCTCGGGAATCACTTCAGGGTAACTCTTGGGGGAAATCGGACGCTCGGGAATGTCACCACCCCAGTCGATGGACAGCGTTTTATCTGGGAGTTTTTGCAGGATGGCAGCGGGAACCGAACGATCACCTTGGATTCAAAATTTGTGGTCCCGAATAACGTACCCCCAGTCATCCTGACACTGACACCAAATCGATGGAGTCTTTTGGCGGGAATCTACAATTCGATCCTGGATAAAGTGATCATTACCGGGTTCTTACAGGATTACGCATAGGAGTAACATGACAGTACCAAATTTCCTGAGCTGCAATTTCCGATATCTGGAGCATTTGGCCGTCACTGACGTTCAGTCGATCATCGACGATCTGGTAGCGGAATGCGTCACAAACGGCAACCCGGCGTGGACCACAATTCTTGGTGGAACCGGGGTCACTCCTACGACCATCAAGTCGCCCGTCCGATCCGATGGTCTTTTCTTTACAGTCAATATGACCAGGATTTCAGCTACCAGGATAGCCTGGATTATCAATGATCACACGGGCCTCCTGATAAACAATTTAACCGATGTTCGACAGGACGTCGATGCTGGTGGAACTACAATCCATTATTACACAAACCAATACGGGATTTGCGTCTCCTCGGAGAGGGCCACACCGGAGGCTTTTGATTGTGGATTGCTGGACGTGTATCCCGACACGATCGGAATCCCAAGGGGATATTACTTTGCATCGGCGGGACCGCGAACTACCGCCGGAGCCCTGGCATCCCAGGGGTCTGATAATGTGTGGTTGCTTGCGAACGGAGCGACTGCTTACAGTGTTGCTCCCTATGTGTATGGAAGATCCCTGTCGGGCGGATACGCGACTCCTGCGTTGGTGTCCATGACGGGGGCTCTCGTATTCTTCCCATCTGAAATGGGAGCAACGGGCAACTATCTGTTTGGAAGAAAGAACCAAGCCTTACATGTGGATTCAGGGCAGGCCAACGCGGCGGAGTTGACCGTTCCTATTGATACGGGCGTGACTGGTGTATTCAAGGTGGTTGGGTTTACTGCGGGTGCCTCTCCAAACACAACAATGAAATTAGCTTATAGGAAATCCTGATATGTCAGTTCCGACTTTTTTGGGCTCAAATTTTTATTACTTCGAACGCCAGGGCGTCAGTAGCATGGACACCGTTCTGTCCGACGCCCTTGCCCAAGTTGCAGCCAACAGCCCAGCCTGGACTACCTCAGATCTTAGACCGGGCACCCCGGCAGTCCTTCTGACTTCTCCTGTCGATGCTTCGGGGCGATTCTTCGATATTCTCCTGACCAATGTAGCTGGAGCCAGCGACCTGAAATTGGAATGCAGGGTAAGGAATCAAAACGGAGTAACACTGTGCACCAGAAGAATAAATGGAACGGCATCCAACAACTGGATTGTCAGGATCTACTCAGGCCAATTCCATCTTTATGTAGACATAGAGATTGTTTCCGTTGCCCCAGAATGCGTGTTTGGTGGAATCCTCGACCTGTCGCCGGAGGCTCAAAATTCACACACACATTATTGTTTTGGTGGAGGATCAAGAAGTACGGCAGACGCTTTGAGTAGCAATACCTGGCAATATGCGGCTATGGTCGATAATGTGACGGCGACTTTGGCAGCCAGGGTGCTCAGCTATTGCAACGCTCAAAACACAAGCAACACTCCGGTGCTCTCGCAGTCCGGGAGTAACATATTCAAGCCGATCATACACATCAACACGGCGATAGCGGGGGGCAACAAACTGGCCGGCAGGCGCTATCAATGCTTCATGGGGCCGTCTGGTTTAACTGGTGAGTCAGGGAAAATTACCATCCCCATAGACGTAGGAGCTACCGGAGATTTTAGACAGGTTCTTGGCATGACCAGCGCAATCGGAGCGGCAATTTACGTCAGGGTACCATAGTTATGACTCTGGGAATTTACAAGATAGACGAGTTCAAACACATCAATACTGGGTTTACAAAAATCGAAGAGGTAGACACTGTTCCTACCCCGGACACCATAGAAGTTGATGCCCTGGCCTTGATGACTGACGCTGAATATTCCGATTTCGAATCTTTCAATTTGAGGAAGGCGGCCTTTTTTGAAGCCTTATATCATGTTACCAAGTCCATCGGAGTCAACAATTACGCTTGGCTTGACGCCGTTCCGAGCCCAAATACGATTCTAGGCGATTTCGAGGCTTACACCTATGACGTTGAACCGTTTTACCCGGCATCGGCAACAAACCAGCCCGGATCAATCGTCGGTCCTGGGGACGTGATCGCCTACATTAGCTAGGACTTGACAGCGCAATGATAGACTGAATTCGGGAGAGCCTTATGCAAGAAACGATTACTGAAGCAACGGCTAAATTTGAACCTCGCCGCGGACCTTATCTGATGATTCCGTACTGCCCACAGAACGGCACGGACCAGCATCAGGCTTTGATTGATCTGTTTTTCAGGTTGAAAGCAGAGAAGTTGGACTCGGTTGTGTTCCATGAGAATCCGGATATCTCACTCCTGGAATTCATGAATTTCTTTTCTGGCTCAAAAACCCTGCTCCAGATCCTTGCGATCATGTCCGAGGACAAGGTGGTAGATATCTGTGGCATGGCATGGTTGGCCGACATGGCATCATGCAGCGGCGGAATTCTCGTGAAGGCGGTTGGCAACTTCCTGTTCTTCGCTGATTATCAGAAGCCGGCCTACACTGATCCATTCAGAGATCTTATCTTCGATTACTGGTTTGATGTTCTCAATTTGGATACGTTGGTAGGGTTGACTCCTTCCCTGAATCGGGCAGCTTCAATATTTGTGAAGCGTCTTGGGCTCAAGGAGCTATGCCGGATCCCCGATTACACAACTTATGAAGGTCAGAAATGTGACGGGATCGTCTCCTGGATGTCCAAAGAGTCGTATCACGCCAGTAGACTGGAGTAATTATGGGTGGTAAAGGCGATCAGTCGTCAGCGAGGGATGCAGCAAAATCTCAAGCCGATATTGGCAAGCAAATGATCGACTTCTCCAAGCAAATGTGGGGAGAGGCGGCTCCTTATCGAAAGCAGACTGGAGACTTCTGGTCAAATATCATCAAGGGTGGCCCGCAACTTCAGCAGGCCGTAGCTCCACAGATCAACGCGGCCAGCCAACAATTCTCACTGGCTCGTAAAGCTGCCAAGGAATTGCCTCCTGGAGGATTGAGGGACATCTCAATGAGGAACCTTGATACCTCAGAAGCCGGGGCGAAAACCGGGATCTATTCCGGGGGTGTCAGCGATGCTGTCACCCGACTGGCAAACCAGGCAAATCTTGGAACTCAGGCAGGGATAAGTAGCATGAGCACAGGAAGTCAAGCCTTGGGCGGAGCGTCCGGCACTTACACGAATCTGGCCCAAATGGGGGCACAATCGCTTGGCAGTATGATGAGCGGCGTCGGGTCTCTTGTCGGTATGATTTAGTGCACTGGGTGCACAAAAGGAGTCGTTATGGCTGGAGTCGGTGATGCAATCGGCGGATTTGCAAGCGGGGTTGCTGGCAGTCTAAAAGCGAAGGACGATAACAGCGAATCTCCTCTAAGTCGGTGGATCGGGAAAAAGCTGAGCCGGAGCGAGACCGCAGCGGGTTCAAGTTCTGAACCGGCTAAGGGTGACCTCTTGAGCCAGGCTGCCACGGCAGGCGAAACCGCTGGAAGCATGAAAAAAGGTGGACGGGTCAAAAGGACCGGGATCTACCGAATGCATAAAGACGAGATTGTTGTTCCGGTCCACGTTGTAAAGGCAGCAGAGAAAGCTGCAAGAACCCCTCGCAAGAAAGCCCGTAAGGCAAGCCGAACAGGATCCAGGAGGTAATATGGGAGGCTTCGGAACCGGATTTGGGGCATTCATGAAGGGATATTCAGATACCATTGCTACCCGTCATGCCCAAAAGCAGGAGCAATTCCACGATCTGATGAGCCTTGCCAACCAGCATCAACAGGTCGCAGAGCGCCAGCGTCAAATTATTGAAGCCGAAAATGCGAAGACTGTCTGGGGCCCAGATCACGACAGGGTAGTCCAGTCTGCCAAAACTGTAATGGATCAGGCCAATCAACAAGCCCAAGACGCTGTGATGCAGGCCGAAAAGGCCATGAATCAAAAGATCGGCGGCATAGCCAAGCTCGTTGGAATGTTTAAGGGCATGGGCGGCGGCGGAAACGGTGCGGCCAAACCTGCGGGAGCAAGCCAAGGACCGGCTACTGGAGATCTATTAAGTCAAGCGGCGGGGACTTCTGCGCCAGCTCCGACAGCTCAGGAACAGGTAACAGCGGCTCCACCGGTAAGCGCACCCGCTCCAGCGCCAGCGGAAGCGGCGCCTCCAGTTCCGGAAGCGGGCTATACGCAAACGATGGGGGAAATGGGATCCATGGGGCTCCCGATCCCTCCTCCTCCTGGTCAGGCCGCGACAGCAGCTCCGGCTGACGTCGCCAAACCATCACTGGCTAAACCTCCAGCAGCTCCTCCTAAGACTCCAGTGGCAGACGCTACCGGAGCTGCGGCAGTACCAGGATTGGCATTGCCTCCTGGCTATGCGATGAACCCAGCAGTCTCGGCCCAGACCGCGATCGAGCAGGCGAGGGCAAGGTCAATGATCCCAGTGGACGTCGAAAAGGCCGCTGCGCTCGAGAAGCAGCAGGAAGAATTCGGAGACAAACGCGTCCAGTGGGCAACTGACCAGGGATTGTTTGAGGGACTCTCCAAGACACAGGCTGCTGCGCTAAAGACGGAACTTAAAACAGGGAAGCCGGTCAGCCTACCGGTAAATTACGCTGGCGTGGTCTCAGGATCGGCAAGCAGAAGAGTCAAGGGAGAAGATCTCGCGGACGCGACTAACGGTAAGTTCGTCGGACAGCCCGGAAAATTCTACGACGTCTATCATGACCGCTATGGCGAGCCTGTGAACGCCCTGCCTTCTGGAGTCACCGCTGGACAGATGACAGCCAGCGACAAAGAAATGCGCGAAGCCGGCTGGATGAAAGCCGCGCACCCGGAGAAGAACTGGACTGACGATGAGGCTTTGGATGCTTATCGAGCCCTTAAAGGAAAGATGGGAGATCTGGCCTATGAGAAAGCCAGGCTCGGAGTCGCGGGACAGAAATTACTCAACACCGGACGAGAGCTGATTGCTCCGCTCAGACAAGCTCGATTGGACGCCCTCCGCAAGGGGAATACAGCCGCTCAGGGTAAGGCTGCTTCGGCTCTTCTGACTCAGGCCCGACAGATCGCGAATAAGATAGTCTTGGCTCCGGATGACACGCGCACCTACCAGGATGTTTTGAAAATGGTGTTGGCAGACAGCGGTGTCGATTACGATACCGTTATGACCGAAATGGGAGAATCGACCAAATCACAGAAAGGATTGACGCCTCCTCCCGGAACGCCTGCTACAACGCCTGCTCCGGATACTTCGGCCCAGGATGCGGCCAGCAAGTATTTGAATAAAGGCGGTCAGAAAACCGGAGCGGTCCCCGCTGGAGCTCAATCGATCATCAAAAAAGCAAAAGGTTAAGTCATGGCAGAAGATCCCCAAGGGCAGACGCCACAGGAACCGACTCCGGGGGGGATGGGGGCTCAACCTCTACCCACTCTTAAGGACACAGTTCTTGACCCCAAATTCCATGCTTTAGTGCCAGAAGCTCGTCGAATTGTGCTCTCCCAGATCGATAAAGGCTTTGCCGGCGCTGACAAGGAATCCCAGGACTACATCATCCATCGTCCTTATGATCAGTGGGTCAATGAGTTCCGAGAACCAGGTCTCATGGAAAGGACCTGGGGAGCTACGAAAGCGGCCGTTGGAAGAATAGGAGAACTGGCCCAGCAGGCATATGGCGGGGGTCTGCCTCCTCCTCCACCGGACCAGACGACAAAGTTCACGCCGGCGAAGTTGCCAAAAAATCTTCCGGGTGCCATTCCGGATCCAAATGAGACTGAAAGCCTGTGGACGAAGGCCGATCGATACGCCAACATCTATGGCGTCGATCCCGCGATCAATCGGGCGATTATCATGTCGGAGTCGGGCGGAAACTCCCACGCCAAAGTCATGGATTCCAACAAGCAATATTCCCGAGGTCTCTACCAATGGAATGGCTCCGGGTATGGCAAAGATGTCCCTGATCAGTTGGCCTATGATCCGGACTACGTGATCCCGAAATCCCTGGAATACATCAAGCCTGTCTACGATGCCGGCGTGGCGATGGGACTGAAGGACAAAGATCTGTTGCTCTACATCGGAGAGAACGCCCAGAAGTACGATCCCAAAAGTGGAGACAAGAGATATGCGTCGGTTTGGGATGCCTTGCAGGCCGGACAGCAGTTACCTCAGCGCCTCATTGCGGCTCAACTCCAGTCAGATAAGAGCACTCCTCAAACCTTGCCTACGAGTCTGGTCGACAAGGAAGTCCCTGGCCTTCTTGAACCTGGGAATATCGATCTGACAAAGCGGCCGGTCGTCACCAATCCCGATGGCACCCGGAGTACCGTTCGTTCGATCAGCGTCGGAATCAATGGAGAAGAGATTCTGATTCCAACAGTGAGCGATGACGGCCATATCATGACGAACGAGGAAGCCGTCGACGCTTATAAGCGAACGGGCCGGCATCTCGGCATCTTCGATTCTCCGCAGTCGGCGACGTCCTACGCCCAGACTTTGCATGATGATTACGCATCAGGGAAGATTCCAGGATACGAGAACAAGGATCCCCATGTCGCGAATGACACGGCCTGGTACGATCATCCTTTCCTGAAGATCTCCGGCGCTGTATCGAAAATAGTCGATGCCGACGTTGCGCGAGGACCTCGACAGGTCGTTGGTTTGAATGGTGTGGTTTACACCGCGCCGCCGCCTCCACCTTTCATTGTCGGCGGCGTGAAAGCCATGGGAGAACTCGCCGAGCAGATGACCACGCCCAAGAATATCGTTCTCATGGTTGCCTTGAGAAAGATTCCCATGGCGCCGTTTCTCAAAATTGCGGCTTCGTTTGGTCTGAGCGTTCCAATGCTCTATGGTGCGATTCAAGACTCTCAGGAAGCCTGGGATGCCGCAAAGAAGGGCGATTACGAAGGTCTCGGGAATGCAGTCACGAAGGCTCTGGCCAATGCGACCTTCGGCTCGGCCATCCTTGCCGGAGGGATCAAGACAACCTCGGAATGGATGGGGATCATAAAAGATTACGTGGCCGGCAAGAAGACAGCTCAGACCTCTCGGTTTGAGAATGCCAAGAAGGTGAACGAAGCAGGCAAGGGTCCTACTCCGCCAGCGCAAGCAGGAACGTCGGCTGACCTTGACAAGAAAGCTCTTCCGCCTGGTCCGACTGGATCCGGAGGCGAGCCTGCGTCTATCCCTGAGCCTGGGACTCCGGCGCCTCCTGGAGGAGATTTGCCGGATACAGATGCGACATTCAAGGAACGCCTGGCGTCTGCCGAGTCCAAAAAGGGTGCTCCGCTCTCTCCGGAAGAGATCGATAAGATTCGCGGTCAATTCAACCTGGACCGGGTGACGAAGGCTCAGATCAATGCTGGGAAACCAAGACCGGCTGCCGCGGGGAAAATAAGTTCGGCGAAGAGCGGAATACCGGAGTTGCAGGACCGGCTTGATGCCGCTGAGTCCAAGAAGGGCGCTCCGCTCAGCTCTGATGAGGTCAACGCGATCCGGCAGAAGTTCAATATGGACCGAATCACGGCAGCCCAGGGCAGAGCCGGACTCGGTTCTGTCGACGTCGACGCCCTGAAGGCTCAGGAAGAACAACGGCTCGGACGTCCGCTCACGCCGATCGAACAAGCCACTGTCGAACAAAATGCTTATGGAACTGAGGCCCAGACCCAGATTGAGACCCAGGTCGAGCCCAAGAGCGGAGAATTAAAAGCTCCTCCGACAGAAGAGACTCCTGCGGCCGTTCCGGGTGGAGAGTCGGGCGGAGTTCTCGATAAAGCTCCTCCTGAAGGAGAACCGGAAGGGGTATCGCCTGCTCAGTCAGAGGAACTTCTCCGCGGAAGCTCTGATCCGCTGCCTCTGAATCAGAACGGGATCGGCCAGGCTACAGATATCGGAGATTACTTCCACCGCAATGGCGGGCTGGATGGAATCTTCTCCAGCGATCTCCAGCGGACGGCACAGACAGCGACGATCTTGTCGGATGCCACTAATGCTCCGATCCTTGACATGAGCGAAGATCTTCAGCCTTGGAGGTCTGGTGGATTTGAGGGACAGCAGACTTCTCTCGTTATCGACAAACTCCATGACTACATGCTCAATCGTCCCGATGAGCCCGTACCTGGCCAGGGACCCAGTTCAACCAAGCCCGGAGAGAGCTTCAACGATTTCAAAAACAGGTTTCTGGGCTATATGCAAATCGTATTGGGCACAGCTCACGATAATCCGGAAAAGAAATTTGCGGTTGTAGGCTCATTCAGAAACGCAAAGCTCCTCGAGGCGTGGATCAAAGCAGGAGCCAACGGCGAGACTCTCGACATCGACAAAGGCGAGATGCAGAAGAAGGATGGCGAGCCCGGATCCGTTTACTGGTTAGGCTTCACTCCGGACGGACTGAAGATGGAGCGCGTTGGCACCCATCCGGAGAACGATGCTCCATTGCGGCCGGGAGTCTATTTCATTCGCCACGGCGCGACCAACTGGAATGAAGGAATCCCGGAGATAGGAGCGGCCGCGGCACCGGCTCAGCCTACCAGTGAGCTTCCGGCTCCTCCTCCAGATCTGACGCCAGCTCAGGCGGACACCGGCCTGTCAAGTAAACTGGGTCCCGAACCGCAGAGCTACGATGATGCCCAAAAAGCGGTCGATGCTTACGAAGATCAATTAGCTTCGAAGTATGGAGAAGCCTCCTTGACTCTCATGCCTCATGAGAAATCCCCATTCACCCGGGAAGAAAGTAGCATCCTCGAGGGGCTGTATCAGCGCCGGTATGCGTTCGAGAATGCCGAGACTGAACAGTTCGTTCAAGAAACATCGAACAAACTTGAGCCTCTGATCCCGGATCAGGCAGAGCGAATGAAGTTTGCCCGCAAGATTACCCAGGCAGATATCCCGACGTCGCTGCGAACAGATGCCTCCCCTGAAGCGTGGAAAGGAGTCGGCCAGCTCGCCAACGAAATCGTTCATCACCTGTCTGAGAAGCTGGGGGATCCACCGCAAACAGCCTTCTCCATCCGCGCAAAGATCGCCGGCACGGCTGACGAACCGAAGATTCAGCTTGCCATGAGTTCAGAGGCAGGTCTCGGACCTTCCCAGCGCGTTCTTGATGAAGCCCAGAAATGGATGAATCACCTGTTCGCGGACGCAGCCCATATCCCTAAAATACCAGGTGCCAGAACGGCGATTAAACGCGAGTCGCTTCCTGAACCTCCGGGAAAGACTTCGGGATTCAGCCGCTTGCGTATCAGGGGAATGGCGCAACGACAGCATCAAGATCTGGATCACATTGCTCGAAGACTATATGGGAAACCGTTTGATGGCCTGAGCAACGATGAAATAAACACGATCGGGAAAAACCTCGAGAGATCTGGCGGCCGGGCACCGGTTCCAACTCATGGGATCCCTCCGCCTCCAGAGGTCACGGTTCCAGAAGAGCAGGCAACCTTCTCCACCCAGCTCAAGGCTCTTAACAAAGGACGGCGTAGAGTAGTTTTCATCCCGAATGACCCGACTGTAGACATCGATAATTTCAGCCAATCGATCATCGATCGGTCTGGAGTTGATCCGGACACCATCGGAGCCATTGATATCGAGGGGAAAGGCCGATATCTGTACGATCCCAAAGCGATTAGCGCCGAGGATATTCGAACGGCAGCCCAAAACAATACCGACTTCTCCCTAATGGGAATCCTGGAGCCCAAGTCTGAAATGACCACTGTAGGAGTCCGGGCTGAGGTTCCAAAACAGAACGGCGGCTGGACTGAAGCGGCGACCGCGATCGTGAGTCCGGGGAACCAGGAAGCCCAAACAGAGGAATTTCAGGATCAGTTTGATGACCAAAATGCTAGAATAGTAACGGGCCCAGCGGAAAGCATCGCCGCCGGCACCATTGCCGAACGTGAAGGATTACCGCAACCTCCTCCAGAAGATATTGAGGTTGTTCCTCCACGGAAAGAGAGGAAGCCCAGTGAACAGCGCGACCGAACTGCAAAGAATATACCAAGCGGAGGAGTCAGCGGAGAAGCTGGTGGACCAACTCCCGCCGGAGTTAGTGGAGAAGTACGGGAGGCAGAACCTAGTGGAGGACCTGACACAGCAGTTCCTACTGAGCAGCCTGCCGAGCGACCAGCTCCAAGACCAGTTAAAAAGCCAGATATTGGGGAGCTCAGCAAAGGAAGCCGCTACAGCCTCCGAGGACGAGATCCAATAGTCCTGTCCAAGCAAGAGCGCCGGGATATCAATGCCCGGGTCATCGATCTTGTCCAAACCAAACAACCAGGTGATCCCCTCACAGACGAAGAAAAAGATCTCCTTCGCAAATACACCGGATCCGGAGGTCTCGGAGATACCGAGAAAGAGCGCGGTTTACTCTACGAGCACTATACATCCTATCGCATGGTGGAGTGGACCTGGGACAAACTCCGCGCAATGGGATTCCCCGTTGAAGATATAAAGATGATGGATCCGGCCTTCGGCATAGGAAACTTCGGAGGTTTCGCGCATCCATCGGTTCAGATCTTTGGGACAGAAATTGATGAGATCGCCGTTAAGGTAGCCCGGTTACTCTACCCCGATGCCAAAGTCTCAAACTTGCCTTTTGAGGAATACGCTCCTCGCCGCGATATCGATTTGTTCATCTCGAACGTTCCTTTCAACGCTCACCGTGGAGCCCTGAAGTATTCAGACGAAGCAAAGGAATACGAAGATATTAAAGCTCTACATGACTTCTTCTTTATGAAGTCTCTGGACATGGCGCGGCCGAATGGCATGGTTGCTTACTTTACGAGCATCGGGACCATGGATGGCACCGGCGTCGATAAGGTCGAGACCAGGAAAGAGATGAACCGTCGCGGCGAATTCCTCGGGGCGTATCGAACTCCGAATGGGGAATTCTCGAAAAACACCCATTACGAAGGAAGCACTGACGTCATCTTCTTCCGCAAACGGACTCCAGAGGAAATGGCGAACTGGACCGATACAATGTATCAGGAGGAATTCATCCATGCCCTGAATCCCAAAGACGAAGGCAACCCAACGAAAGGGAAACTGTCGTCCTGGTATGTCAAGCATCCTGAAAAGGCATGGGGGACTCTAAAATCAGGACTGGGGTTGTATGAGGAACAGGTCGGCGTAGAGCATTTCAAAGGAGCTGACGGGAAACGAGACGCAGCTCGATATGACAGGGTTATGCACGGAGCTCTGAAGGATGAGATCCGCTACGTGCCCGTAAAGATAACAGCCTCAACTCGGGAAGACAAAGAAGAGTCGGAGCGTCCTATCCTCGGCGAACGTCCGGAAGGAATGAAGACCGGGACGATCGTCTGGGATGCCGAAAAGGAGAAGTTCGGCTACGCCGCCAAGGATGGAAATATCTACGAAGCCTCTGAGATGCCCAGGAAGCGAAAGGGTGGCGAAGATAAGAACAAGACCTTTAATCGAGTCCAGCGGGGCCTGAGATTGATGGAGTTGACGGATGAGCTGTATTCCGCACTGAGAGAGAATGATATCGACCGTGCCGACCAGCTTCGTGAATTGATCCGTCCGACGCTCGAGAAGTATAAGAAGGATTATGCAACTGCAAAATCTAATCCTTCAGGGGCACCCGGGACCGATCCTGCGCTTTGGAAGTATCTGAATGGCGGGCCTGCATCGAACCCCTTCCCATTTGCTGATCCAAGAGTCTGGCGTTTGGCCGGACTGACCGACAGAAAAGGGGATCCGTCTGACATCTTCACAAAGAATACGATGTATCGTCCCGCTCCAGTCCCGCGGAGTTTCGATCCGACCGACGCTGTAGACACAGCTAAGTTTGTTTACGAAGAAACCTCTGTTATGGATTGGGATCGGTTTAAGTCTCTCTATACTGGGCCCGGAGACCAGAATGATCTTGTCGGACATCCGGATTTCAGCATTGAGGCCCTCGACGCCAATGCTCTGCCAGTCCTCCAAATCGATGATGAATATCTCTTCGGAGATATCTATCCCAAAATTGATGAGACGAACACTCTCTACAATGAGATTGAGTCGACACATGAGGACAGCACGGATAAAGCGAAGATCCTTGAGGTCCTCTCGAAGCAGCTCGAGAAACTTCAAAATGCCCTACCTGAACAAGCCGATACGGACGAAGTTATTCGGCGATCAGATCCGTTCTCTTCTTACATGCAGGACCGGATTGTAAAGACATGGGTTCAGAATCAATTCCCGGGAACATGGACCGTTGAAAAAGAATTTGATCCGGAACGTGGGAAGTTTGCCTGGCACGTCTCTGGACATTTCAGACTCCAGATGGAAGTCGCCGGAGAGATAAAGGATGCAAATGGTGTTCCTCTTCCTACCCAGGTCGTCCTCGATGAAGAGGTCGTAGAGAATTACCTGAATCACAGGAGACCTACAAAGCAGATCCCAACCGGGCAGCGTGATGCCAAAGGCCGGGAGAAGATGAAGACAATCTTCTCGGAAGTCGGAGAGCGAACCTACAAGAAGCTGACGGATTACTTCCAGACATGGGCCAGAGGGAATCGCTCCTATTTTGAGGACCTCACGCCGATTTATAACCGCATGTTCCGATCGTTCAGGGAGAGATTCTATTCTCCGAAGCAGCTCAACATCCCTGGGTTGGCTTCCACTTTCAAAGGGAAGCCTTTAGAGATCCAGTCTCATCAATGGGAAGGGGTCGGCCGGCAGGCTCATATGGGCGCCGGGATTGTTTCCTACGGTGTCGGCGGCGGCAAGACGCTCGTTGGAATCCTCTTGGCAGCTCACCTTAAAGCTACCGGCAAGGTTACAAAGCCGATGATTGTAGCTCCGGCCAAGGTGGTTAAAAACTGGGCCTATGAAATCTCTCAGGTATTGCCTGATGCCAAGATTGCAGACCTTTCTGGGATGGATGCCGACAACCGATACCGGATGCTCCAGAGAGTTGCGGCCAGTGATGCTGACTATATTCTTATCAGCTTTGAGAGTATGAAGGAGATTCCCCTCCAGAAATCGGAAGAATACATCCGAGAAGATATCCGACTGTTCGAAGACAGACTCCATGCGACTATGGCGGCCGGTGGTAAGAGTGATGCCCAGAGAAAAAAGAGAGAGCAAGATATCCAGAATGCTGTCATGCGCCTCGAGGAACGGTTGGCGCAGCTCCAAGCCTTCAAGAAGACAAAGACGGTTTGGTTCGAGGACCTCGGCGTCGACGGGATAATTATTGACGAGGCTCACAATTACAAAAATTCTCCGCGTTCATACGGAGACATGGCTGAATACGTTCATGAGGGTAAGCCGGCCCAGCGGGCGGCCGACATGGTTTACAAAACCAGATACATTCATGAGCGCCGAGGCGGGAAGAAAGGCGCCAATGTTTTTGGTCTGACGGCAACCCCGACGCCTAACCATCCTTCTGAAATCTACGCGATGATGCAGTATGTAGCTCCGGAAGAATGGACAAGCCGAGGGATCATGAACGCCGGTGACTTCATCGAACAGTTCGGAGTGATAGACACCGTTGAAGTCAAAGGAGCCACAGGCGTTCCTACTTCTAAGACAGTCTGGACCGGATATAAAAACCTGAAGGAGCTCCGCTCGATCTTCCGGCGCTATGTCGATTTCCGTCCGATTGAAATGTTGCCTGTCCAGCGTCCTGCCGCTGAGTATCAGGATCACAAACTGGAGCCAACGGAAGCAGTCACCGAAGCAGCCGGCTATATTGCATGGCTCGATGAATTCGTCAAAGAAGACTTCCGGCATGCGGCAGAGCTGGGAATCAATCATCTCACAGTTTTGACTGAAGCCAGGAAGGTTGCGGCTGACCCTGCAATCTTTGACCCAGTAAAGTATGGCGATTCTCTCGGCGGACCTGGTTCTAAGCTCGACAGCCTGATAAACAACGTTATCAATCTCGACACTGGCGACAACTGCCAGTTAATCTTCTGCGATCTTTACCGTGGCGGCTACCATGAAGAGGAAGGGGACGATCTTGAAAATCAGAAGATCAGCCAAGGAGGAGAAGACGACGAAGATCCAGAAGCCTCAAAGCAGAAAAAAGGGAAATTCGTAGAGCTCCTCAATATCCACAAGCACATTAAAGCGAAGCTGATAGAAGCCGGGATCCCAGAGTCTCAGATCGAGATCATAAACCAGCAGAGCAATTCTGGAGCCAAGGCAAAGTTTAAGGTTCAGCAGGAGAACGCCGAAGGAAAGAACCGGTTTCTGATTGGAACAACCCAATCAATGGGTGAGGGCATGAACCTCCAAACCTACACGACTGATATCCATAATTACGATGTTCCATGGAATCCAGCCGGACTTGAACAGCGCGGCGGCCGAGGATTGCGCCAAGGCAACACGAATGATGTTGTCAGGATTCACCGGTACCTGGTCAAGGGAACTTCCGACGCAAAGCTGTATGACATACTGGCCAGAAAAGATCGCTGGAATAAAGAGCTCTGGATGGGTGACGCCGATGAAGTTACGGACTTCGATTCGGATGGACGGAACTTCCAAGAGCTGGCCGACTCCGCGGCGATCCCGCAATCGACCCTAGATTACTATCGCGCCAAACACGCCTCGACGCTTGCTCAGGCTGGCATCGCTGAACTGGAAAAGGATATCCAGCAATCCGAACATGCCGTTGTAAACCACGAAAACAGAATCAAGAGCTGGCAGGACAGGATTACCGACTATGAAAAGGATATCCGCGAAGGAAATGGCTCGGCATATTATGAACAGCTCTTGGAGAGCCTACGCAATAACGTTTCGGATGCTCAGAGTCGGGTTAAGAATTACCAGGACGAAATTGCGAAGTGGCGCGATCGGATTGAGAGCCTTGGTGAGGAATATTCCAAAGCCGAAGCCTATGTTGTTCTTTATGAGCAGGCAAAGAGATCTGGTAAATCGGTTGAGGAAGTGGATGCGGAAGCGGGGATAGCCTCCTCGGCTCCGAGAAAGTTCCTCAGTGGCCTCCAGTTAAAGAAGGCAGTCCCAACAGTTAAAAGAAAAGTGGCCAAGCCTCCAGCCGGAGGACTTCCCGGACCTCCGGGCGGACTGAAACCTCCGGACATGGACGTCGACGCCCTCGATACCAGAGTCAAGGATTTGACGAAGCAGCGAGACGAGGCCGGCAATCAAGGAGACTTCGAACTTTACAACCAGCTTTCTGATCAGGTTCTCGACGCTCAGAGACAGCTCGACGAACGCATAAATAATCGCCTGACGCCGCTGCCTGAATCCAAAGTCGCACAGCCGGACGAGGAAACAGAACCCAAAGATGCGGCGAATGAGCCAGAGCCCGACAATAAGGGGCCTCATTACATGTATTCAGGTGGTCCGTCGACGCAACAAATCCTTGGCGCAGTAGCCAGGACCCTCGGCTATACGGCCGGCATCGGAGGTCGTTCTCCTGAAGAGGTCCTGGCAGATCTTCAGACAGCCATGGGCCAGGAGAGGCGCCAACTCGAAGAAGCCCTCCGATCATTCTTTGTTGGCGATCGAGACCCGTCCATTGTTGAAACCAACCAGCTCAGAGAAATGTGCCGGCAGATGATCCCTTCTGTCCTGGATCAGCAAGCGGTAAGCCTGCTTCGTGAATTTGGAAACCGGCCGGGCGAGCTGCAAGAATTTATGGATGGGACTCATCCGATATTCAATAAGGTTGCTCGGTACTTCGCGCAGAAGAATCCGAAGGCAACGCCCCAGGAGGTCACGGATGCCAGGTTGAGAGCGATAAAAGCCGTGCGAGAGCTGCGGCCGGTAATCGAGCGAGCGATGAATCCGTCTCCAGAGATGCAGCAGGTCGCCGATTTGCAGACAGCCTACTTCCGGCGCCGGCTGTATGAAGGGAGATTGCTTGGCTTCCTGCAAAGCAACATTCTGCCGGAGGACTATCTCGTCCATATCTTGACCTTCGATCAGGAACCATCCAGTGGCAATGCGGCTCCAACGAACATCAAAGGTCATCCAATGCCCAGAAATTTCGAGTTCGCCAGCAAACGAACATTCCCAGACTTGCTGACGGCTCTTGCATTCAGCGGTGAGACTGGGGCCCGGCCCGCGACATTCAACGCCCTGGACGCTATGACGATCTACGGCGATCGCTGGGCGAAAGTGGCCGCCACCGTTAAACTGATCGGATTGCTTAAAAATAATGGTGTCCTTAAATATGGCACCCGCGGAGATCCGGATCTTAAAGACTGGGTTCCATATACCCGTGGAGAGAACGCGCTCTGGGATTATCACTTCGCCTATGATGACAAAGATACCGGAGAACCCAGGACCGCATACCGAAGAGCTTTCGGACCAAAGCCGATCGTCGAAGCCCTAAGAGCGATCACGGATCCGGATTATCTCCGTCATCTCAAGGGCTATACCGCTATCCGGGTTTACCAGGCAATGTTGAAATCCGTGGAACTCGGGCTATCCTTCTTCCACATGAAAGCTCTGACGGCGACCGCAATCGCAAACATGGGTCCCAAAGAGATCAAGACAATCTTTGAAAAAGGATTCAGCGATACCCCGACGTTCAAAGCTGGGGAAGTGCTCGGCGCTCGGTATGGCCTAGTAACCAGCATGGCGGGAAAGGCGATCGAAGCCTACCGCGGGATCAGGGCCGAAGAATCTCCTCTGGCGGACAAGCTAAGGACTGTCCCCGGGATCAAACAGATCGACGAAGCCGCACGCGGGCTGACCCGCTTCATGTTCGATCATATGCAGCGCATCTTTAAGGTTCACGACTTCATGCTGAAGGATGCGGCGTGGATAGCAAAACATCCAGTGGAAGCCCAGAATCCCAACAGACTCGCTGAAGCCAGGAGATCGATCGCCAAAGAGGTCAACTCGGCCTATGGTGGATTGAATTGGGAGGTCATGGGCCTTAATAAGATGCTGGTTGGAGCTGCTCGGCTGTTCTTCCTGGCGCCCGACTGGACATTCTCCAATGTCATACAGCTAAAATATGCTTTTGAAATGGCTCCTCCTCCGGCCGGTGGGGCTCCTCCTCCGGCCGGTGGGGCTCCTCCTCCGGGTGGGACTCCTCCTGGCGGAGGTCCGCCGAACCAACCACCTGGCGCCGGGCTGCCGCCGCCTCCTGATAATCCTATGGGAAGACTTATCGAGAGCACGCCGGCCGGGCGAGCTGCAAGGTGGTTCTGGTTCCGAGCCTTTGTGTTTGGAATCCTCCTGTCGGAATTCACAAGCCTGATGCTCACCGGAAAGTTCTCAAGGCATCCGACAGCCGTGTACGCTGGCAAGGATAAGGATGGGAAGGATGTTTTCTATAAGAAGACTTTCTTTGCTGGCGGACCTTCCGATTTGATTCAGGCATGGGATAACGTCCAAGATTATGGATTGGTTCAAGGTCTACTTCGGTCGATAGCCAACAAAATGAGCCCGCTCTCACGAACCGGGATGGAGGCTTTGAAGAATGAGGACTGGGCAGGAAGAGCCATCGCCCAGAAGGGAATGCCGGAGCCAGCCGCGTCAATCAGAGGACTCCTGCATATTGCCGGAGGCATTACGCCGATACCCTTCTCGGTAACCAATTTAATTAGTATGTTAACTCGAGGGGATCAAAGGTATTCTATCCCTGAGTACATTATGGAGACCCTCATGGCGATCAGAGCAACTCATGAAGTTCCTAAAGGAGCTCGCGTGATAACCTCTGGCCCGAATAAGGGACGTGTCGTCAAAGCGAGTCCAAAGAAGGAACGCGGAGTGATTGACCAAATTCTCTCAGGTAAAGTCAATGCACCCGCTCGAAAGTCGGCGTCGGCATCCCTCCCTCCGCCGCCATCGCCTTAAACGAAGTTGATATTGACATCAGACTGCTAACATGCGGGCAGGTTCCTGTTTTCGAGAGGTTACGAATGCAAGGAGAAACCATGCAGGTACTTATGTGGATACTCAGCGGCCTGTTGTCTCTGGTGATTTTGATCGGAGGCGCCTACATGCGTAAGTTGGCAGGCGATATTTCAAAGGTCGAAACAACTCATGCCGCAGTCCTGGCCTCAATCCAGTCAAATTGTCAGCAGGAGTCGTTACGCTTGTCCGTAAGAGGGGAGAGGATCTCCGCGCTCGAGACAGCTCAGGCTATCTTAAAAGAGGATCTCAAATACATTCGGGAACGGGTGGATGAGATTGCAACTTGTCTGGGAACCGTAGCGAAACGAGGGGAATGATGGAACTCACAGTCCTCCGAAAAGTGCTCACCGGGAAAAGCACTATCGGTGATTTCCTGATTAACGGAGAATTCCATTCTTACACGCTCGAAGACTGCGTGAGAACAGGGCCGAAGGTTCCCGGCGCCACGGCAATCGCGGAAGGGCGCTACCAGGTCATTATCGACATGTCGACCAGGTTCAAACGCCTGATGCCGCATATCCTTAATGTCCAGAATTTTATCGGAGTCCGGATACACAAAGGAAATACCGACCAGAACACGGAAGGCTGTATCCTTCTCGGGCATGATAAAGGCGTCGACAGGATTTGGGATTGCGAGACTGCTTTCCATCCGTTCTTTGACCAGCTCCAGGCTGCGCTGAATGCCGGCGAGGAGTGCTGGATCACTGTCACCCATGGATGAGGAAAATATGAATTTCTCTAATCACGTTCAATGGATATGGTATCTGATCGGCGCTTTGATGACGTTGGTCTGGAAGTGGCAACGGTTCTGCTATCAGTCCAAGGGAACGGGTATTCCTTTTTGGACAGCCTCCAAGAATTGGTTCGAATTGGTTACGGTGGGATCGCAGATGTCCTGGGCTGTCACGATAGGGATCGTCTGGGCGATCGGGGCTGCCTTCATCGACAAGGTAGGAACCCAGTGGATATTTGGCGGAGTTTTGCTCGACATGCCCACGGCGCCGCCCTTCGCTTTCTTGATGGGAGCATTGGCCGAAATGACTGTTCCGGCCCTGGCAAAGTGGCTTTGTAGTAAAATTCCCTTTGCGAATCAGGGAAATGTACTTGGGACCGGAGGCGACAAGTCATGATCTGGCTTATCATCTAACGGAGGAACCATGTGGTTTGCTTGGATTGCCGGAAAATGGGGACTCATTCCGGGTCCCTTTCAGAAGATCATCGAATACGTTGGCATTGTCGCGCTGGTCCTATGGGGCTTCAAAGTCTTCTGGCTCAATGGCCATGATAACAGGATCGCGGCCGAGACACGGACTCAGACTACTGACCAGGTATTAAAACAGGAAGAAGCGAAATGGAAGCTGGAGACAGATACGCTCAAAGCCGATAAGGTTGATCTTCAGAAGCAGATCGACGCGGCCAAGGTAGCGAGTGACCAGCTTGCAAAATCCAGAGAGAACATTGTCGCCAGGCTGGCGACAAGTCTCACTCAGGCTCGAACAACTCAGGAGGGCCGTCGTGTTCAAGTTAATTCTATCCCTGCTTCTATGCTCGATGGGGCAATCCGCGATCTCTCAAACGAGCTCGCCAAATCCAGCCCCTCCCCCGCTCACTGAAGGGGACAAGAGGCAGGTCCTCAACCAACTCTATGAACTCCAATCGTCTCGCAGCCAGATCCTTGCCTATGATCAATTCATCCAAAGAGAAACGGACCTCTCCCAGAAGGAGCATGACAACTGGCAGAGATCTTTAGATCTCGAAAAGCAAGCAACCGCTCTGGCAGAAAAAGAGCGGGACATGGAAAAAGAAAAGGCAGATTTGTACCTGAGCCTTTATAATGCAGCAAAGGCGAAAAAGGGAGGGATCGGCTGTGCGCTCAAGAGGATTTTTACTCTTGGTCTGGCTCGTTGCGGCAGTTAATCTTTTCCCCGCTGATGTCAGCCTCGCCTGGGATCCGAGCATCTCTCCGAATATTGCGGGTTACAAAGTCTACGTTGGCAATGCAAGCAGGACCTACGGCTCTCCGATCACAATCGGAAATCAAACGACCTATACCGTTATGGGATTGGGGCCGAACACCTATTATTTTGCCGTGACAGCCTTCGATGTCGCCGGGAATGAAAGCGATTTCTCCAATGAAGTTTCTCAAATCATCGGCTATGGGTCCAAATGCGATATTAACGGAGATGGATCCGTAAACGTTCTTGACCTTCAGGCCCTCGCCAACGCGATTCTCGGGATCAAGCCTATCACCAATGGGGACCTGAATAACGACTCCAGGACCGATGTTCTGGATTTGCAGCTTGAAGCAAACGTGATTCTGGGAATCGCACAATGTCCGTAGGAGTTTCACATGTCAGCAACCGTAAATGTCACCTTCCCGGCCGCACCGGCCGATGAACAAGTCACCAAGTACGACGTCTTCCAGGATGGCGTTCTTGCTGCGACCGTCAACCCGACCGCGGGGGCCACAAGCGAGTCCGCTTCCATTCCGAATGTCACGCCCGGAGTCCATGCTTACACGGTCCAGGCGTCTAATATCTGGGGTCCAGGGCCGGTGTCGGATCCAGCCTCCACGCCTCCAGTCTGCGGGAAGGTCATCAATGTGTCGATCAGCATCACCATTGCTTAACCTTTTGATGGCGGGGGTACTCATGGCTACATTCCTGTACGTCAGCCCTCCGGTATCGACCTTGCAATTTGATATCGATCCTGGGGTTTCTGTTCAGATCGATCCGTCTGTTCACAAGAGCCTCTCAACGAATCAGGTGAATGGGAAAACCAGGGTCCTTATCTTCGCGCTGGACACCGTTGAATTCAGCGGCCGATTTGCAACTGTCTCGGGATCGGTAACCTCGATTACAAACGTCGTTGGAGCAAAGGGTGACTCGACCGACGCCCACGCGAAGGTAACGAAGCTCTCCAAGATCAAAAGCGTTCTCTTAAAGGTTCTGCCTTAGCAATATTTTGCCGCATTGGGGAAAATCTGGTGCGGCAGAATATTTTCTCTTGACAACAATTTCCTTCGATTGTAGAGTAAAATCATCTAGTAAGAGACCCTCTGTCACTTACGGAAGTACCTAACGTTTTCGTTCATTGGAGGGTTGCATGCCTGACAACAGTCAAGCCATTGCGCTCCGCACAGTAGTTGCCCACGATTTAGCAATAGTTCAAAAATTCCTGGTAGAGGTCAGAGACAAAGCCCACATTCTGACGCCATTCGCCAGGTCCAATGTCCCAATGATCCCAAACGGCTGGGACGTTTACTTCCATCAATACAAGATCTCCACGCGCTCCGAGAAGGATGCCAAGGGATACACCATTTATCCCGATCAGGAGGTCTACAACATCCAAGGAACCCCGAGACTCGCTCTGACCAAGATCGGGCTCTGGAGGCTTGAGCAGCTTGCCGGCGTTACATGGGAAGATCCGCGCACAGGAGTTTCTACGGTACGCCGAACTGATGACGGCAAGGATATGTACGTCTGCCGCTATCAGGCAACGGGGTACATCCGTGATATCGATGGCCAGATCCGAAGCGCCAGCGATGGCTTTGGATATGACCTGAGAGACGGAAGTCCGCAAGCATTGGCGAAGACGGAAAAGGAACTCCCGAAAGTCCGACAGAACATCGAGCAGCTCACTATCACCAAATGCAAGCTGAGAGTTCTCCGGTCGCTCTTGGGGATCCAGTCCTCTTACACGATCGCCGACCTCGAGAAGCCGTTCATCGTTCTCAAGATGCAGTTCAACATCGACAAGATCGATCCGGAGATTAAAAAGAAACTCGATACCATCATGGCCGCGAAGCAGATGGGCATCGAGAAGGAACTCTTCGGACTGATGCAGGTCGAGGCAGAGTCGATGAGACGCCTCACGGAATCGATCACCGAGCCTCCGGCCGCTCTGCCGCCAGTCTCGGGGCCCGTCGATCTTCCCGGTGTTGTAGATCCGGTAACAGGGGAATATGAAGATCCGGACGAAATAGAACAGAAGAAGTATTGGGCAGAGAGAGAAGCCCTGGTCAAAAGCATCGAAGTTCTCTATCTTGCAAAGAAGGGAACCACAAGAGAGATACTGAGTCCGACGAAACCGCCGCTCACAGGGCTTAACGATTCCGACCTTACCGAGATCGAGAAAGCTCTGTCGGCGCTGCCGGATCTTCAGAAAAAGGACATCCTATAATGCAATCTAATATGAAGGTTTTGAGTACCTGTGAGGCTAAGCCGTGTCCATTCTGCGGCTCACAGCCTGTCATCCAGCCGTGGCATGGAGGCGGACCATTAAAACGAATGGTTTCTTGTGAGAGTGAGATTTGCCTTGTCACTCCCTCAGTATGCGGATCGACTCGCAAACGTGCTCTGAAAAACTGGAACTATAGGTACAATGAAAATTAGAAAGGAGACTCCCTCTTGTTAATAGGCTCATCCGGCGATTGGCATCTGGACTGCGGTCTGGACGCCGACATAACTATTTCTGTGCGACAAATCATCCAGCACTTCGCGGTCAGGAAAGTAAACCTGATCGCTCTCCCCGGCGATCTGTTCGATCGCAAATCAACACCCGAAGGGCGCAATCTCCTCCGTGCACTAGTGCACGACATGGCGGAGGTTGCGCCCGTTGTCATCTGTTACGGAAACCACGATGAGCCCGGCGATCTGGACATCTTTGGAGAAATCAAATCGAAGTATCCGATTAAGGTATTTTCATCGCCGCATATCTTCTACCCTGGTCTGTTCGGGCCTGATTGCGTTCTCCACATTTTGCCTTGGTTCACAAAGTCGTCATGGATTTCCGCTCATCCAGGAATGTCAAAGGAAGATGGCGACAAGGCAGTCTCGAAACTGGCGATGGATTACTTGTTGCAATCGATCTACTTGGCAAAGCTAAAACCAGGTGCCGAGGAAAGCGACAAACACATTCTCGTCAGCCATCTTGTAATCGACGGCGCTACGCTGGAGAATCACCAGCCATTCAAGGGTGAGGGCGTGAAGTTCGGGCAGTATGACCTGATGGAAGCTGGCTTCTTCGCTGGCATCTTCGGACATATTCATCTGAGGCAGCAGTTTCCTGATTTATGTGGGCCCTATTTCTACAACGGTTCCCCTGCTGCGCTCGATTATGGAGAGCACCCGGAGAAGTATTGCTCCGTTCTCGACACCGACGCCGGTACCATCGAATGGATCAAGCTGGATGTCGTTGATCGATACTCGATGGAATACGTCTGGAAAAAAGGAGAATTCATTGAAACAGGAATCTACGAGCCAGCCAGGATCAAAGGCGCTCGGGTCCGAGTCCTCCTGAAAGTCGATGAGGGAGATGATATAGGGTTCGCCAAAGCCGAACTCGAGCGAGTGCTCATGGAGCTGGGGGCCCTCGAGGCGAAAGTCGAGCCGCAGGTACAGCCAAAAGAAGCGGTTCGAGCTGCCGATATTGCGAAGGCGGATACGCTGGAGCAAAAGCTCGAAGCCTACTGGAAAGCAACCAACAATTATCCCAGTGAAGAAGACCAGGCTGGGATGAAAGAGAAACTGAGACAACTGGAGGATCAATGGAGATCGAAACTGTAAGAGAGAAAGCGCGGGGTTGCGGCTTCCGCCATTCAGGACCAGATGGTGTTGGAATCTACTTTATAGGAGAGGGGATCTTCGAATCGTGCGAACGATTACCATTCCCGCTGGCATGCTGTCCGACATGCAGCCAGGGGATTAAGTTTTCCCGTGGCTTCACCTGGATTGAGCCCAGCATAATTATGGCTCCGGCGAACTGGCCGCTTTGTACCCAAGCGGCCCCGGGACATAGCTGCCTTACCTGTGATGTCTGTAACCCAGTGGAAGGCAGGCAGGGGCTTCTATGGGTGGGAGAGAAGTTCTACTCAACCGCGGATTTTATGAAAGAAGCTCGGGAAAGGGGGATCTCGAAGCGCATTTCTTCCATACCTCACGGCTTCGAAGTGGGTCTGACTGTTGTCTACTTGGCTCATAAGAAAGCTATTCATACTCTCGCGGCTGAAAACCTGGAAGCTAAGCCAGGATTCGTCCCTGGAATCTTCACATCGTTCCGGCCGAAGCGCGTTGAGTTGGTCGTCGACACCGACAAAGAAGATGAGCTGCCGGAGAAGGCCAAAAACCTAGCTAAGAGTCTGGGTGATCGCGTTCGAATCGTGCGAGTGATACCTGAAAACAGCAACCCGGAACTTCCGATGGAGAGCACGAATGATACCGAAGAAACTGAAGGTTAGGGGCGTCACTGTCCTTAAGGACGTTGAAGTCGATTTCGACAAGATTCCCGGTGATCTCATTGCAGTCACCGGACTCAATGGCCAGGGAAAGACATCCCTTATCGAGTCGGTGTTTGCATCGCTCTATCGGACGTTCCCCTCGCGGCCGGCTGGGATCTATGCCTCATGCCACGGGAAGGATGCAAAAATCGAATTCGATTTCGATTGGCACGGGGAGCAGTACCGGACTCTGCTCAACATCGATGCAGTTCAAAAGGAGATGGAGTCGTTCCTGTACGGATTTACTTTTGATGGGGAGCCTCAGCCATACAAAGGGATCACGGGCAAGAACAAGGATTTCGATAAGGTCATAGAGAAGCTGTTCGGCGATTCGGCTATGGTCCTTGCCAGCTCATTTGCGGCTCAGACCAAGCAGGGAAACTTCCTGGACCTGGAGAAGATCGAACGTAAGCGGCTGTTCCTCGGCATGCTTAACCTGGAGAAGCTCGGACAGATTTCCAAGCTGGCGGGAGCTGGAGTTTTCACTACAGACAATGCTCTCGAACAAATGAGATTCAAGGAACAGCAGCTTGATGCTGTAGCAAAGCAGGTTCTTCCGGACCTCGATGCAATGAGAAAGAAAAACGAAGAGTTCTCGGCTTCCATCTTCGAACAGGAGGCCCGCATGGACAAGCTCAAGGAAGAGGTCGGGGTCCTGAAAGCAAAAGCCTCTATGGTCGAGGAGATCGTCAAGCGGTTAAATGAGCTACGGAAAAAGCTGGATTACGCCACAAAACAAACGACAGATCTGGCGACGAGAAAGATGCTCAATCAGAAACTCTTGGAGGAAGCCCCGAAGATCAAACATGCCAGCGAACAGATCATAATTCTTCGCGGAGAGATCGAGAAGCAGCGCAAACTTCTGAGCCAGTTGACAGGGCAGCGGCGTGAAGCGGCCAGCCAGAAGGAAAGATATGATACGAGTGTTTCCGAAATGCGGCTGAACTGGCTTAAAGAACAGGGTGCGATGAAAGCGGCTGAGAAGCTGAAGGTTGACGCTGAGCAAGCTGCCGCACTCATGGAAGAGGTTCCCTGCAAGGGCGAAGGCGATTTTGCAAAATGCCAGTTCCTCCTGAGAGCCGTTGAGGAAAAGGAGAAGATGGAAGCCTATGAAGTGGACATCCTGAACCACAAGCAGGCCATGCTCCGAATCCAAGATGACCAGAAAGCTCTTATTGCGCCGAACAAAGGACTCATCGCTAATCTTGACGCTCAAATGCAATCCATCGAGTCCACAATATCGACGGCAGAGTTCCAGAGTAAAAGTCTAGAGCCGATAGCTGCGCGGGGAGCTCGAGTCGCATACGCGGAAGCTCTGGTCGCTGAGCTGGCAAACCAGATCAAGGCGATTGACGAAAGCATCATCGGTACGACCGCATCCTTAACCGACGCTGAATCCGAATGGGCGACCGCGAAGGATTCAGACAGCAAGCGCGAGATCGCTGTCATGCATCTTTCCAATGCCCAAAGAGACCTGGTGATCACTAAGACTCAGCGGGAAAACCTATTCAATAATATCCATCAGGCTGAGCTTCTCTACAAGCAGGCGGATGAAGCCCAACAGGAGCTTGCCGGACTCCTGGTAGAGATCCGAAACAAGGAAACCGATCGGCGCCAATGGGCATTACTCGAAACTGCGTTCGGGCCTAATGGAATTCAAAGTCTGGAGATCGACGCGGCCGGTCCCACGGTCAGCGCCTATGCCAATGAATTGCTGTTCGCCTGCTACGGCGCCAGGTTCAGTTTGAAGTTGATCACCCAGAAGCTCTTGGCTGACGGATCGGGCTACAAGGACGAGTTCGACGCCGTTGTTATGGACACTGAGCGCGGGCGCGAGGGCAGCGTGTCTGAGTTGAGCGGCGGCGAGAAGGTGGTTGTCTCGGAAGCACTCGGTCTCGCAGTCGCAATCTTTAACAAATCCAAAAACGGCATAGCCTGGGAGAGCCTGTGGCGCGACGAAGTATCTGGCGCTCTGGATGACATTGCGGCTCCGAAGTATATTCAAATGCTGCGCCGGGCCAGAGAGATAGGCCACTTCCTGAAGGTGTTCTTCATCGCGCATCAAACCCGAGTCCAGGATCTTGCGGATTCACGAATCAATTTGAACAACGGAATTGCAGAGATTATTTCATAAGGAGATTCTAATGGGTTTAGATTTTAACGACTGCCACTTTACTGGTCATCTCGGGCGAGATCCGGAGCACAAATTCACTCAGGGCGGTCAGGAAGTCACCAACTTCTCTATCGCCGTAAACGAATCGTATAGTACAAAAGACGGAGATCTTAAGGAAAAGACTCTGTGGCTGAATGTGGTTGCGTTTGACAAGCTGGCGGAGCTCTGTTATAAGTTGCTTCAAAAGGGATCGTTCGTCGATATCAAGGGTTCCCTTTCGATTCGTAAATATACCGGCAGGGACGGGACCGAGAAGACATCCGTCGAAATCATCGCATCAAAATTCAGAACCGCGGGAACATCGCGCCCGAAGCAGGAAGAGAATGACAACCGCGCTCCAAGTCCAGCACCTACCGAGCGTTCCGAGCCCTATGATGATGGATTCGGAAGCGCAGGAATCAGCGACGACGACATCCCATTCTGATCAAATTGCCAGGTTTCGGATTTTGATTGACATCATCCGAATGGCAGAGAAAGATTACCTGGCCAAGGACACTCCTTGGTCACACTGGCTCAGCGCAAAAAGGATACTCTTCAAACATGATGCGTTTCGAGAGGCATGCAGAAAACTGGGAATAGATTGTGAAATCGCCAGACTGCATATCATATTATGGAAGTGTCGGGGCCGGGTGGGGGATCCGGTCTTTGGGTATCTTTCACGCGCTGGGGCTTATGAGACTTTTGTAAAAGGGAACTCTCTACCAGTTCCCGATTACAGCCGTTTGACGAGGGAAGCCCTGGACAATGGACATCGTAATCGAAAACCCCGAACGCGCCGATCAAATCCTGAAAGAAATTGATGCAATCATAGCCTGGAAGTCTGACCTTCAAAACAAAGTCGAACAGAGGATGATGACACTGGCGAATCATCTCCTCGAGGCTTACCAAAACGCATACTGGATCCGCCGCGGTTATCAGGACGAGACCCAGTATATCGAAGCAACCTTCAAGAATTCCCGCAGCCTTTACTACGATCTCATCCGCATTGCCAAGAACCTAAACCATTACGATCATAAGCTCCTGGAACAGATCGGGTTCGCAAAGTGCCGGGAACTCTGCAAGGTTCAGAAGTCGTTTGGAACGGTCCCAAACAATTACTTCCTCCACGCCCAGGAAGAGGATTCGGTAGTTTTCAAGGAACGGGTTAAGGCGGTCGTTCACAATCAGGAGGTTTCGAACCCAGCTCCAAAGGAGGAGGTTTCATTCGTCACCCTATCCTTCTCCGGTTCACAGATCTACGATTTCAATGAGGCGCTGAAGATCGCCATGATGGAAGGGGAGACAGATAAAACGACCGAGGCTGTCTGCATCATGGCCAGGGATTTCCTTTCTGGGTATCGTGATGACGGCAAAGGAAGGATCTACGACAGGAATACTTTCATCATGAGTATCATTGGCAGGCTCCTGGATCAAATGGATCGGAAAAAGCCAGAAGTCTACGACCGACTAATCACCCAGCTTGCTACCTGGGTTGAGAAAGGTAGAGAAGGTGCCAGAGCCGAACTTCAAGAAGAAGAGAGTGAAACTGAGCCGGGAGGAGTACGATAAACAGCGGGAAAGTCTGTTTGAAGCACATGAATATCGATGTGCTGCCTGCGGCCGGCGCCGTTCCATGACCAGAGACCACAAGCGAAAACGCAGCCAGATGGGTGGAGATGAGCTCGTCAATGCCGCTCCCTTATGCGTGGATTGTCATAATAAAAAAGACAATATGCCGAAGCAGGATTCATGTCGGACTACGAGCACTGGAGAAACACCACCGGGGACGTTGGGGATCCGTCAAAATATGGAAAAGCTGATTTAGACCGCGGCTTCCATAAAGCCTTAAAACATCTGAAGATCTTCAAAGTCAAATCCCACAGTGAACAGAAGAAGTTTATCAGCGACCTGTTCTCGGCCTCCGGTCAGGATTGCGCTGCCTGCGTATATGTTCTCGACGCTGCCCTCAAAGCAAAAAAAGAAATAGGTCTGGATTGGGCAAAAGGAGTGTTGAAAAACTACTTTGCCCGGAGTATAAAAACTCCGGATTCTCCAACAAGCGAAAAACCGACAGCGGATAGTCCGGGGGTCATGACCTCGGACGACAAAGAGACTTTACCGGCTCCTTCCGCTGATCGCTCCGGTGAACCGTCAGGAACGGTAATGACTGACAATCCTCAAGATGAAGAAATTCGCAACCATATTTTAGATATCCAAACCAGTTTCCATTCTAGCCTTACGCAGGACCCGTCAGCCAAAGGATGCCCAGTATGTGGTGGTACTGGGATTGAGCTGATGATTGCTGGTATGCCTGACAGGCTAATTATTTCTGGCTACAAATACCATCCATGTAGAAAGTGCCATCCTTCGTCTGATGGTCCCGTGGGATTGACATGGCCGCTCTCCGTAACAGATGAACAAGTTCTTTGGCCAATGTGGCCAGGAACAATGGATCATGAAGAATTATGCGCTCAACTTGAAATGGTTCAGTCGATTACAGAGGGTGACTGTAAAAAACAATGGAAAAATAACCACGCCAAGAGAGCTAAATTAGAGAGAAGTCGGGGATTTATTTATTTTATCCAAGCCGGGAATGATGGGCCCATCAAAATCGGGTGGTCAGAAGATGTCCGCTCCCGGCTAAAGCAACTTAAAACTGCGAATGCCCTGCCGCTCAAACTCTTGGGATCAATAGAAGGGACTCAGGAAGTAGAGCAATTCTGCCATAAACTGTTTTCGCACCTACTCGTTGATGGAGAATGGTTTAACCCTGATACTTCACTTTTAGAAATGATTGGGAGGATTTGTGGGTAAAACAAAGCTCCCTATCAGGACTGTACTGCGCCAGGCGACAGAGCTAGGTAAAGGAAAATATAATAGCCCAAACAAGCCCTCATTTCAGGTGTACCCGGGAGACCTAAAAAAGGATGCTGGATACCAAGCGTTAGACCTACTTCATAAAGGCGCCTGGTGGGAACTGATGATTGCCATGAACGAATCAGAACAGAGGGGCAGGTTGATGTTGAACGGAAAGGCGATACCCTTGGAAGGTATCGCAAACATCCTCGGAGTGCCTCTAAACCAAGCTCAAACAATCATCCAAAAACTGCTCGACTACGGTCTGGCCAGTGAGGACCCCAAAACAAATATCCTATACTGCCGGCGCATGGTTCGTGAAACCAAACTCGCATCAATCAGGCGTGTCTGCGGGCATTTGGGAGGAAATCCAGTGTTACTGCAAAATAAGAGGGCAAAGAAGATAGAGGATTTGCTTAACCAGGGTGGTTATCCCCCCTCTTCCTCTTCCTTTTCCTCTTCAACAGAAGATAATAAATTATCTTCTGTTTCCCCTCTTACTCCCCAAGCTGAAAAGCAAACATTTTTAACGCCAATAAGCCTCTTGGATATTTGGGATGCTGAGTGCGCTCCACTCGCGCCGATGGAAGTCCGTCCGGATCTTCATGAGGTACGGCTCCTGGTCGATCACTTCAACCTTCATGCAAAGAACGGCCGGGGCCCAGAAGAATACTGGAAAGATTTTGTAGGGAAATGCCGGCAGGTTCATCCGGACTTCAGAGCCTACCTTTCGCCGCTCTGGTTTGCGAAGGACCTGGATAAAATCAATAAGCTGCTTCGGGGTGTCTACAGCAAACCACTGAGAGATGGAGGAAAGGATGGAGGAACCAAGAGAAGTCGGCTCAGCGATAAAGGAAGTCATGAGCCGTTTAAGAACGAAAAGCGAAGAGGCGTTATCCTCAATGACTGAAGAGCCCGGCTATAAATGCGGAATCTGCCGGGACAGCGAATGGGTAGAAAGAGAATTCAAATCCGGGTATGCCTTAACATACTGCGAGTGCCATTACCGGAAAGCAGCTCAGCATACGCTGGAGCAAGCTCCCCCGCAGATCAGGAAAGATCTTGAAGGCAAACGCCTGATGCCTGACTACCATTACCGCGTATTCCCCGTGGAAACATTCGAAGCTGAAATCATTCTGCCTTCGAAGGTAGTCATGAAGCGGGGAGTAAATGGCCGAGCTCAAACGAATATCCTCAAGACTCTTTACCAGGACCCAACGGCTGGCTGGGCGTTTTATGGTTCCACTGGGGTCGGAAAGAGCTTCCTCATGTGGGCCCAAGCTCAAGAATGCGCCTACGCCGGGATCGAGGTAATCTTCAGGACCGCTTCCCAATACGTCGAAGGAATGAGGATGAGCCAGTTCGGTGACGATCACCCGGACGGAATCTTCTTTGCGGAAAAAATTAAGAATAAAATCCATGTCTTCCTGGATGAGCTGGATATCGTGCCAGTTACAGACTTCTCTATTCGGAAAATCTTCGAGCTGTCAGACCTATGCTGGCGCAACATACCTATGGTGTCTGTGTCATTTGCTTCAAATGAACCCCAAGAAAAACTATCAGAGATCCTTGGAGCGGCGACGATGCGGAGATTCCAGGAGTGTACCAAGGGCGCGATCATTCTCGAAAGGGAGGAATAATGGCAGACATCAGCTTGGAAAAGATGCTTCCGAATAACCTTGAGGCTGAGCGATCGATTCTCGGAGCCATCCTGCTTGAAGAGAAAGCAATCAATGTCGCCCTGGGGACTATCGAGGCGACCGATTTTTACCTCGACAGCCATAGGAGGATCTTCGCTAAGATGGTCGAAGTGATTGACTCCGGAAGCGGCTTGGATCTGATAACCCTGAAGAATGCTCTACAGAGTTCGAATGAGCTTGAAGCCACCGGAGGAGCTGCTTACCTGGTCAGCTTAACTGACGGACTTCCAAGGGCTATGAACATAGAGCATTACGCCAGCATCGTTCGAGAGAAGGCGGCGCTTAGGATCGGAGTCCAGGCCGGAAATGAACTGATGACCCGCTGCTACGATGAACAGCCGTTCAAGGATGTCATTGACGACGCATTCATCCGGCTCGACGGCGAGCTGTCAAAGATGCAGCGGAAAGAAGGACCGCGGGAGATCTCCGATCTTGTCTCTGAAGCATTCCGAACCATAGAAAATATTGCCAACCATAAAACCTCTGGAGGCTTCAAGCTGGGATTCTCCGAGCTGGATCGGATGATCCCCACAGGCGTTCATCGGAAGAATCTCGTAATTATTGCCGGCAGACCAGGGCATGGGAAAACAAGCATGCTACTCGGGATAGCGATCCAAATGGCGAAGATTGGCACCCCGATTATTATCTTTTCCCTGGAAATGGCTGAAATGGAACTGATTATGAGAATGCTGTCGGCTATGTCCCGCGTGGATCTCACACGCATGAATACCGGATTCATGAACAAAGAGGATTGGAACAGGCTAAGCCGTGCTGCCGGAGACCTCTCCGCGTTGCCGATCTGGATTGATGACAGCTCAGCATTAACCGTGTCGGACATGAGGTCCAGGACTCGAAGGATTCCGACCGAGATCCCTGTGATCCTAATCGACTACCTCCAGCTTGTCAGTCCCCCAAAGCATCTTCAGCGGGCGAACGATGTCGAGAAAATCGGCGCCGTATCCGTTGCCCTAAAGAACATGGCAAAAAGCACAAATGCGTCAGTCATCGCCGCCGCCCAGCTCTCCAGGTCCACAGAGAAGCGCCGAGACCAGACTCCCAAACTCTCGGATCTTCGGCAGTCTGGGCAGATTGAACAGGACGCCGACGTGGTTATCCTCCTGCATCGGCCGGAACTCGCCCGAGAAACAGAAGAGAATGCCGGACTGGCCGATGTAATCATCGGGAAACAAAGGAACGGCATGACCGGTTCATTCTCGATGGCGTTTGAGAGACACTATTCTACCTTCAGCAATCTCTATCAGGAGCAAGAATGAGAACGACGATCCCTATTGCGCTACCGAACAAGGCGAACACCTACGAGGTCCATTTCAATGCCACTTTCTGGAATGGAGTCAGGGACATCGTGGCTGGCTTGAAGAAGTACATCAAAGGGCCGCTTTATTGGATCTCTCCTTCGAAAGCGGTCAAGCAGGCGGAGAACGTGATCGGATTCTATTCAAAGATGATCCTCGCAGAAGACACTCTCGAACCAGTGAAAATGGAAATCTGGCTGCGCGGCCGACTCGACGTGGATGCAGTCAAAGCTGTTCTCGATGGGGTACAGCTCGGAGGCCGGATCAAAAACGATAGGCAGGTCCAGGAACTTCATGTTTATCGTGTTCCAGGTAAGAACGACAGCTTTGATCTGGATATTGTCGAAATCGAAGATGGGGTCTGTCCTGTTTGCCGCATTCCCGGTTGCCTAGCCAGGGAAGCAGCCAAGATCACAGGAGCGGGCGACTAAGGATAACCCCCCTGACGGGGAAAACGATTCTAGGGGCTTCTAGGGAGATTATGAAGGAAGAAATCAGAAAGGAGTGCACTGGTGCACGAATCAGTAATGCGGTTTTTGAGGGAGCATGCCCGGCACGATGAAGTCGAGGGCAAACGGGTGCTTGAGATGGGTAGCCTGATTACGGATCAAATCCGAGGCTCCGCTCGGGAGATATTCCAGGCATTGAACCCGGCTCTCTACTTCGGGATCGACATGCGGTCAGGGCCCGGCGTTGACATCCAGATGAATATCGACGACCTGGAGGTCAGATTCGAGCCCGAATGGTTTGACGTGATTGTGTGCGCTGAGGTTCTGGAGCACGTAAACGACTGGAGAAAGACGGTTAAAACCATAAAGAACCTGCTTAAACCTGGTGGAGTCGCCTTTGTGACGACGAGATCCCACGGATTCTGGTATCACCCCGAGCCGGAAGATCACTGGAGGTTCACTTGCGGAGATTTTTCCAGAATATTTAGGGACATGAACCTGGAGATTATGAAAGATCCCGACTTTCCGGGCGTGTTCATGCGGGCAGTCAAGACCCATTGCGTAGATTTGGACAAGATCACCATCAGCCAGGTCTACCCTCCTGGCCACTACCGAAGTGCGATCGCATACAATGGGCCGCATCCCCCGTTCAAGTTCTCGATCATAACTCCAACAGTCCTGCGGCCGTCACTCGAGCGGGCGTGCCGGAGTATTGAGCGCCAGAAATACACGAACTGGGAGCATATTATCATGGTGGATCTGCCGAACGCTGCTATCCCGACATATTTAGCTCACCCGCAGCGCAAAGTGATCATTTGTGACCAGGCGCATAAGAATTACGGGATAACCTGCCGACATAACGCGATCCCCAAGACCTCGGGAATGTATGTCCTTTACCTGGATGACGACAATTTCTACAGCCCCCGGGCGCTGATGGTCCTGGCGGAGAACATCTTCCTGAACAACTTCCCGGATTGGGGAGTGTTCCCCATGAAGATGCTCGGGAAACGGTTCTTCAACCCGGACCCTGGACTAAATAAAACCGACACGAATCAGTTCTTCCACAAGCCTTACTTCAAAGATAGGCTATGGAGCTTCGAAGATACCCAGTACCACGCTGCCGATGGCCTGCTTGTTGAAGAATTAAAGAAAAGCGGCCCACCCTGCGTCATCGACCCAGGGACAGAACTGGTTTATATGCCCGTGAGATCCTGGGGAGCAGGCGACGCCGCTATAAATGAGCCTTCGCGAACGAAGAACTACTGTGTTGTCATCCCAAATAAATATGAGGACATCATCAATCCCCTGATTCACAGCATCGAGGGATTCGAGAAAGCGAAGCCCAGGATAATCGTGGTCGCCGATGGACATGAACGCGGATACGGGTTCGAGGTTGTTTCGACGCCTGATCATTGGCCATTTATCTTTGCCAGGCAATGTAACGTTGGGATTGAAGCCGCTGGGAAGGCAGACGTCATTCTGATCAATGACGATGTTCGCCTCCTGCAATTTAATACCTTCGCAACCATGTGGAGAGTGGCCCAGGACAATCCAGACGTCGGGATTATCAGTCCACTGATTGACGGAGGAGTCGGGAATCCGAAGCAGCGGGCTCAGTGGAAGCATCACTGGCCGACTAAGGGGCTCGTCTATTGCTCGGGGCTCGGAGAGGATTACATCTGTTTCCCGTTTGTTTATCTCCGGAGAGCGATGCTTGACCAGATCGGTCTCTTGGATGAGAGATTCATCCGGTACGGAAAGGATGACGCCGACCTCTGCCGGAGAGCTGTAGAAGCAGGATGGAAATTGGGGATCACGAAGGATGTTGTTGTCGCACACGGACGCGGCGGAGACTCCAATGTGCCTGGGGACAATTTCAGCCTGTCATTCGTGAGGCACCCGGAACTAATAACCCCGTTAGAACGAGATCCATACGAGGAGAAATGGTCAACGAAAGAATAGCTCTAAACAGATTGGAAGTGGATGTTCTGGAAAACGACATTCTGGTCCGGCGACATCTTGAAAGATACTCCATCATTCGTCAGCACGTATGGGGAACCGTGCTCGACGCCGCCTGCGGCATGGGCTATGGGACCTACTTGATGGCAAAGAACCCAGATGTGAAACTCTGCATCGGCATCGACCATCACGAAGAATCGATCAAGGTTGCCAGGTCCGTTTTTGGGTCCCTTGGGAATCTGAAATTCATTCACGACACAATCGCCAACTGGGCCCCTGACCGGGTGGACTGCCTGGTCTCTCTGGAGACGATAGAACATCTCAAAGATCCCAGGGACATCGCAGATCTGGCAAAACGCTCGGCCGCGCTGGAGGCGATAATCACTATCCCCCTGAAGAAAACCACTCACTACAATCCCTATCATCAGTGGGATCTGACACAGGATGACATCCTGGCGATCTTCGGTCCTGATTGGCCTCTGTGGAATTCGTTCACGTTCACCTACGACACGCTTTTCCTTCATTTGATCAGGTTCAAAAGGGATCGGATGAGAGGGACGAGTTACAGGGGAAGAGTTTGATTCAGGACCAGGCCGAGAGACCTGGGATCAGTGACAAACCATTTCGAATAGAAGAGGCGCCGGACTCCTTCGATGCCCTCAGCTCGCAGTATCGCTCCGTGCTCCCGCCAGACATGTCCATAGCTGGCGGGCAGCTCGGTTGCTGCTTCGTAAGCCTCAATCCCATTCTTCACTTTGACTACAAATTGCTCTACAGATCGGTAAGGGAAGTGATGCATGTAGAGATAGGATTCATCCCCGTCGAGCTGCCGGCCGTTCTCCAGGATCAAGTAATGATTCCCCTGGGCGAGAACGCAGCCATGCCGATAACAACGAAAGGCAATTCTACGGTTGCGAATCCCATTCCAAGAGGAGAATTTCGACTCTCTCCACTTCATGCGCTTGAACGGGTTCGATTCCACGGGATCGAGAGCCGTACAGTAGTGGTCATAGTAGGGAACCCGGATCACGTCCAGCCCGAGGTCACGAATGCAATCGGCAAGCCGTAGCCTGCCGACACATGTCCAGAACTCATCAGCATCAAAGGGAATGATGTATTCAGCCCCATGCGCGGCCGCCAGCTCGACAAGCGCCGTCATCTTCAAACTTTGCCGATAGGCAACAACTTTGTCCTCTACGATCAACACAGGGACGTTAGAATTGCGCTGGACGGCTCTTAGTATGTCCGGCGTAGCGTCTGTGGAGAGGTTGTCGGCGACCACGATGCCGTCAACCCCCTCGCTGATCATGTGGGTAAGCGTGTGCTCGATGATGTCGGCTTCGTCACGAACCATCGTCACTCCCCAGACTTCTTTCATAGAGCCTTCCGGATGAAAACAATGCCAGGAACAATGGTGATGCTCTTGAACTTCGAACTCCGTGGAGCGTATTTGCCTGTGCTTCCCCGGCAGACATCCCCTCGGCCCTGTTCGTCAACAAGCTGCTTTATAAATCCGACCACGCCGCATTGATGACTCGGGAAGATCACTTTGTCATCGAGTTTCTCTTCGAGCTGCCGACCGTCAGGCCAGTTCCACCAGTATCCGACTCCCCAGTCTTCGATGGCATACAATCCGCCAGGCAGGAGCCAGTTGTCAAAGAGATACCAGAAGGATCGCTTTGTGTGCCAGCCGAGATGGGAAGCATCGTCGATGATGAAATGGAAACCACCAGGCCATGTCTTTTCTGCCGCAACGTCCATGAGAAAATTAAGATCGGACTGATCGCCCTGAAAACATCGGATTTGTGGCTGATTTAATTCAGGGACGGGTTCAATGTCAATTCCGGTAATGTGGGCGTTTTTGAAGTATTCTTGCCACATGAGAAGGGATTCTCCTCTCCAGATCCCCAGCTCTAACATCCTTATTTTCTCGTTGACCCATGGCTCCACAAAAGGATCATAGTGAGCCAGGTATCCATCCATGGATTGGGTGTAAATTGACAGCTCGGGTGATTGAGATCGTTTCATATCAGTATCCTGTCCCTTTCCTTTCCTCTCCAATGTGCCGGAGAATCGGATCGTCCTTTTTATTTCCCCAAAACGCCAGGTGCCAGCCTAGATGTTGCCCCAAGAATCCGAATTCGCGCTCACAGAATGGAGGACCGGGAAATGAAAGCAGCGTTAAGCTCTGGCGATACAAGCTCGGATTCGTATTCCAGAGCGCAAGCGTATGCTCCAGCCAGGTGAGATCGCGTCCGTCCGGAAAAGTCAGGTGACGCTCGGTATAGCTATCTGCGTTGCATTGCCAGATTCCCCCGGCCGCTCTTTCAACCGGTCCCAAGGGCTGCCGCAGCAAAGTGATTTCCATGAGCTGGGGATTGTGATGCATGACCAGGGCAAGATCGTCGAGGCGGACTTTTCGCAGGAGGAGGAAATCATCCTCAAGATGGAAGATTAGGTTATTGTCGGCTGGGACCTTCTTCCAGGTCTCTCTGATACTGGCACAGAACCCCAGTCTTTTCGGGTGATGGTCGATAATGTGGAATCTGTGGCCGTAATACTTGTCCAGCACGTCCGCGCAGGCGGGATCTCCAGAATCATCGGAAAGGATTTGGTAGTGGAAGAGCCCCTCCATGTTGCGGTCGAAGCTCGCCAGGGTATCAACCAAGAGACCATCTCGGCCATCAGTAAAAACGATCAGGCAGATTTTATTCATAGCTTTCCTCCGAAAGCGTTTCCGACCCACTCCACAATCCTGCCAGTATAATCCGTCCGGTGGACGCGATTCTGGAAGCGGCATTTCCACCAGTAGAGCCCGTGAAAATATTGCTGCGTGTGGAAGCAAGGATAGCATTCCCCGCAGGCTTGGCACCGGTAGCGTTCGGTATGATTGCAGGGTTTTGGCATCGGCGTCGAGTATAGTAAAAAAGGAATGGGGCTGCAACTCCGATATAGTCGCAGCCCCAAGAGAGAAACCAAGTGGACACGCCGCCACTGGTAGGACATCAGCAATTTAACATCGGTATATGAAATCGTCAAGTAAATTGGGAAGATTTGGGAGCGGGCGACGGACTCGAACCGTCCTATGTCTTTCGACTACCGGATTATGAGACCGGCGAGTGACCCATACTCTAGCCCGCTCTAATTCGTGAGATGTCGAGCATACCACGATCCAGCTCCCAATGGCAATTAGGACAAAGGCGAATCATATTTTCTGGGCTGTTGATTTCCTCAAGAGTGGCTTCATCTGGAAAATCCTCCACTTTGCGGATATGACATACTTCTGTAAATTTGGAATATCCGCAGGATTCGCAAGACTTAGCAGGGCAACGTCGCCGGGCATGTGTATGGAGAGTGGTACGCCTTACTTCTGCTTTTGTTTTCAGTAAAGCTGCCTCTTTGCGGGCTGGGAGACAATCGGGGCAAAGAGTTCTTTTCCCTTCAAGGATTGAGCCACATTTACAGAATCGTGTTTTTCTGCGACTTTTGTTGGAAAATGCAGCCGCACATGAATGGTTGCAGAATTTCTTAACTTTTACTTCTGAAGTCTTCTGACCCAAACGCATAAGAATTGTTCGATTACAAAATTGGCAAATCTTGGGATCAGTAAGGTATCGCTGTAGAGCAGCTTCGCGTTGGCGTTTGGCCATTACTTTTCCGCCCTCTGAATGCGCCGATTTGGGTCCCTTGAACATTTTCGGTACTCTACCACTGGCATTCCTCCAAGACAATCTTATTTGCGGTTTCCTTTAATTCGTCCGGATCAATGTAAAGGGACGTGTTCGCGGGACTCGTATGCCCCAGGAACTTTTGAGCCACGGCGATCTTGCCAGTCTTATTGTGGATCAGCTTCGCCACGCTCCGGCGCAGGGTATGCGTTGAGCTTCCTTGCAGCTCGGACCCATGGCGGATAGCGCCCAGGTACTTCTTCATCATTTTGTGATGGTGAACCCGGCTGAGCGGCATGTTCTTATTCACCCAGCCGGGATTCAGGGAACAGAATAGCCAGGGGTTCGAGTCTTCCCGGCTGCCAAGCCATTCGCGGATGGCTTCGCGGCAGTCATCGCGGAGGGGATGCTCGATATACAGTCCGGTTTTCTTCATTTTGAGACGAAGCAGACGGATGATGTCTCCATCCTGGTCGATCATATCCTTGATCTTCAGGCGAAGCAGGTCCGAGGATCTCAGCCCCGTGGAAGCCATGAGATGCAGCAAGGCATAATCCCGCTTAATATCCTTCGCCAGCCCAAGAACCAAATGAATTTCCTTTTCAGTTAAATAGATACGGCTCATATCGTTCCTTTCTTTACTCGAACTTTCTGCAAAAAAGAAACGGACCAAGCTCCCAGACTTATTCGAGGAGGTTCAGCACGACGTATTTTAACTATCCATTCTCCGTGCCGTGCCAAGGAAGCCTTAGTTGTGGTCTTGACCAAAATCTTATCGAAAACCGACACCCAGGTAGGTTTCAGAATTGCCAACGTACCTTTCGGATAAGGCCATTTCTTGTGATATTCTTTTGCCATTTAGTCTGACCTCCTGTAAAGCCTCATGCGACCTTTCGCCGCGGCGTAAAGCATTGGAATCTCACTGTCAACGAAGTCGATCAATGTGGCGGAATCCTTACCCGGCGCCACGCGGGCAATTCGTCCAAGAGCCTGCATGACCCTCGGACCTTTGGACAGAGGACTGACCAGGAACAAAAGATCCCAGCCCGGAACGTCTACGCCTTCACCCAGGAGATGGATTGTGGCGACCGTCAGCTTTGCGCCAGCTCGGACGCGGGTCATGGTTTCCTCGCGCTCCCGTTTCGTTAGCTCCCCAGTCAGCAGCGCGGGATCGAGGTCGGTCAGGCGGCTTGCAAGATGGTTAGCGTGATCGATCCGATCTGTCAGGATCAGAGCTTTCGTGTTCGCCCACATTCGGGTTCGGACCTGCTTTTCGATGAGTATGTTTCTATCCTCATCGGCGATCAGGTCGGAAATCATGGCAATCCACTTCGACGAATCATCGCCGATTGGATAGGAATAGTCCGTGTGAACTTGCTCCACAGTCGGCCACACAATTCGCCCAGCGTCGATGACTTCCTGCCGGCTGACCTTGGATCGGATCTCGCCGATCACGTCCCAGATCACAAATTCGAGCTTGTCTTTCCTCCAGGCAGTCGCCGTGAAGCCATAGCGATACTTTGCCTGCATCCGGTTCAGAATCTCGGCCCAGGTCATTGCCGGAGAATGATGGCACTCATCGACGATCACAGCCCCGAAGCGAGCGCCGACGCCGGACTGCCGGATATCCATGCGGGCTAAGGTCTGAATCATTCCAACTGTGACATCCTTGAGCTTTGACTTGCCTCCTCCGAGAATCCCAGCCTCAATGCCAAGCCATTCGCCCAGGCGTCGATGCGTCTGCATAAGCAGCTCTTTCGTGTGGACCAGGATCAGCGTAGGCGTTTGGAGAAAGGGAATCATACTCATAAGGATATTCGTTTTCCCGGCTCCGGTCGGTGCTTCCATACAGCCGTTGTCGTAACCAAGAAGAACTTCAAGCGCATCATCCTGAAATTCGTCGAGCGGCTGAGTTGGATGGGCAAGCGGTTCAGTCAGTTCAGGACAAACGGTTTTGTCGATCCATTCCAGATCCGTTCGAGTTGACTCAGCAGCCAGGGTGAGCTTTTCCCGGTACCCGCGTGGAGCGCCCAGGAAATACTCGGAGGTCTGTTCGTGGTTTGTCCACATGATCGTGTAACGCGGTGTGTTGCCTGTCCACTTTCCCAGGCGCTGAAGCGTGTCATATTGCGGATTCAGGTGGGTAAGCTCCTGCTTGACCCGCTGAAAGAGCGGATGGCTCATCCTGGCTTCCTGGTCCGGAGCTTTGATGTAGAGTCGATCAGAAATAAAGACTTGAGTTTTCATGGCGCTATCCCCACATTCCATTCATAAGTCTCTGGATTGTCCACACCTTGTTTTGCGGCTGCCACAAACTTCAAATAGGTCTCCGATTCGTTGTATTTCAAGAAGAGATAGTCTTTCCCATTGATGTCCTTATCTCGTACCTCAACTCTGGCGCATCCTGTGAGAGCGCGAACCATTTGATCGATAACCCAATCTTTATGGTGAGCGCCGTCGATCCCTCCATACCGCATCGCAATCGCCAGGGCTTCGGCCATGTTTTCTTGTGCCCGCGTTAAAGCTAAGATTTTATTCATTCTGTGAGTCTCCCATATTTACAGTCGAGTTTCTTCATCAAACGTTTCATTCGAGCACGATACTTAGGGGTCTTTGTGTGCATCTTGTGATATTGCCTATAGCGATGAGAAAGAATGATGAATTCTGCATGACTCATTCGGATATAAACTTCTCCCTGGCCCGTTGTGGCTGTGAAATGAAGATCTCCATCATCAAGGATGTTGCTTTTTCTGGTGTGAATCTCCATATCGTCAGATTCCTTAAAGCGGATATTCTGATGCTTGGGCCTTCTAATTAGGATTTCCATTCTTGCTCCTTCTGTGCACCCAGTGCACGCTAATCGTCATCGCCGTGAAATCCAGCTAGGCACCCCATGAGAAATGCGACCATCAAAAAGAAAACAAATACAATCCCCAAAGCGACGATTTTGTAAATTGGAATAAACATTTTGATTCCTTTGTTGTAAGATGCCTCCATGGCACGACAAGGATTCGAGTGGGCTGTCACAAAAAGCGGACCTCCGCCAGAGATAAAACAGATTGGGAAGGACGACTACGCGCAGCACGGTCGCGCCTCCACGGTTTATACTCATTTTATTTCGGGTTTTGCAGAGGAGGAGATTGTTAAATTCCTCAATGCTCAAGGGATAGAGTGCTCTCTCGAAGAGATCGAGATGGATATTCAGCACATCCAATCGTTGCTGCCCACCCGGACGTTGATTTCCCATGAGAACGATAGAAACAGGATTTTGATTCAAAGAACTGAAGGAAAGAAATACCGCCAACTCTTGAACACGGCGCTCAGCCTCGAAGCAAAGGATTATCTCGCCGTGGGATTGAGCCCGCATTCCGTCATGAAGGAATACCGTGAAGCCACGGGCATGCAGGAAAAACCTGGGGGGATCAACGTCCACGTTGACCAGAGAAGTCTCAGCATCGGAGGAGGGGCAACGCCGCCCAGCGGCGTCAATAGCAGCGAAGATCTTTTGCGTCGAGTTATGAGTAAAATGCAATCCAGACAAGTCGCCCTCCCTGAGACGATTGAGCCCGAAGGCGAGACGATTGAGGCAGAGGCGACCGAAGTCGCCCCTACCGAAGGAGACGTTTTCGAAGATTCTGAAGACGAAAGCATCCCCGATCCTGACGAATAAGCTACTTCGTTTTCAGCTTAAAAGAATCTTCATCGTAGATCTCCCAGCCAGCCTCAATGGCAAGATCGGTCAGATCGGTATCCTCGCAATTCTCGGAGCAATCCTGACAGTAGATCGAGACAATGTAACGGTTTTGGTCAAGACTGTAATCTGACGCGCTCCATTCTTCATCGTCGCCGTTCTTTTCCCAGTCTGGGCTATAGACCTGAGTGTTGTAGGAGACCTGCCCGACCTTCAGCCGATTCCCTCCGCACATTGGGCAAATGACTTCTTTGGGTTCTTTCATTGGTTGCCTCCTGCTTCTCGGGATACTTCCATGCAATTTCGTGCCAGCTCGGCGAAGTATTGGAGGATCACAGCCACAGGGCCGTGGAACTGAAGCGGAGGACTTTGGCCTGTCTTCTTGCTGTAGACCTGGACGTAAATCGTAATTCCATCAACGGGATTGCCGGAGGACCAAATCTCAGTCCTGCCGTGGTTGAAATAACCGTTGCGCCCTTTGCAGTCCATCTCGGAAAGGGTAAGAGATTGGATCGTTCTAGCCATCAAGACGCCTCCTTGAATTTCTTCCAGTTGGATGCTGAAATAACTTCGTCTTCAGGCGCTCTTGCGATACGGTCTGCCATAGAGCGGAGATCCTCGGCATCAAATGAGGCAATTATTTCAGCATAATTGTCCCGGACTTTCTTGACGAGTTCTCTGGCTTTTTCTGTGGTTTCGGCTTGGACAATATCGTAAAAGGTCTGCTCCTCCTCATTGTCCCAGCTTAGAATTATGTATCTCATAGTAATCCCTCCTTCAAATCGAGAGCAAACGGGAAAGCCTGGATAGAAGGCATTTTTATTCCCTTCCTGTCCTCGTATTTAACAGTTCGACCAAGATGAATGAGCCCATATGCTGCATAGTCACATGGGCCGACCTGCCGCTTGCTCTTCAGGAAACGATCCTGAGCGCCGGGAATATGTCTTCCGATGCATTCCTGGTACACTAGGTCATGATCGAGGTTCCTTACTATGAAGTCGTCCATTGTCTGAATGCCCTTGCAGACAGGACACATGAACTTCCATTTTGTTGCAGGCATGCCGAATAGCCGCTTGCCTTCTTCGAGCCATTCCCGTTGGCCGATTGGGCTGCGATTCACGTCCGGCATCGGCTCTTTCTTTTCATCCATAGAGAATCTCTCCTTCCCCGCTGATAGCAGCGGCCTCCAGGCTTGTGCACTAGTGCACAAGCCAAGTGGTCGATCATCAGGCTTTCGATTTTGACTCGGCGTCATGAATACGATCACGAAGCGCCTTTGCCGCCTCTTCTTTGCTGCGTCTTTCCCATCTATCAAAGTCTTGGTAGAAACTTGCATTCTCTTCAGTATCCTCAAGTGCGACATAAAGCTCTGCCGCACAACGAAAGGCATGGGCTACGGCGCTATGGTCGGAGGAATAAAGCCCAAATTCTTCGGCATGACTGCAATGACTGTGTAGTGAGGCGATGCGTACAAGCAATCCCCTCGCGTCTTCTTTCATGTCGTTAAGTTTGTCAAATGGTCTAACGTATTGACTTTTATTCATAGCCAGACTCCTTTCGGAGTAGGTCGCGGGCATCCTGTCCAGTGATCCAGTTGAAGTCATAGCGGCCAAGAGCATCTTCGATAATCTCCAGAGCTTCCTGGCAGGAGGGAAGCGGGCTATCCGGCTGATAGGGCTTGTCAATGTCTCGAATATTGCGAGCCACGATCAAAGCTGATTCCAAGGTAAGAGCCATAATCCTCATTTCTGTACGGGCATAACCACGTACATGAATTCTCGGGCTTTGGTTTTGGGCATGAAGATCAACGGGCTCACATTGTCTTTGAAATAGCAGATCAGCGGCCAGGAGCCACAAGCCGCAATCATAAACTCAGTATTCACGGAGAACTCGATAGACGCCGTGCTCTGGCATTCGTAGACCTCCGTCCCCTTAATGTCGGGAACTGAAGAGGAGAGAACGAGTCTCCCCTCTTCAGCGGAAAGAGAGAAAGTCACCCAGGAAGGATATTTCTCCCCTTTGGTGACAGTCCCCAGCCGTCGAAGCCCGTTTATAATCTCAGGATCAGATATAACGAAGTTGGGATCGGTGGGCTTCGGAATACCGTTGACAGGCCATTTCTTTCGGTGTTTGCCATCCTTGAGTGCATCGCGGACCAGTAAAGCCCGGTGTCCGTCCGTTGCGACACAGGCATAAGCGCCGACCTTCTTGCCGAGATGCTTCTCGTATTGACTGAGATTGTTCTTGATGTTATCGGTCAGCCGCTTCACGGTCACGGTATAATTCCTGTCGATCCGGGCAATCGGACCAGGCTGGAGCTTTGGCGCTTTCTGTTCATTGAGCCAGGGCGGCACACAGACATAACCGTCCTTCTCATTGCCTCTGAAGTAGTCCATTACCCAGTGGCGCTTTGGTTTCTTCGCGGCTTCAGCTTCTTCCAGGGCTTCCTGAACTCCTTCAGTAGAAGTCCGTTCGACAATCGCGTCAATCTTCTGCCATCCTTCCGGCGCTTCAGCGTTCATGATTGTCTCACAATTCTCAGGGAGCAATAAAGGTTCATCCGGTCCAGCGGGTAGCTGATGAGAAGGAGGGATATAGTAACCCCTCTGCCAAATGACATATTCAGACATTTTTGCTCCTTTCAAACGGATAGATTTTGGTTCTCTTCCAGTGGGCAATGGTTTCCTCATCGGTGAAAAGGTCGATGATCTGATTGACTATGCGACGGGCTTTTGGAAGGGTATCAACTTCGATGATGTCAACGGGCTCGTCAACATTGTAAGGATCTTTTATTTCGGGCTGTACTTCGATTTGAACCCACACTTTATAATTGGCCATCGGTTTCTCTCTTTCCCCCTGGGTAACCCAAGGCTCGAAGGCATGGGCTGTGCCCACATCTTCAAGTCCAGAGTCTAGTTGTGGAAAAGTTTCCCGTACATGCGTTCGCACTCTGCATCGGTATGGCATTCGGCTTTCTTCGAAGCCTGTGCCTTATGCTGCCAGCAATATATGGCAGGCGGTTTCACGATGCGCTTGCAGCGTAATCCGGCTTTAGTGATACCGGCACATTGGACTTTGGGCCGTTCCTGAACTGCCTTGTCAGCGGCAAGCCCGGCGAGAGCAAGCCACAGAATGGCTGAGATAACGCGCATTGATCTTTTCAAGGTTCCCCTCTTTCCCCTTGGGTGATCCAAGGAGCAATGGCACGGGCTATCCCGCGTCGTTGCCTCCAGAATCAAACAATGAGCCATGCCTGATCTACCCACTCGGCAGGGATCACGGGATTAGAAAGCTGTTCAATATGTGGAATGCCCATATAGGCGATTTTAGTTCGTCCTTGGCTGAGCCTGAATTCCTTCTTTGCGACCTTGATGGCTCGCGCTGCCGCCATGTGATAGCTTGTGGCAAAGACACGGAATCGGTAGGTTCGGTCGAATCTTGAATTATTGATTGTGGCTTTCCCAGTGTAGATCTTCATGACTATGCCTCCACTGGGAAAGCGTCTACAGCTTTTTCGATAGCTTTCAGTCCATTAGCCCGTAGCTCTGGAGGCAGATAGGTTGCAATCGAGGAGTCTTCAAGGATCTCGCTGAGAGCATCCCATAAGGTCCGGACGGCTTGCATTTCACGCGGGCCTAGCGGAGTTTCCCAGGGCTCTTGATCGCAGTAGGGCAGAGGGCCGGGACATAAGTGTTTATGCGTCCAACAAAACCACCCGGTACCCGAAGAACGGACAAAACAGCATTGATCGCCAATGTCATCTTGTCCCAGGTGATTCACAGCAAAGTCCTCGATTAAATTGCAGGCTTCAATCTGTCCCTTTCTGACTTCAATAAGATCCCAAGAGATTGACTCCCGCGCAAGTTTGAGGACCAGTTCAACGGCTTCGTTCAGTTCCATTTTAGGTCTCCTCTCTGTGTCTGGCTTCTGATTCTGTAACCCTGTGAAGAAAGAAGTTGTAAACATGAAGGGTAGCGTAAACGTTATCCACCGGCTCAGGCAGAAAGACAAGATGCCAAAGTTTGTACTCTTTACCATCCAAGGCTATCTGCTTTTGGATTCCCTGACGCTTACCAGGAATGTCCATAGAGCGGAGAACACCCAAAGCGCCGGAGGCTTCCTTCAGAACTGGGACAGCTTCGAGAAGCGGGGTTAAGTCCGTAGAAGGCTGGTCTAAAGGTACGAGGGTTGCGAGATTGTAGCCTTGTGGGCAATCCTCGCGCAGTTTTTTCAAAGAAATATCTGGCATCATGCTCTCCCTTCGGTTTTAGGTTCAATCCAGATTTTCCATATCCCTTGAGCTGGCAACTTGCGTTTTTTCAGCCTGCCATCGACAAAAGCCTTGCGATACTCACCCGCTGTGTTGTCAGTAGCGGCTCGGTTTGCATTGTGAGCGATATCGAAAAACTGATGCAAAAGCAAATAGCGCGAATCGGAATCGAGCTGTGAAAACATTCTCTCGATTCCCATATGCGAATATCCAAGGCTGAGACGCTCGTCTCCTCCACCATGACGAACCAAAGCGAAGTATCCGCCGAACTGAGCCTTGACCAGCTTAAAGGAATGCGAACGAAAATCGATATTGTTCAAGCTACGTCCGCATTCTGAATATAAAACCACGTCAGTTGGCAGAGGTTCAGGTTGTCGCCATGCTTCAGAACCCCAGTTATCAATCTGTTCTGCATCCATGGCCAATCCTTCACTTTCTATCTTCGATAGTGGCAAGCGTTTTCGGCTCAAAGTACAGATCAAGTTCCGCTCCGCAGGAGAGAAGCTCAACGATTGAAATGTATCCCAGCTCAGGACCGTATCCGATGTTAGCCGAGCCGAAAGCCTGATGCTGCTCGGCTTCCATGTCCTTCTCGGTGATATAGTGATCGGTGCCCGAAGTGAAGTAATGCAGATAGGCGATAGCCTCTTTCCCTAAGCCGTCTTGCTCGTATGTCTTGGGCATTGTGGAGACCAGCTCGGCCAGGGCGCACAGTTTGTCGATGAAATACTGGCGCTCTTCTCCCCGGCACAGATCGCTAAGACAGCGAATCTGAGTCTTGCCAATGAACTGGCGAAGTTTATTGACGGCCGCAGCGGCTTCGAGCTTCGTATGGTGCTGCTCAACATCGGCTTGGGCATCGGCCACTTCACGATGATAAGCGGCTTTTTCTCTACCACTGGTTAATTCTCCCATTTCGTTTCTCTCTTTCCCCGCTGTGTAAATAGCGGATTCCCGACGCGGGTCTCATCCGTGTCGGGGACTCGCCACTTATTGCAGGTAGGGTTTCATCTTCTCAAGATCGTAGTTTGTGGTGATAATGACGTTCTTGTCGTTCGCCTTCACCAGTGTGGTAAGGATATCCTTGGCTTCCTGAATTTTCTTGTCGATGCTGGCCACGCTGGGCAGAGTGTTCTTATCTTTGAACCCCTCGGCGAATTTGACAGGGATCCCAGCGGCAGGCTTCAGGGAGATATGCAGCATCTTGGTGTTGCCGTTCCAATGCTCGGCGGCGACTTCGATCTTAATCGAAGTGTCCTTTTTGTGGACATGCATTTCCAAGATGTCAGAGGCATACTTCCGGAGTTCCTCCTCGTATTTCGCTTTGAGCTTTGCTTCGATAGCTTCCGCCTTCTCGGATAGCTGGCGAGCTGTTTCTAGTCTGTGGATCACAGTTTCAACGTTCGTGATTAAACCCGTTCGTGTGTATGAAAGTCTCATTGGCTTCTCTCCTTTTATAGTAAAACATCGGTTAGATAGGACTATACACGCACATGGTAACGTTTGTCAATAACTTTCTTTCGACTACTCGTAATGACGCGGACCAAATGATTCTTCCGGCAATCCCTCAGACAGGACGACAAAGAAATTCGATTCCCCGTCAACTTCCGGCAGGAAGTCAGAATCCAAACCACGGGCATCCAGCCATTCCATATCACGGAGGCATTGATCGCCGAATGCTTTCCTCGATTCTGTGCTAAGTTCCTCGGCGAGCTTGTCAACGGCTTCCTTTGCTGCTTCGGCTTGTTCTTCGGTTGGGAAATGCTGATAGGCGACGATGCGTTGATCCGTCCCCCACCATCCTCCCTCTTCAGGACCGCCATAGAATGGGCAGGATTCCATCAGGGTAACGTAAAAGGCTTTGGCCTGTATTGCCTGCCGGCAAACTCTGTTAAAAGCCTCCTGATTAAAACTGTCGGACATTTGGCTTCTCTCTTTCCCCGCATAATAAGCGGCCTCTGAGCTTGTGCACTGAGTGCACAAGCTCACTGGTCGATCATCATTGGAACTTGTCGAAGTATCCACGTTTGAACGGCTCCGAAGTAAAAGGAACTTCAAGCCTCCACCCGTCATTCAGAACGCCAAAACGTCCAAGGACATCATCCTTTGGTGCCGGAACCAGGTAGACATAGTTGCGGGTGTCGCGGTGTTTGAAGTCAATGCGGCCGCTTCTCTGCATGGTCATAAGCATGAACTCATCGGCGCTTGCGATGCGCGGCTTGTCGCTTTCTTGTGGGAGCGGCTGACTCTTCAAATGCCGATCCAAGGCAAGGAATAGGGTATTGATTTCACCTTGGGACAGTTTCCACGGATTCAGATTATCCATAAATTGCCTCCAGACTGCCCGCGTGCACTCAGTGCACGCGGGGAAGAGAATCACGAAAAGCGAGGGATAGCCTGATGCTTTTCAGGGTTAGCAACAAAATTCCCCCCGCGTGCTTCATATTCGGTTTCGGCAACTAGGAAGTGCGCCACGGGATACCCAGAACCGCGCAAGCCTCCACGGGTACATGTGACACCGACGAACCCCTTGGGAACTTGGGCATGCCATGAACCGTAAGCGGCAATGACTACCCAGTTGTCTTTGTTGTCGCGTTCAAAAATCTCTTGGTCTCGAGCATACGACATGCCGGGATAAACCACTTCGCCGGTAAACTTCTCGAAGGCTTCCGGCCTGTACGAGAGAAGAGTTGACCTGGCCGAGCCGTCTGCAATGGATTTCTTGAGGGAGTCAGACGTAATGGTGTCAGCGAAGACAAGAGCGGGAATGCTCCAGTCACAATCCTCCTCGTACCATCCGCCTTCGCAACGCATATATTCGGGAATCTGTGCGTTCAGTGCCCTTGTAACCTTTATCCCGCCATGGGAAGCCGTGGAGACAAACCACATGCCAGGTGCTTCCGGGCAAACGTCTTGAATCCTTCCCCATGGAGAACTGCCTCCTTCGTGTGGGGCACCGTTGAGCTGTTCAGACATTGAGTTTCTCTCTTTCCCCGCATAGGTGCGGATCCTCGGCGCAATGGGAGATTGCGCCGAGGACTCGAACCTAGCTTGTCAAAGACTGATCGAAATGTTTACGAGCAATGACGCGATTAGACCACGTGTCTTTCAGCTCACGGTAGCAGGAGAACGTAGTCAGGGCGTTAAGCCACTTCTTGGCTAGGCGGCAGGATTCAAAATAAACCACGTCAATTCCGATTGCGCTATCGTCAGGGATTGTGGTCAACGAATATTTATCTTCGTGCATTGACAGATCCTCCTATGCAGACTTTGCTGCAAACTTCGCGTGAAACTCACGGATAAGCTCATCGACATGGAAAGCCACGTTTATAATGTCTACCGAATGCTCAGTGGTCTCAAAAGATCGGGGAGCACGTACAAGCTGTGTAGCGCCGACAGCCCGGGAGAAGTGGAGGACGAATTGCCCAAACGTTTGCGGCCTGCCAAACTCGGCGGCTATCTTGTTCATTTTCTTGTCAATCGGTCCAAGCTGCTTGACGGCTCGCTGTGCGTCTCGAAGATCGAAGCGAGGGGCTTGATTCTCTACTGACCAGGCATACGAGGGGTTATCGCCTTGCTTCTCCCTGTCACACTGGCAGGAAGCCAGGACGTTATGAAGATCGGGATTGCGTTCCCATTCAGAGAAGTACTCCCACTTCTCGGCTATAAAGCTGTAGAGTTGTGGCCATGCGTGGACGTGAAAATAATAGCCGTCTCCAGAGGTTACGAGCCTGATACCGATTGAAGGCTTTTGTTTTTGTTCTGTCATGGGTTATTTCCTCCCTTTGGCTTTGGTGATTGCTTTGTTCAGTTTAATTCTGAGAGTGACTGCCCAAGCGGCATCAATCGGCAGAATTTCAGCGTAGGCGGCCTCGCAGGCTGCGAGCAGTTCAGGCGAACTGACGATAAGGTGAGCATTGCCGGATTTTGGGGAATCCATAACAGAGCAGATCTGCCCTAGATGTTTCCTCGCCTTGTCGTAAATATAGCAATAGAGAGGGTTTTTCTTTTCTGGGATTATTTCCCATGGGCCTTCTGTATGGTCTATCATTCGAGTCTCTCTCTTCCCCGCATAATTGCGGATTCCAGACACGGCCGGGAGCCGTGCCAGGAACTCGAAACTAGCGACGGGCGTCCACTTCCGAGAGACAGTCAGGGCAGAGAACCAAAGGCGGAACAACGGGAGCGGAACACATAAGACATTTCTCTGTATCCAGTTTAGGAGTCAAGGGTGTGTCATCGGGAAGAGCGTTCCAGAAATCCGGGCCTAATTCAGGCTTGCCAGGGAGAATATCATCGAGTAAGGTCAGGGTATTGAGAGCAGCACGACCAGCCACGGATCCGGCTTCGATGTCCATGTGGAAAGCCTTAAGTGCTTGTCTGACCTTGTGTTCAAAGAGTTGTGGATTCAATGGTTTTTGATACAATACAGCCATGAGTAAACCTCCTAAACTAAGGATTTTTTGGAAATGACTACGTAATCGCCGCTATCGTAAGGAGATACGGTAATGCCATACTTAACGCACTCAGTCATGGTTTCCCAGCAATGGAGGGAAACGGGTTGGCCAGCAAACCAAGCATAGACTCCCCATGAGGCTATATCGCACTCAACGCCATGGATACGGAAATAGCCCTGTTGTTCCCAGAAGAAGTCACAATCAAACCCTTCGCACAAGAGCAATGCGCGGAGTTTGGTCTTGAGACGACCTTCACGGGCGGAGAATCTTTTTGTTGTAGGACGCATTATAATTCTCTCCCTGTGGTATGATCGAATGGCCTGAAAACACGATACTTGGGAGTGCGCTGATGATCTTCTGCCCAAGCCTCAAGAACTTCGGACTCAGTAGGCCATGGACGCGCCCAAGAGATTGCATATACGCGCCCACGGGATTCAACTTCAACAAGCACATGGGTTTCCGGATATTGTGGGTGGGTTTTAATTGAGACTGCTGGGGATTTCATTGGAGTCCTCCTAAACTTTATATCGACAAGTATCGCCGAAACGTTAACATCTTGTCAAGTATTATCTTCTTTCGACAATGTACTAAGAGCGCAAGGCACACAGAATCAGGCAGATAGAAGCAAAAAATAATTTACGAGTGCACTAGTGCACAGATAGGGGAAAGAGCCATGGCAACGAGGAATCGAGGGGAAAAGCCTCCGATCATTGCCAGAATGGACAAGAGGAAACTGGCAGAGCTGATGATCGAAGTGGGAGGAATGACTCAGACAGAAGCCGATCACGGAATACAGGGTATCAGCCTCGCTCTCGAAACCTGGATAGAGGCAATGGCAAGGAACATTCCCAGAGGTACAAAGGCAATATGCACATTGACAGGTCTCGGACGTATCGAAATAGGATATCAGCGCGATAGACCGCTGTCCGCATGGAGAACCAGGTGGGGAATCCCCCAGACTCCCAAATACCTGACCGTCACCTTCGTCCCCAATGAACAAATCACCCGCATCATCGCCAAAGAAAACCGCTCCATCCGCCTCGCCTACCTCCCCACCATCCGCGCCGCCCGCCTCAAGAACCGCCATGATTACGACCAATTACGCCAAAGGCATGCGACAAACCAAATGCAGGCAGAATCATAGCGCGAAACAGAATGCCGAGTGCTAACACCCAAAGCCAGGAAAAGGGCAAATTGTGGCATGCATGTCGGCAGCCATGATGCTATTGTCCTCATCCTAATCCATAGCTAGGACTACACTTACGTCTATGTCTAACATGGTAACAATGCAGCATAGTGTTACCATGTCCGGAGGGTGAAAACGCTAACTCCAGACGTGCTAATGACATAGACCGTGATCGGCAGAGCTCGAATCGCAGTAATAGAAGATGCGACGAGCAAATCCGCGCAAATCAGGCATCAGCAACGCCATGGACTGGGACCGAGACCAGGGACAGGACGAAATTCTGGGCAGGGAAAGGTCGAGGGGCAGGGGTAGGTCGAGGGTGAGGGCATGGCCAGGTCTTGGATTCGGTACCTAACCCTGATATGCATAAAAAAGTTTTCTTTTCCGTGCTACTTTTTTCGCTTGACACGCGAATATTACCGTGTAGAATCGCGTTAGACACTAACTTTCATGATCACAGATGACACATGGACTGCCCAAGATGCCAGACGCCGGAAAAGGACGAAAGAACTGGTCCAAGTAGCCAGAAAAGCGGGAGTTATTCCGGTAATCGAGGGGAAGTTCTTCCATCATCCGGATTACGGGCGTCCTTTGTATGGGGTTTTTGTCTGGGCAACCGATCATTTAAGGTTGCATGCAGGGAAGATCATACCTGAGCTTGAATATCGGGATTACTGGCAGGACGGAAGAGAGGTTTACGAGGAATACGCACGGGAGTCGGCCAGGAAACGGATAACCCGATTGCAAAGGAGATGGTTGATGATGGATGGGAACGCGTTGCGGGATTTGCGGAAGATAGCCGGGCTTCGGCAAGGAGAAGTGGGCGCTGAGTTGGGCGTAAATAATGACACGATCTGCCGGTGGGAGTGCGGAGCGAAGGAGATTGAGAAAGTGTACTGGGAGGCGTTCGAGCGGCTGATTCGTGATGCGGATAGAATTTTGGCAATCAAGCGTGGCCGGCGCCGGAGGAGAGTGGCAGCGCGGAGCGGGTTTCGAGGGGAGGACGAGTGATGGGGAAAGTGATTGATCAGGACGATCGGGATTTATGGAGAAGCATTCTGGAGATGACCGGAGGGGAACAAGCTGCGGCGGTCGTGATGGCGGGAGCGATGGTTGCGCGACAGATAGCGACACTCCGGGCGGAGATCATCCAGCGGATTGACGCAACGATAGCGAAAGAGGCTGAGGGATGAAGATGCCCTATTTGTGGGTGATTCTGGTGCGGGCTCAGAAGGACACTGAATGGTATTTCCGAAGCACTTGCAGATCCAGGCGGGAAGCACGGGAACAGGTTGAGTGGTACAAGGGTGCTTATCCGGCGCCGACAAGTCCGATCACATTCCGGATCGAGAAGTACATTCCGGCAAAATGGTGATGTCGCGGGAATCGTGGGCTTTTCGGGGGTAATTATGGCGAAACGGGGCTGGCGGCAGGAAGCGGCGCGGAGGCTGATGAAGACGTTGAAGCAGGGGCCGGCTTTCTCGTCCTGTTTCACGACCAGGGAGTACAGCTCGAAGCACGCGAAGGAAGACTATCAGCTTTGGCTGCGGAGCTGGCCGAGCGGATCTGCGAGGAGATTGCAGGGTGAAAGGGTAAAAATATGGCTGATTGGAATGTTGTTCGTTATGACCCTAATTACGAAGAGAAACTAGACGATGAGATTATCCCTCTTTGTGACGCGCTAAATGCCGCCGGATTTGTTACAACATCGTCCTGTTGTGGACATGGACGAGGGTGGCCGCATGTATATTTCGAACACAGTACAGACGAACGCATTGAAAACCTAGCGAGATTTGTTCTTAAAATTGAGAGCGAGTTGGGCGATTACCGACCGGATTTCACGATATGGCGAAAGGAAGTTCTTATCCAAGGATATGCATGGTGCTTGGAAATACGTCTCAATGATGTATACGCGAATACTTCGCCAGTTGTAGCCTTAGAGGCCGCAAAGATGGCCATGGATCGAGTTACCAAGGCAATCGAATCTTGGACGGCGATGGAAGCGTGAGCCTGAAAATAACCTGCGATGCGGAGCTGGGTGCTGCCGTATGTCGAGGAACTTCTTGCGGCAGTTCTTCCGAAGAAGAGCAAGGAAATAAAAGGAGGATCTGATGGACGTCAAAAGCATCAAAAATAACTGCAAATGGCTCTACGCGATCGCAGCGAATGATCCTAAGAACGCTCGGGAGTGTCCGTATTGCGGTAGGCCGGCTTTCCTACGAGTAATCACCGAAGGCGCCTATGCCAACAATCCAAAGGTCGTGGCCGCGCACACGGCGATGATCCAGATGGGTGCTGAGATCGATGTCTTCCTGGCGCTCGAATTCTGCGACAAAGCGCCGAATCCGCCATGTCTGGGACTGGCTACAAAAACAGGAGTGGTGCTCGAATGAGCGAGGATCAGGACCGGTTTATGCAAAACATAACGCGAGTAGACCCGCGGAAGCGATGCTACTGCGGGTGGCATTTTCTTGGGGGGTGCCTACACTGTCCTCCGGGAAAGACTCTGTATGACAGGCTGAATGATCCGACTCGTGGTGGAGGTCTGTCGAGCGTGTGTGAATGCAATGGGAGGTTTCTTATGGGAATTGACCGCGGGGCAATCGAGATTCTGAAGGCGGATCTGGCTAATGCGAAGCAGGTTTTCGAGCGGAGTAAGAATGATCTGACGGTGATCGACGCTCAAATTCGGGAATTGCATGAGCGGCGCAAACCGTGGGAGAGGGTATTCCAATTTCAGCGCAAAAGAGTGACCAAGCTGGAAACGGTCATCGGGATGTTGGAATGCACGGATACTCCTCTCGAGGAAAATGAGAAAACCCCTTCGACCGCGAAGGGCCCAGACATGAAAGACCTGCTTGTCCGGATTGCCACGAACGTTAATTCGGAGATGCTCGAGAGTCTTCTCTTGGCGGTCCCTGATGCCTACTTGGACAATAAGGCGCTTACCCTTCGTCTCTCGGCCAGTGGTTTTGACTCCATCCGGGAACGAATCACGGCGAACAGAGAGAGAATCGAGAAAGCGGCCGAAAAAGTGCTCGGCTATGGACCGATCAGAGTGTTTGTCAATAAAAAGGAAGAGGTTTTCGAATGAATTTCCCAAGATTGTGGGTGGTCGAGTCATGGAGCGATATTTCCGAGGGATGGAAATTTCGAGGCTGCAAAACTACTCGGCAGGAAGCTCGGAATTTTGTTGAGAAATGTAAAACGAACGACCGGTATTGTGGGTATGAGGTACTCCCGTACCGGGTGATTCAGTACCAACCAGTAGTTTCACGTTAAACAATTCAAAAGGAGAGTGTTATGCCAGCAACAACCGATGATTATGCTTTGTTGAATGAGAAAGGAACGAAATTGTTGGCCGCGCTGCCCGGGATTCAGGCTGCAAAGTTCGACGTGCCGGACCTGTTGGCGCTGAATTTCTACACGATGGCGCTGCTTGGGATGGCGACCATGCTCGGAGTGCCGATTCCGGTGGTCAATACCCAGCTCTCGATCCTGGAAAAGGATATTGATGAGCTGTTGCGCGAGGAACTGGTCGAGGACTTGAATGTGAAATACTCGATCGTGGCCACTCCATTCCAGGACACGGCGAAGGACAAGGAGCTGTTTGCGAACCTCCTACCCTCGATCCTCCAGGCGATCACGAATATTCAGGCATGGTTCAAGTTGGACCAGGGAACCCGGTTCATGCTGGCTTCTCAGCAGACCGCCGCGGGGAAACAGTCGATTATGCTGACGAACCAGGTCACCATCATATCGAACCAGAACGACATGATGACCGTGCTTGGAAAGATCTTTTCGAAAATCGGAGCGTAAACTTACGCAGCCGGTATATCACCAAGGAGGTATGCAGCTATGCCTGCAAAATGTTGCAAAGAGAAGTTTACAAAGATACCGGACAATGTTCCGGTGTTCACCCTTATCGGATGGGACAAGTTGGGAATTAGAACCATCCGGTTTTGGCTTGCCGAAGCTGCCGCCAATGGAGTTCCTGTCACGAAGTTGAGGAAAGTACTCGACGATTTGCAATGGTTCGAGGAATACGCCGAGAAAGAGCCTGGCATGATGAAGATGCCGGACTGATACCGGGGAGGTAGGAAATGGACGCGAAAAAGAAAGAAAAGTCTGGGCCGTACTTCCCCGGCCAGGTCCCATCCGACGAAGCGGGACATTTTTTCCCGGACGTGTTGCGAGTGATGGATTTCAAGGTTCGCAAAAATGTCTTTGTCAGGTTGATGCATTGTTCGTTCTGCGGATTCCAGGTCCACGAAATACAGATGAGGCAATTCACGCTCGGCCGGGGCTTTGCCGGCATGGGGTTCAATGACCCGGACCTGTTGCGATATAGGGAAATGAAGAAACATGAGCTTCGAGTCGTATTCGCCACCCCGGCCAAGGCGCCTCGGAGATCCCCAAAATGACCATGGAAGTGAATCCGAAGTTCGAAGAGATCGTCCGGAAAGCGGTCGAGGAAGCCTTCGTCGACGAGGCCGAGGCGTCGATCAAGGAAGCGGTCCTGAAGTTCGAGAAACAGCTCCGCGAACGTTGCGCCCAGTACGCTGTGAATATCCAGCGATACATGTCCATGCAGGTGCTCCGTGAGGATATCGTCATAACCATCCGCATCCCCGAGGACAAAAAATGACCTGGCAAGAGTTTATCCTGGCGATGGTCGGTACTTTGGCATGGCCTGTTGTGATAGTGATCGCAGCCTTGGTGCTGAGACGAGAATATCGCAAGCAGATCCGAGAGGAGAATGACCGATGAAAAGTCTGGGATTCTGGACCGGAGTCGTAGCAGCTTTTGGGGTGATCATCCTGAGCACAGTGGCAAAGCATCTTCCACTCGATGTCGGCAAGAAAATTAGCATGTCGATTGCGCTGTACTTTCTGTTTGCCTTGTGGGGCGTACTCTGCTTTTCCTGTGGTGAGCATAATAAATGAAGGCAAAACCGGTTTGGTTCTGGCTCCTGCTCGTCTTGGGCGCCGCCCTGGTAGTTTTCGGCGTGATTGCGTACCGGATCTGCAACGAACTGCCTTTTACGGGGTAAGCCAATGAATACCGCGAAAGAGTTGATCGAGGTCGGAGAGCTTCTCAAAAGGGTGATCTCCCTCCTCGACGGCGCCCGGAAGGAATACCAGGAGGACCAAGGAGAAATCTTCCGTCTCAAAGCTGAACTCAGTCGGACATTAGCTGAACTCGGTCGGACATTCAACTATCGTGAGCTTCTTCTGGTAAAAGAAAAAGAACTCGGGATCGCCCGCATGATCCATGAGAGCTGCGGAAGGAAGATCAATGATGCTCGCTGCGCGGCCGATGAGGTCAAGGAAGAACTCGAAGAGACTAAGGCCGAGCTCGAAAATGCCGAGATAGCTCGTAAGAAATGGGCCGAGGACAACGCCCGGCTGGTCAAGGAACTCTCCGACGCCAATTACTGGAGAGAACGTCATATCCGTGAATCTAGTCAGTGGGCCGAGCAGTCCCAGGAGAACTGGAAACGGGCGGACGCCTACAGTAAAGAACTCGTCCGTGAGAAGGAACTCCACAAGTCTGCTCTGGAAGTCTCCGAGCAGCGCCGGCTGGAACTCGAAAGCGTTCTGAAAAGGATTGAGGAGTTTCATGAACATATGGACAAGCTGGACCGGTTGATGAATTCGGAGGCTCACAAATGAGATGCCGACGACTTTGGGTGGTCGAACGTGCTCCAGCCGGGACAAAAGACTGGGGAAGAACGATTTTGATTTTATGGACGCGAAAGAAGGCTCAAGAAAAGATATTGGCGATGCGTAGAGCTTTTGGTTTCCAGGTCTTCAAATATCGAATTGTCAAATACATTCCAGCCGATTGGGAGTGAAACGATGAAACTATCACTGATTCTTATCTGCCTTGCGGCTCTACTTTCGTGTGCGTGCGGAGATGTGGACCAAACCGCGGTCTCCGTGAGCGGAGATTCGAAGACCGGAGTGCCGCCTACTGTCAATCTCCAGCGAGCTACTTCAGAGATCGCGCCCGACTGTACCCAGGCCACTCTCCGATGGAACGGAAAGTTCATGTTCGAAGGCGAAGTCTACACGCCGACTCTTCCACGGCGAACCATCCAGGAAGCGATCGCCGACTGGTATCCCAATTTTGATATCGTGCGGATTGAGCGAGACGTAAAGAATTCAGATACATACTTCGTCACCATGAAAAAGAGGTCCCAATGAGTCTCCTCACGAAAACCGTTATGAAGGAATATGGCGAGGCCCGGGAAGCAATTCTGGACTTTCTGAAAGGAATAAATACCTGGCTTGTAGACGTCAAGCTGGTGGACTGTTCGAAACAACCTGAAAAACTTCTCGAATACATCAATGGGTTTGCCAGAAACCTGTCTGAGATCCGATGCTGGATCGAGAAGAATACGAAGGTATCCACTCCCGTGGATAAGTGCCTTCGGGTCCAGATCAAGGAAGGATGGGAAGGCGCCGGCCGGGTAGGGACTCAGATCGGCAACCCATGGCACGATAAACGGAGCGGCACTGTCTGGTTCCCTGTCCAGTGGGACGGCGAAGAAGATCCCGATTGGCAGAAGGGTCCTTCGATCACCTATAAACCGGATGAGGATAAAAAATGACCGGGTTGTTCCTAAAACGTCGGATCAGAATCCAGGGTAAGGAATTCGAGCTCTACCGAGTGAAGGTCTGGACCAGAATTTGGAAATCAGTTCCCGTTCGGCTTTGGGTTTGGCGGGCAAAGTATCCATTTATGGCTTGGGTGCCGATGACCCGTAAGGAAACAAGATTCCGGAAGATCTGGTACACGGTGATGATGCCGAAGGGTGGACCGGCGACCGAGAAGAGCATGGCCGCGATGATCCGGTATCTGAAGTATGCATATTTCGGGATTGAGAGGCCCCAATGAATGATTCGCTCTTTGTTCTGGACCCGTATATCGACAAGATCAAGGAAATGTCTCCTGAAAAATGGTCTATGGCTATCGATGCCATCGGCGAAAAGAATGTCGGGGATGTATTCCCCACTAAAGAGGATGCGATCGCAAAGCTGATCGCCCGGGCCCGGCACCGGGTCTCCGAGGCAAAGTACAACGTGAACACTGAAAAAGCCAAGCTGAACCGGGCCCTGAAGAAATACGTGGTCGAAGTGGTCGAAAAGTAAAAAAAATGTTTGCTCTGTTTCAGGATAAAGTCATGATGCCATGGAAAGTTTGTATAGTAAATTCACTGATCGCAATAGTTCTTATCGTTATGCTCGCGTTCGCACTGACTTCCCGCTGGAGCGCCTACGAACTGATTATGGCAATTATAGCTGTTGGCCTGTTTGAGTGGCGAAGTCGTCTTCCTAGAGGAGTAAAGTAATGGGAGACGGGAAAGTCACCTATGAAGGCGAACGGATAATTAAAAACTGGCTGGGCAGCGTTGGCCGGCTCACTGACGCTCAGGCGTCTGTGGTTCGGGCGGAAGAACACAGAAAGATTTGCCAGGACGAACTTGGAAAGTGGATTTGCCCGAATGACGCGAAAGCGGGAGAGTCGTTTTGCGTCTGGTTCGGAGATTCATTGATCAAAGCAGAAGTCCTTGGAAAGAACTCTTATAGAGTTTCTGTCAGAGCTCGAGGGAAATCTCTTAGGAGTTGAGGAGAGAAAACAATGGGCATAGCCGAAGAAATCGATATTGCGATGGGTACGACAGCGGGAGCTAGATTCCGGAAACTGTTGGTTGAGGTCGACGGGGCCCGGGCGTTCTTCGAGAAGTGGCGTAAGCAGTCCGATTACTGGGAGCAGAGATACAAAGAATCGGTCAAGGAAGTGAATGCGCTGGATCAGGCGCTCATTGGTTCTCGGCAGTCCGAGGCCGATGCTCGGAATGCCGCGAACGTTCTGGCCGACCAGTTTGCCGAAATCTCAGACTACATCCGGGATAACTTTCCCGACCAGTTTGGAGAGAAGACGCAGATTGCGGTCGACACGGCTTCGGTTACACTTTCTCATGAGGATCCTGGCGCGAGAGATGTGATAGGCTCGCATCGTGCCGGCGCGGTCATGGGACCTCAAACGGTTTTCGAGAAAACAATTTTCCTCCTGGGCGAGCTCCTGAAGATCCGGCAGAAGTTTGGCGGGTCCGGCGCCGACAAGATCAACCGCCTCATTGGAGGAAAAGACTGATGGGGTATAAAACGCTGATGGCGCGGGCATCTTCCCGGCGGAGGAGTGGAATGAATCTCTCGTACAAAATGAAGGAATGGCTGAAAAAGCAACTTGGCCTGCCGGTCTACTGGGAAAATATTCTCCGGCTGCGTGAAGAAATCAGTCCCTTAAAAAGTGAGGTCCGGGATCTGAAGCGCAAAATGGAAGAGATGGACACCTTGACGAAGGACCTGGTAAACATCGGCGTCGACGTCCATTTCAACGAGCCACACATGATTCTGATCTACAGCCGGCTCCACGGCGGGCAGCTCCGGCATGTTGAGGCTAATTTCAAGGACATGCGTGATCTGAATGATTTCTGCCGGAGACTCAGCGAGCAGTACAAAACTTCCAGGCTGACAGCCGATATGCCTGCCGGAATGCCACGGGAATGGCTCACGGGGAAATGGTGATGGGAAAGAAGACCTTCTTTGACATGGGCGCCAACATGGTTCACGTAGATCCGCCCAAATTTGATTTCAAATACGAGATCGGTATGGATCCCGCGGTGCCGCGTGGAGACAGAACGACCGCTTCTGAGATCAATGAGAAGGCCAGAGAAACCCAAAAGCTGTTTGACCGGATCATCAATGAGACCGCAGACCAGTTCTATGCGGAGATGATGATGGGAGCTTCCATCTGGGGAACCTACTCGAATATCGGCGCGATATTGAAAGAGCGGTCGACTCCCCCGGCCGGGGAAGGCCCTGTCATCGACCTGAAGCCGGAAGACTACCATGAGGTTGTCGAGCGAAAAGAGCTCCCGAAAGGAGAATAGCGATGCCAGTGTTGAAAATTCTGATGAACGCCGAAGGGATGAACAAAGAACTGGATCCGGAAAAGATCATCCATTTGAAAACACCGATCACTGTCGGCGCCCTTGAGGGCGGGATGGAGAGCGGAAAACCGTCGATCGCGTTCATGTTCGACCTTCCGGACGGCCGGACAGTGATCGCGGAGACCTCGTTGCAGTTGTTTGTTACCGCGGCCAGGGCATTCACAGCCAAATTCGGAGACCAACTCGAGCCATGAGACCGTGTTCTGTCTGTGAAACCCCATCTGAAAACCTTCACCTCGTCGGAACTGATGAGTTTTGCGAGAAGTGTTTTCAGGAGTTTCGCCCAAGACCTGATCCCGTAATTAAATATGACTCACGTATAGTAATTCCGAGACCATGGAATAGAGATTTTCCGATGCCCACGGATGACTATCCATGGATTGTAGACAAAGCGAAAGAACGAGATGACTTGGACAATGCAGCCGGCCTTGAACATACCTCTTACAATTCCGAAGCCTTGTCATTTGAAGACCGTCATTATTATGGAATGACCGGAGAATATGGCTTTTGCAAATGCTATGGCTTTGATCACAAAAAGGATGTCATCAATCATAAGAATGAAAAGGGAACCGGAAAGGGAGATGGTGGAGTAGATTTCCATAAATGGGGAAAGAAAATTGCGGCACAGGCAACCAGATATCCAAATGGGAAGTTGATCTTTAGGGAATCTGGAGTTTCCAAGACTTCAAACTGTGATTTCGTTTGGGGTTGCTACCACGTTCGCGGTAATCCATTGATCAGGTTTTTGGGCTATTATCCAGTTCGATGGGTGGGACCAAACGGTAAAGGTCACGATATCCCATTCTTCGAGAATCGAGCTGTCGAACAACAATATATCCTTCCCATTGAGTGGCTCCCATACCATTGCGAGTTTGGCGATGAGTGGGTATACGAGAGAAGAGGAAACCTAAGATGATGAGCCCGAAGGAACGATACGAGCGGGATCCTGTCTTCAAGAGCCTGGTCGATCTGATCCATTCATACATTGCTCAGGATGACGGCCGGACCTGGACGCCGACCGAGCTCCGAGAAGCCTGCATGCTGGCCTGCGCCCAGTATGAATATCTCCACATTCGGCCGATCGTTTACGATACGAGGGGCAACTTCTTTTCGCCTCCTCTCATGCGAAAGCCTCCGGAGAAACCATGAGCATCGATGAAAATCTGGAACTTAGGCTCCAAATCAAAGTTCTTTCTCTGGAACTTCGGGCTTGTCACACGCGGATCAGAGAGCTCATGGACGAGCGCGATAGGCTGACAAACCGGGCTCAAATCGCTGAGACGGCTTTTGTCAATGTCCAGTCCGAACTGAAGAAAAAGAGGAAAAAGTAATGGGCATGACTTGGCGGAAGGTAGTTGGATACGATACCTATCGGCATTCAAGCTGTCCTCGGAATGCAAAGGGTTCAAACGTGATGAAGCTGGAGTGCGGGCACGAAGAAGTTAGGAAAGCGTCTTACGGAGTCCCGAAGAAAATGCATTGCCACGAGTGCCACTGGAAGGAGCAATATGCAAAGGATCGTGATTTGGCTCAAGTGCCTGATCCGGCATGACTGGCAATACGAGCAGCATATTCTGTTGAGTGTGGCAATCGGCAGTTTGCCAAAGTCCGAGATTGTCATTTGCTGGAAGCAATGCCGGCGCTGCGCTGCGAGTAAACTGGTTCACATCCTGAGGTAAGACCATGACAAAAGACTACGAAGACGATGTGTGCGAGAACTGCGCGACCTCCGATCCGGAGGATGGCGTTGAGCTGAGGGGTTGCGGTCACGTTCTCTGTGAACGATGCTTTGCCGGCGACTGTCCTATCTGCAAGGAAGAGGCTGACGAATAATGGAAAATTTAATTGAAAAAGCCAGGCTTTTCGCTGCTCTCGCTCACTCCGGCCAGGTACGGAAATATACCGGTGAATCCTGTTTGAATCATTGTAAAGAAGTGGTCTCGATTCTCGAGGAGCACGATATCCGGGATCCGGAAATGATCGCGGCCGCCTGGCTCCATGACACGATCGAAGATGCACTCCTCACACGGGAAGATCTCACGATGTTGCTGGAAGAACACGATGTTATCAGTCTCGTCGTCGAGCTGACCCATATTGCCCGTCCCGAAGATGGGAATAGGGCTGAGCGGAAGGCTAAAGATCGGAGTTGGCTGGCCAACGCGAGTGCCCGGGCCCAGACAATCAAATGCGCGGACATCATCTCCAATACGATATCGATCGTGGAGCGGGATCCAAAATTCGCCAAGATCTATATTCCCGAGATGAGGCTTCTTCTGAAAGTGTTGAAGTTCAAGGCTGACCCAGGATTATGGGAACGAGCCAGCTCGATCGTGGCGAAAGCGGAGCAAAAACTGTTATGAAGATCTTTGGAACCTGGCTGCCATTTATTGGATACCGGCGTTTTTGCTCCGACGAGCGCGGATTCCCTCTGCTTCGAGAGGACAAGTATGTAGAGTCAAAGTGGTACAGGGACTTTCTTATGGTTGAATGGTTCAACCATGGATTGCTAATTTTCACAATGCCGGTCAGCCGGGTAAAGGAGTAGAGTAATATGGTAGACCTTAACAGAGCAGGAAGTCTAACACCGGAAATTGAAGCCCAGATCGACGATATGTTTGAGTACCATGCTTGGGATGTGTCCAAGCAGGGAGCCGGTCTGGTTGTTCGTAGGGCCCTGGCGGAAGCTGTCAAGCTGATCGTTGTGAACGTTCCTGCCTGCCCCGATCGCAGCACGGCAATTCGAAAGATCAGAGAAGCCAGGATGGATGCGAACTCCGCCATCACCCATGGAGGGAAATACTGATGCTGATGTGCACTGAGTGCTCAGTGACCTTTGACGAAACCACGCCGATCGGCCGGCTGCGTCGGAAGTGCCATGAATGGCGCGGCTGCAACCTCATTGTGATTCACGAAGGGAATATCCGACCGCTACCAGTGTTTGATCCCGCTCTGCCCGGGCCGCGCATTTCCTACATACCGATGGGAATGCCGCTGGGCACCGGTCGGTTTGAGTCGCAGGAACCACAGTCCCGGCGCCGGAGAGAAGACGATGACGATAACTCGATCCTTCCGGTCCTTGGCGCAGCGACAGCGATCATCTCCGGATCACTGTTTTCCGATCCCGATTCTAACCCGGTAGTAGCTCCTGGTCCTTCGCCGGAACCCGACCCGCCGACCTTTGAGGCCGGAGGCGGAGACTTCGGCGGCGGAGGCTCAGATGGTTCGTGGTAATGCCATGAAGGACCCGTATCCCATGCCAGCTTTGTGCGATTGGTGCGGAAACCCTGGCCTACTTTCCTGGATGGAGAACGTCGGACGCTGGCTCTGTCCAAGGTGTCAGCCCAAAGTCATAGAAATGTTCGATAAGGAACACCAGCGCAAGATGAAACTCAGGAAAGACTATAAAGAACCGGGGGTCCGATAATGCCCTGCATACCTATAAAGTTCCCGGACGGCGGCGGAGTGATCGCTTGTACTCGAGGGCGAACACCGAAGTCGAAAAAATGCGTCTATTGTGGCAGGCCGACTACTTTATTGTGTGACTGGAAGTTCTCGGACGGTAAAACCTGCGATGCTCCAGTCTGTTCCATGTGTTCGGTTCACCATGGCCCAGACGTGGACTATTGTAAAAGGCATTTTGAAACACCAAATCTAAAAGGAATTGTTGACTGATGCTTGAACTTCTGAAGATGATCCAGGCCGCAGCCAATGAGATGTGTGACATCGCCACGCAGTTCCCGGAACGCTATGGGGTCTCGACCAGCGTCATGATTCAATCCATTCTGGATGATGCGTACCTGTTAGAGCAAAGGATAGCAACGAAGCTCTACACTTATGATCCGGACAAGGGAATAATCCCAGCGAAATTTGGTTGACAAATTACTCTACAGGTAATATTACTATACAAAACTGGGAGAGAGACTGATGAAAAAGACGAACGGAAACCCGATGGATGGCGAAACAGAAGAGGTTGCGACGGAAAAAATTCAAGCCCTTCTCAGTTCTCTGGTCGGAAAAACTGTGACGAAGGCCGAATTCTCTGAAGAAGAAGGGTACCGGATCGAGATTGGACCGTCGTTCTGCATGAGATCATGCTCGGCGCACACTCTTTTATTGACTAGGACGATTCAATGACTTTCAAACTGGGAGATCGCGTCCGGCTCGTCCGCGGCGCCCAGCTAAGTATAACCTGGAGGAAAAACAAAAACCGCATTGGAACGGTCGTCCGCATCCATGACAATGATCCGTATCCATTCCCAATAGAAGTTGACGTATTATGGGATGGCAAGATTAGCCTTGAGGACTGGTGGGAACAAGCACTTGAAAAGGTAGAGGATCAAAAAGATGAGCGATAAGATCAGCCCGGAGAACTTCACGCAACTGAAAGGCAACCGTCCGATTCCTCCTGAGATCAAGCAAGCGGCCGTCGAGAGGATGGAGCTGGCTCGGCAGATGTTCGTGGATTATGACACGTTTGCCAGGAAGGCCGGAATCACCATTATCATGCAGGTCATGGCGATAGAAGTCGGGAACGGCGCGACTGCTATAGCAACGGTCGTGAATAAGATGGTGGACCAAGAAAAGGCCAATCTGATTGTCAAGGCAATGGGTCTGGGGGAAGAGGAAATGACGAAGGCAATTGGAAAAATCATGGAGGAACTTCACAAATGAGCGGAGTATTCAGCATCAGACAGGCAGCATATCTCATGGGCATGCGGGTTGAAACGGTCAAGAGAATGATCGACGGAGGAAAGCTCCTCACGATTAAGGCCCTAGCAAAGAACGCGGACGATGATGACCCGATCATCCACGAAACAGAAATGTCCCGCTTTCAGCACCCTTGGGAGCATATCTTCCGGCTGGATGAGAGAGCGAACGCCCAGCAGACTCTTGTCGAGACTCTGAAGACGAAGATCAACGAAAGCCTTGGGGAAAATTATAGGTCCGACGTCGAGGAAATGAGGCTGGACCTCGAGCAGATGCGGGCTGAGTACCAAAACATCTTGATGGCTTATCAACGCGTAAAACCGATGCTCGATAAGCTGCCGGCCGTGTACGAGGACGTCCAGGGCATCAGGAATTCTTTGAACAGTCTGGAACCGTCAATCCTGGAGAAGATGAAAGGCTATATTCGTCGCAGAAAGAAGTAAAGTAAACCAATATTCGAAATGTCGCCCCTTGCGCGGGGCGTGGATTGAAACGACAGGCACAAAAGTCATGAGCGAAGAAAGCAAACTGACGACAGAACGAAGAATCGAAGGTCTCCTCTCTCAGCTTGCCTCGTTCGATGAGCGGATTCGAACGGTTGAAGAGCGTCAAAGAGAAATAGAGAAATGGTGCGGCAGGCTCTATTCTGTCGTAGAACCAATTTACAAATGGTTCCAAAAAAAGAAACCGGATCAGGAGATTTGAATGTCACAAAAGTACCAGATCATTTTAATCAATGGACAGGTTCAGATCGAGGCAGACGATCTTCAGGTTGACGAAAAAGGCCATCTCTGCGTTTATGGCCATGATCCAGAAATGGGGGATCCGAAGCTAATGCTTCAGGTCAACGCTCGCCATTGGGTAAGCTGGATGTTTTCAGATGGCCCCCCGAAGGTCATCCCGGTAAGCGCCATTCCGCCGATACCTCCGTTTGGCAGGAAAATGTGATTATGGCTTCAACAAGACTGGGTAGAGAAGGGAGAAACCGTGAAGAGGACAAAACACGAACCTCTGGAGACCTATCTAAAAAAGATTGAAGCAGCCGTCAAGTACAAGGATTTAATCGAGCCCTCGGAAGATCCGGCGAAAATGTTCAAAAGATACGCCCGGATCGTCCATCCAGACGTTGTTCCGGACGATTTCAAGGCCCGGGCGACCAAAGCCTTTGCTAAATTGAATGAACTGTATTCCCTTGCGACCAAAGGTCCGGCGCCCGTCCAGGTTGTAATCGGCGGGTATGTGGTCACGGTCCCATTCGCAAAAGGGGATATCGCTGATATCTACGAAGCGGAACATTCGGATGGTCTTCCATTCCTGCTTAAAATAGTCCGGAAGCCGATCGATAACGATCTGATGGACCGTGAAGCGGAAGCTCTCAAGCTGCTACGCGGCTCGGGACCCATGGGCAATTTTCACAAATATCTGCCGAACCTTCAGGCGAGAACGAAAGCCTCTGGCCGTAGAGTGAATGTCTTCGTCCGAGAAGAGCAACACTTCACGTTAAAGCAAATCATGGTTCTAACCGGTGGATCGATAGAGGATTTCCGGCACATAGTTTGGATGGGGAACCGGGCACTGAGCGTGCTTGGGTTTGTCCATCGAGAAGGATATATCCACGGAGCGGTCCTGCCGGACCATCTTCTTTTCAACCCGGCCGACCACGGATTGAAGCTGATCGACTGGTGCTACTCCTGCAAGTCCCGAAACGGAGACAGGATTCCGGCCCTGGTTAAAGACTACCAAGATCTATATGCCCCGGAGGTCAGGCTGAAGAGGTTGCCGTCGCCGGCCACGGACATATTCATGCTGATGAAGACTCTGGAATTCGCTGCGAATTCAGTGCCAAAGCGTTTCAGGGATCTTATTAGATGGTGTATGGCAGGACAACCGGCCTCGCGGCCGCATGACGCCTGGGGAGTTCAGGACCGTTGGATCACTCTTGCCAAAGAGGAATTTGGTCCAGCGAAATTCGTTGAATTAAAACTAATCACAAAATAAGGAGAAAAGCAAATGGGTGGAAGTTCATATTCAAAAGTCGATTACGCATCTCGAACAATAAGCCGGGTAAATCTGGCTTCTGCCATGGGAATCAGCAAAGAGGATGCAACTTTCAAATATAGCCACGACATCAAAACTGGAGTGGCGGAAGCCAAAGTCCATCCCTCACTCGATCCTAAAGGCGTGAAGATCCGTGAGGCCCGAGATTCAGACAAACATCCGGTGTCCGTTCCTGTGGCCGTGATCTGTGACACCACGGGATCCATGGACCAAGTTCCTAAGATCATCCAGAAGGAGCTTTCGAAGCTAATGGGATGCTTCTTGGATGACAAGGCGTCCGGCAAGAAGTACCTGGGAGAAGGCTACCCGGCAATCATGATCGGAGCTGTCGACGATTACGATGCCATGCGTAGTTTCGCCGGTAGCGGTGGAACATTCCAAATCGGGCAGTTCGAGTCAGGCATCGAGATCGATGACAACCTGACGAACCTGTGGCTTACCGGCATGGGCGGCGGGACCTATGATGAAGAGTACGAGCTGGCGCTCTATTTCATGGCCCGGCACACGGTCCACGATCACATGGAGAAGCGCGGCCGGAAAGGCTACGTCTTTCTGATCGGCGACGAGCACGCATACAGGAAACTTACAAAACAGAAGGTCCTGGACGTCCTGGGCGAGACCATCCAAGACGAAATCAGTCTTGAGGCCATCCTCGAGGAAGCGAAACAGAAATATCACATTTTTATGATAATCCCGAACATGACCTCGCACTATTCCGATCGGGAACTCGAAACCTGGTGGGTCCGTCATCTCAGCCAACAGAACGTGATCAAGCTGGAAGACCCGGCGAAGATCTGCGAATGCATCGTGTCCGCGGTAGCCATTTGTGAAGAATATGTTGGTTTGGACGACATCGTATCTGATGGTGTCGCTGACGCTGGTATATCTTCATCATTGGTTGCTTTGAGTAAAACCACTGGTGAGATCAGCCGTTATTCGGCAGACGGACTCCCCTCGGTTTCCGGTAATGCCGGTGGAGTTGACAGGTTGTAGAGCATGATAAAAAGGAAAAAACGGAGAGTCGTAACAGTGAGAGTCGATGGCCATCCGAGAGCACATAAAGGAGATGTCCTCGAACATATAATCATTGCAGAGAGAGCTCTTGGAAGATATCTGCCCGAAAAGGCAGAGGTCCACCATTTTGATGAAGATCCGATGAATAATGACCCGAAAAATCTAATTATTTGTCAGAATAGGGGTTATCACTCTCTACTTCATCAGAGGATGAGAGCCTTAAAAGCGTGTGGAAATCCTGCATGGCGAATCTGCTCTTACTGTAGATCATACGATTCTCTGTTGTCCCTTGTAATTAGGAGTAGAGAAGGGCTCAACATCGCCTGTTATCACAAAAAATGCAGGGCTGATTATGAGAGAAACCGTTCTAACCGGAGTGAGAAATGAAAGCGATCTTGGTTGCCGGCCTGGCTTTTGGTGATGAAGGCAAAGGGACGATGGTCGACTTTCTTTGCCGGCACTATGGCGCGAAACTGGTGGTCCGCTACAACGGCGGGCCCCAGGCTGGCCATAATGTGATCACAGAGGACGGCCGGCACCATTGTTTCGCGCAATTCGGGTCTGGCAGCTTTATTCCTGGCTGCCAGACTTACCTCAGCGAGCACATGCTCATCGAACCCTACGCGATGATAAACGAGCATGATGTTCTAAAGGAAAAAGACACTTGGGGTATCCCGTACCCCTACGTGGACCCGAATGCGATCATCATCACTCCCTGGCAATGGATGGCGAATCGGATCAAGGAACTTGCCCGGGGAGGAGATCGCCATGGATCTTGCGGCATGGGGATTGGAGAGGCCCAGTCTGATCACGAAGAGGGAAAATCATTTCTTGTTTGCGATATCCTAAGTCCCTATGCGCGTGAGCGGTTGCATATCGTCAGGGCAAAGAATCTGGCGAAGTGTATGCCTTTTTTGGGCATGGATCATACAGCGGATGAGATCTACAAACAGATGGCGGTCATCAATCCGGTCGATGAACTACGCTTTTATACCAAAGACTTCTGGCCAAAGGTGAAGATCAAAACCTGGCGTGAGGTTATCGCTTCAGAACTCCCAGAGGCGATGGTGTTCGAAGGCGCCCAGGGCATGCTGTTGGATGAAAAGTATGGATGTTCGCCTTACAACACCTGGAGCAACTGTAGTTTTGGAAACGCAACCAAGCTCCTTTCGGGAATGAATGCCCAGGTCCTTCGAGTCGGCGTAACCCGGACCTACTTCACCCGGCACGGCGCCGGGCCATTCGTGGCCGAAACGGGTAATATAAAGCACTCTGAGCTTCACAACGTAAACGGTCAATGGCAAGGATCTGTAAGAAAAGGCTACCTGGACATTCCCGCGCTGAGATATTCTCTACAAGCAATCGGCGGGGTCGACTTCCTGGCTCTGACTCACATGGATCGGATCGGGAAGTCAGAGGGGGTTATCTACTGTGACGCTTACGTGACCAGAAGCGGATTCGAATATACAATATTGGAAAACACTCCCGCTTATTTGAACAGATGCAGCCCGTCGCTTTTGAGAACGGAGTCAGTCGTAGACACACTCGAGAGCAATCTCAATTTCAAGGTAGGGTTCACGTCATGGGGGCCGAAATCAAATGAGAAAGTGGTTAGCAAAGTTGTGGGGTTCAGAGGCGAAGCCTGTGCCGGAGGCTATCGGGAAGATGGAGGAGGACAAGATCCGGTTCGCTGTGGGAGTGGATAAGGATTCCATGAAGATAGTAATGCTCTTCAACGATCCAGTGAACGTTCTCTCTCTTGATGAAGATGAAGCTGATAAGCTGGCACTATTGCTGATCAGGAAGGCAACGATAATTCGAGAGGTAAAACTGGAGGAAACCAGTGGACAAAAGTCACAGGGACAAAATCGGGAAAGTGGCGTACAAAAAGAAGTCGGAGAGCAGGGCTAAAAAGGGATACACTGGTCCCTGGACCATTTATTTCAAGTGCGAGAAGCTCGTTTTCGTGAGCTGGGCCGGAAGCATGGACATCAAGGATATTGCGATGAAACTCCACGAACAGACTAACTGCAAACTGCCTGGATGCCATATAGTCAAATATCAACAGGAGAGATAGGATGCCTTTTCCGAAAACAGAAGAAGAGCTCGAGGCACAGGGATACAAATTTAAGAGTGCATCCCAGTGCCGATCGTGTCATGCTCCCATAGAATTCTGGGAGACCCCAAACGGAAAAATGATACCTCTGAACGATGACTGTACCGCGCACTTCGCAACGTGCCCGGAGGCAGACAAATTCAGAAGGACGAAGAGGTAGATCCGATGCTTACCATAACCGTGAACATGGATCAGAAATGTAGCAAGTGCCAGAAATCCGGGGCTACAGATAATGGACTCTGCCTCGATTGCATCACAAAACATATCTCCAAGGGAGGGAGAAAAAACATGGCTGCCGAATACGAAGTGTCCGAACGAGTTGAGGAGATCGCAAAAGATCTCATCAAGGTCCACCATATCCACCTTGCCAGCGCGAAGATAGCTTATTTGATGAAACTGACTCCGCGGGACAAGGACGGGAGGATTGCAATCCAGGCTCCGCAAAGAATAGGAAAGCGCAAGGCTATAGGCACGGCGCGAAACGTTCCGGCAATCTATTACACGCTCACCGGGTTCGACTTCATCATCGAAATCGACGAGTACCGCTGGGACATCCTGACCATCGAACAGCAGATTGCCCTGGTCGATCATGAGTTGTGCCATTGCGCCCGGGATCCCAAGGGCTTCTACATCAAGGATCACGATGTTGAGGAATTCTGCGCCATCGTTGAGCGCCATGGGGCCTGGAGATCCGATCTGGTCAAGATGCGTGAAGCCTTCCAGATGGTTCTTCCTATGGAGACTCCAACCGGTGAGTCGGCTCAACCATCGGTCCAGTAAGGAGCATTATGAATAATTGCCCTTTATGCGGCCGAGAGGTCGATCTTAGCCGGAACCTTTCCGGAAAGATCCCAGTCGAGGGAGATACGAACATCTGCTACAAGTGCGGAGGATATCTCACTTATGGGAACAATGGACAGTGGCGGGCCTACAGCAAAGAGGAATGTCGTCGCCTCAAGGCTGATGATCCGGCAACCTTCGCTTTCCTAGAGGAGCGGAAAAAGCAGATGCAAGCAGTTTAGGAGGTCAAATGGGATTGCCTCAGTCGGGATTGCCGTGGAAGCTCTACCACGATCTTTGGACTTCTGCGGTCGGACAGCCAGGTTACAACAAAAATAAATGGCAAACTCTTGGGAGAATACTTTTCCAAGGTTACGATGAACGCATCAAATTAGATCTGGAGAGCATCTATGAGCGAGAAAGATCAACTGGTAATACCGTGGAACCGACTTCCCCACAGCCCATTAAAAGTTGTTTTGAGTGCGGGGCTGGTATGGCTTTATCTGGAACGCTATCACGCTCCGAGCTGGTTGATCGGCTGCTTGGGGACCATCTTCGCTCTGATGCTGATCTCAAGCATAACGCTGTTCTTCCGGCAGAAGACCCGGGAGATAGTGTTCGTGCCGAAGACGGAAGTGGAGCGAAAACTATTCCTGGAAAGATGGCGCATGGGAAAGATGATCTGATCGAGCGGCATAGGGAGATTTCCGAAAAGATCTACAGCCGACATACTATGGCGACCACGGACGGAACTAACCTTTCCGCGGCTATCACAGTGCTTTCCGAGGTCATTCGAGACGGACTCGAGAAGCTCGACAAACCCAGATTTATTGTTCAAAGCCATCCACTTTGGCATATGGATCCAACTGGCCACGAGGGAGTACACAGACATGGGAAACCCGTCAAAGACAACTGATAAGGAACTGGTTCGGTATCACATAATTCCAGAGCACAATGGAGAGCCGAAGCACGAATTCAAGACCACGTGCTGGCGTAGTCCCGTTCTGGATGAGCAACAAGAGGACGACACCAGACGCATTGAGATCTGGAACCATAACCGAACTCAGTAGGAGGCAAACGTGACAGACTGGATGCCGGTTTACGGCAGCTCAAATGTGATCGCTATCAGATACCATGAGCCAACTCGTGAATGCTTCGTGAAATTCACCAACGGAACGGTGTATGTCTATGAGGACGTTCCGGAGCAGGTTTGGGAAGAGCTGGTACACGCTCAATCCAAAGGGAAAATTGTCAACCTGGTTTTGAAGCGAGGTTACAAATACCATCGGGTCACGGACGAACCGGTCAAGAAGGAAGCCGATGGGAACCAAGGTTAGCGTCACGGCCGAGGAAATTGAGGAAGCCAATAAGGTCATGCATGAGTTCGAGGCTGCTCTGGAAGATCGCTGCTCAAAGATCCGTCTTCTTGGTCTGATGGTCGGCATCCCGAATGCAGAAGGAGCTTACGGAGTCCTGGCTATCAAATCGGACAAGGTGTCCGAGGCTGATTTCGTCCGGGTTTTCAATGAGGTAGGGATATGGATGGGGAAAATGAACGTCCAGTAGCGCCTCCGCTGTCAGACGCGAATCCGGACTATCCTCAATGTCCGGACTGTGGGGAACCGTTCAAGCCTGGTCATTTCTGCCGGGAGAGCATGATTGAGGAGATCTCCAGGATGCGGGCTGCATTTCAGATCGCCCTGGTGACCTTGGGCAAGATCCGGAACACTCTGATTCTCTGGAAGCGCGGCGGAGAGACCGACAAACTCAGAGAAGTATCGGCCCTAGCCAGGAAAGCTCTCGGGGATATCCAAGAGCTGATCGAAGGAAAACCGAGCGAAGGATGAACCTCGTAGAACTGACCATCGGCGGCCTAGCTGTTTACAGGGTATCTCACATGATCGCCTTCGAGGATGGGCCCGGCGATATTATTGCCCTCATGCGAGAGGGAGCGGGCGCCAACCGGATCGGAAAGCTGATGGATTGTCCATTTTGCGTGAGCGTGTGGGCGGCTCTTCCCGTGTCGATGCTGTTCAGCAACACTGTCAATGAGCTTATATTGAACTGGCTGGCGCTCTCCGGGGCGTCGGTCGTAATTGAAAGACTAACCAGAAAGGTTGAACACGATGGCAAAGACCGTTCCTAATTTCGGACAAATTTACAAAGCCAATGCTGCCGGATACAAATGGGCTCCGGAGTTCCGATTGTTTATTCGGATTGTTCATGCTGGGAATTTCTTTAAGGTGGAGATCCAACCTCCTACTTTCGACGCCAGCATATTCAATGACTGGATTATCGGTTCCGTTATTCCGGCGTGGCACACCCAGGAAGGAATGCTTACATTTGCTCCTGTCCTTAACAAATATATGGGAAGAGCGACTCCGTTCACTTTTTACATGGACGAGGATGGGATGGAGCTGCCGACTCCGATCAAAGGCACTGTCTATGCGGTTCCGGCCGGAGAGTACAAAAAAGGAGAAAAGCTCATCCTTGATGAAAAGACAAAAACCGTCATCAGAGACAAAGAGGGAAAACCTTTAGGAGAAGGAATCCCCCAAGAATTCAAAGGAAGTAAATAAAAATGGGATGCTGCGGAGATCGGCGCCGGGCGATGAGCAACCCGGCCGGGACTGTTCGTTTCAAATATGATGGACCTGGAGAACTTGCTGTCGTGGGCGGAATGACCGGGATTGTCTACCGATTTACTTCTGGAACTTCGCAGCCTGTGGATGAGAGAGATATCTCTAATGTAGAGCGAATCCCAGATCTTAAAAAAGTAGAGTAAGCAATAACTTTCTATTGACAAGATTTACTATACTGTGGGAGTATGACCATGGATGTAAGGTTCCTATTCGAAGACGGAAAGGCTCAAATAGTTTTGATGCCGAAAAACCCGATTGATGATGCGAATTTAGGAAACATGCGAATGATCGGGGATGCCAGCGTAAAGTATAAACTGGGAAACGGCAAAGAGCTTGTTATCGAAGCAACGGCTGGGAAAGTGCCAAATGCGGAAACGGAAACCGAAAGGCCCACATAACAAGGATAAGACACATTGCCCCCACGGCCATCCTTATGCGGGAGCCAATCTCCTGATCTATACCTCAAAAAAAGGAAGCCGAAGGAGAATGTGTCGGGCCTGTTTGACGAAGAAGTCCTATCGAAGATACTGGGACAAACTAAAAATGCTTAAACACCCTGGGAAGCCTGGCAGGCCCCGAAAGGTGAAAACCAAGAAAGGTGAAGTATGAGAGCATTCCACGCCTTAGAACCGGATTATCAATACGTGTTCCACATTCGTAATGACCAGCTTCCCAGGAAGGGAGAGATCGGGAACGATATCAAGTTGGCAGGAAGCAAAGCGGCCACGATCGTTATCCTAAAAAAAGACCAAAGAATGGTCTACGGGATCGGACGATGCCAGTGGACATATCCGTTCAATCGCAAACTCGGCAGAGAGACGGCCACAGGGAGAGCGAAGCAGGCCCTCTCCGGAGACGTTAATCCGATCGATTGGATGGAAAGAGGGATTGCGGCCGATTTTCCTGGAACCATGGATCCGAAAGAAATCTATCAAATGGCTCGGAATTTTGCAGTAGAGCTGGTCAATAGAATCAGCCTCCGGGCGGCTCAAAACGGATTCGATCTGGAAGACAAGAATTTCGTTCTTGACAAGAAATAAGCGCGTGCGTAGAGTAATGGGCGAGGGTAAAAAGATGAACGCCGTACTTGGAACCGAAATGACTACTAGACTCAAGGGCTTGCGGTCGGATCTCTGCCAACACAGAGACATCGCTGATTCTTTGGTTAAGGAGATCGACAAGGTTCTGACGAATGGGACATCTCGGAACCCAACACTCCACTCAAAACCAGCGAGTCTATTAAAGGCCGCTTCTCAGAAGGCAAAGCCAATCAGTCTGGCCGCGCCTAATCTCAAGCCAAGGAGAAGCCGAACGGGAATTATCCAGAACGTTCTCAAACTTCTGGTACGTGGCCGGTACAGTACACCGGAACTCCTGAAAGAGCTTGAAGCTGAAGGGCAGGCGGTCAAAGGGAAGCGTCCGATACAAACACTCTACGGGATCCTTCATAAGGACATGAAGAGCTCAAACCCGAGGGTGACGCGGACCAAAGACGGACACTGGCAGATCATTCGCACTAATTAAATCGTTCCCTGGTACTGACTAGCTTACATGAATATAGCTCATTTGGTAGAGCAACAGATTTGAACTCTGTGTGTAGGTGGTTCGATTCCATCTATTCGATTCCCGCAAGGGAGAAGCTGATCGACTTCCAGGGAACATAAACATTTGGCGTCTACTTTGGAGCTTACATGGCTTAGGGCCCGTTTTTCCCGAAAGGGAGATTGTAGGTTCGATTCCTACTCCCCCTACTTGTGGGGGGATGGCGGAAATGGCAAACGCGACGACAACGAGCTGATCGACTTGCCGCCATAGAATTTGGCCTGTTACTGAATAAGGGTACATGTGAAGCCGATCACATCGGCCCCCCTCCACAAATCACAGTATGGGGGGGCTCCCGAGTGGGAGACGCAATGAAACCTTAGCCGACTTGCAGGCCAAGCAAATTCAGGAGGAAACGATGATCTGGGTAAAAGGATTCTTCTGGCTCCTTCTCGGAGTCATTGTGCTGACAGCTATCCTCAATGGGAGGAAGCGCGGCTGGAGACTCTTTATCTATTACCTCCTGATCGGAATCGACGAGTTTTTCAACGCACTCCTCGGCGGACTTCCCGGGGAAACGATCTCGAGCCGATGCAATAGGGGAAAGGACAAACGCTGGTACTGGAGAATCCTGGCAGCGATCTTGAACAGCTTGCAGAAAGATCATACGGTTTTAGCGGAGCAGAACATCAAGGAAGATGCGTTTGTCCCCCCAGAGCTTAGAAAATAAGAGTTTGGCCTCTGTAAATGTCCTGTTTGGCCTGTTTGTTTCTGAGGAAAGAGGAGACAGTCCCAAAGGGTGGGAGGCCAAAGAGTTTGGCTCTCGTAAAGGAACCTAACGGTTTGTAATTTGCGGAAATTCCCATCGTGGGTCGGGAGCCAATGAGTTTGGCGGTCACTGATGAGGATACATGGTTAAGACAACTTCATAACACGAAGTCAACCCAGGTTCAAATCCTGGACCCCCCACCTTTTACCTTATGGGGGGTTCGTCAAGCAAAAAAGCCTCACCGACTTGCCGCCATTAAGTTTCGCTGGTACTGACTGGCCTACATGTCTTGAACACATGAGGCGGAGGGCCTTGTGCCCTTTGTCTACCCAAGCCGATCGACTTCCAGCGATTAAAAGGAGTGCCGTCATGACCGAGACCATCAAAGTAACCAAGAACCAAATTTTGTCTGAACTCAGCAAATCTCCGCACGGAAAACTCAATGAATACGTGCGCGTGGGGAAACTGGCTGCTTCGAATGATCCGGAATTCTTCGCTCACATGATTGCCTGGGATCGCATCAATGGGCAGATACGCGATGCCAAGGCAGCTCTGCCTATAGTTTCCTTGATGGTTTCTGATTTTCCCAAGGAATTCATCGAGAACTCTCTGGCTGCGCTGTCTTTATTGAATCCCAGGGAACTCTTGAAGGCTTATCGCTTTGCCCTCGAGGTCAGGACCCCAGGCCATGGCAAGACGTTGAAACGGTTCATCGGAACCTATTTGCATGAGAAGGAAAAGAACGGATGGGAACGAATGGCCATCCAGCACCGAGCGGTGCTTCACGAACTCTACGCCCTTGCGGACGTAAAGCCTGGGTCGGATTACGTGAACATTGTTATTTTCGGTCATACGCTGGACGAACGCCTGAAGGCAAAGGCCGAAGGACGGAAGCCCGTCAGATCGCCGTTGCCGGCTGGCAGCGTATTTCATGCCGTGGCCCACCTGAAGGACATGAGTCCCAGGGAAATAGCGGGAACGATTCTCGAAAAGAATCTTCCTCCGATGATTGTTATGGGTGCTCTGGGTGAGAAGGCAAAGGATCCGGATGTCGTACTGGCTCTGATCCAAGGGATGACGTCTTTACAGTTGATCAACAGCACAAAGATGCTGGAGAAGATGGGTATCAAAGACAACCCTGCTCTTCGAGCGGCATACGAAGAGGCGCTGGAAAAGGCTTCGAAGTCCAAGAAGTCCACCTTCAAGACATCTCGAGCCGCGGAAGCTATCGGAGATGAGAAGCTCAAGGCGAAGCTGAACTCTGTTCAGGAAAAACAGATTCAGGCGCTTGGCGCCGTAGAGGGTAACTGGCTGGTGCTGGGTGATAAGTCTGGGTCCATGGGAGCAACCATAGAGGTAGCCCGCATGGTTGCCGGAGTCCTGGCGAAAATGGCAATGGGTAAAGTCTCCCTGAGCTTTTTCGACCAGACTCCTCAAACCATTGACGTCACCAACATGGCTTATGATGAGATCGTTAAAAGGACACGGAATATAAACGCCATGGGCGGGACATCGATCGGTTGCGGACTTGCGCGTGCTCTGGAAGGGAAAGAAGAGCTCGACGGCATTGCTATTATCTCGGATGCCCAGGAGAACACTCCTCCCATCTTTGCGAATGCGTACCAGCTTTATTCCAAGTTCGCCGACAAACAGGTTCCTGTTTACCTGTATCGTTGCGCGAAGGGAGCACAGGGCTGGGGCGACGTCGATCTGGCTGTGTCGATGAAGAGCAATGGATTCGACCTCCAGGAATTCGATTTGACCAAGGGAACCATCGATTACTATTCCGTGGCAAACCTGGTCAAAACCATGAGAACGAACCGGTACAGCCTGGTTGATGAAGTCCTGGCGACTCCGCTTCTGACTCTCAAGGAGGCTTTCAATTATGGTTCGCAATCCGAAGACTAAGAAAGGAGGTAGGAACATGTACCTGATCGATGAAATCCGAAAGTTCGACATCGATAGCGTGACTGCTATCGAAGATCTTGTCGCTCTGTCGGCGATCGGACGAGCTGTTCAGAATGAATTTGTGACTCTGGCTGTTGAGGCTCCTGAATTCCTGGACGTCAAACTCGCCGATATCCGGCGTGAGATCCGGTCTCGAAACGCTGATCGAATCCAAAAGCTCATCCGGGAGAAGAAATCTCGGCTGGAATCTCTTCTGCCCGCAGAAGAGAAACGTCAGGCTCTCAAGGATGAGATTGACCGGCTGGAGAAGCAGGCAGCCGGACAGTAAGGAGTGCACCAGTGCACGGGAAAAAACTACTGTTCAGTCTCACAAAGAAGGACTTCAAGATTCAGACCTTCTGTACTGGCGGCCCCGGAGGCCAACATCAGAACTCCAATCAAAACGGAGTTCGGATAACACATGAGGTCTCCGGGGCGATGGCAGAAGGAAGAGAATTCCGCTCCCAAGCTCAAAACAAGAAAGCTGCATTCGAGAGACTCATAGTTTCGTCAAAGTTTCAGGCGTGGCATAAGCTGGAGTGTGCCCGCAGACTCGGACAACTCAAAGATATCGATAGCCGCGTGGAGGCGGCAATGAATGAAGAAAACCTCAAAGTCGAATACTTCTGACGTCCGCATCAAGGTGACAAACTTCAAAAAAGTCAGAACTGTAAGCGTGAAAATGTCAGTCGGATCGTCTGTCGCGAATCTGGAATTCAAAGCAGATTCTCTTGCCACGGACTCATATCAGGGACAAACAGCTCTGTTCTTGGATGGAGAGCTGGTTTTTCTCGGCAGAGATCCTTTCATTTACTTCATCAAAGTGGAATGATGACAATCGGGGAGTGGCCAAGCTGGGAAGGCTCACGGCCTGGGACCGTGAAATGCGCTGGTTCGAATCCAGTCTCCCCGACCATGCATGCCCGTAACTCAGAGGACAGAGTACCTGTTTTCTAAACAGAGGGTCGCAGGTTCGAATCCTGCCGGGCATGCCAAAGATTGCCGTGGAGGGCGACGAGTCCATGAGTTCGCTGGTTAATAGGGGGCGGCCCCGCAGGGATCGAAACCCTGGTTCATGCCTCCACGGCATGTGTAAGCCGGAATGGTGGAAGTGGCAGACACATGGGACTTAAAATCCCAGGCTTATTACAACTCAAGCATGAAGGTTCGAACCCTTCTTCCGGCATTTATAGTGGGGGTAGCTCAATGGTTAGAGCAATCGGTTGTGGCCCGGTTGATCGGGTTCAAGTCCCGCCCTCACCCCAACCTTTGGATTTAATCGGAAAACTCTGTTTCGAATGCGGAGGTCCTGCGACGTATTGGAGGATGTATAAAAGTCCGATCTTGCCATGGTGCCACAACTGTCGATGGGATATGTTGGATCGCGTAAGAGGCAGAGAGCAAAGTATCAGACCATGAATTATTGGGGCGTAGCCAAGTGGCCAGGCAGCCGGCTTTGGACCGGCTCACGGGAGTTCGATCCTCTCCGCCCCTGCCAATCTGTCCCGTTCGTCTAGTGGCCAAGGATATCGGAATTTCACTCCGGGGATCGCGGGTTCAAATCCCGCACGGGACACCAATTTACAAGGAGAAAAGCATGAAGATTCTGATGACGACAGTGGATCCGTGGACCAACAAAGAAGTTAAAAAGGTAGTCGTTTCCAATGGTCCAATTTATATCGATTTGAATCCGTCTGACAAAGACCGCATGGGACCAGGCGAGGGCAACGGATTCATGGGCCCCGAATGCCTCGTTCAAGTCGAAACCGGAGCCAACCGGTCTCATTTGGTGGGAATAAAAATCATCTCAGAGCTAGGCCGCGACGATAGCAAATATATCGAAATGCTTGATTTCGAGGAAATCCGCAAAGTATAATCCGCCCGGGAACCGTCAATCAGCCGTCAACTGAAAGGTAGAAGAAATGACGATCTAGTATGTGGGCTCTCGCTGCGGTTGTTGCAGCGTTCGCGCTTTTTTTAGCGGCTCTTGCTCTACTGATCTTCGTAGGCTTCCGTTTCTATACTCTTGCCATAACACTCGATTCGGCCATCCTTCATGAGCTGCGTTCGCGCTCAGTAGCGGCCCCTGCCTCTGGCTCGCCCGAAACTGCCTCTTCTCTCCTTGGAAGCCAACTCAGAGAATTCATATCCAGCCGAATGAAGCCCACTGATGGCGAATTCATCGCCAATACCGATGAAGAGCTGTTCATCCAGGAACAGATCAAGAATCTTAGGGATCAGGGTCATGGCGGACTTACTGATGAAGAGCTGAGATCGTTCGTCAGCCAAGCCGTAGCCGATAAGGTATAGGCCATGGACCAGCTCCGACGTAGACAGCCTGAACTGCATGATGCGATAGAAACCCTGGACAATAAGCTGTATGAAATCGCTGGGGGAGACATTCAGAAGGCATTCGCGTTACTGACTCCCACAGAGCTGGAATTTGTCGAGACCGAGATTCAGAAGTGCTTGGAACAGCCGCGCTACTACCTTGAAAATTATCACTTTATCCGCACGAAGAAGTTGGAACTGATCCCCATCTGGCCATTCTGGGACAGCCAGGAGATGTTCCTGGAGGTTTTTCAGCGTCAGTTTGATCTTGGCGAACTCATCCGAATCATCGTTTTGAAGGCCCGGCAACTCGGGCTGACGACCATCAGCGTGGCGCTTATATGCTGGCTGGTGTTCCTTCATCCAATGGCCCACTGTCTGGAGATGGCCGATGAAGAGGACCGGACTCTGGTCAATTTCGATATGGCACGAACGGCACACGAATATCTGCCCTGGTGGATGAAGCCTGAGAAGAGATACGACGCCCGCGGCCGTCTGCTCGGCTTCGACCGCGCCAAGGCTGATGACCGGTTGAAGAGCACCGGAATGCAGAGCCAGATCTACTTTGAATCAGCGAACCAGCCGTCTGGAGCGGCCTATTCAAAAGCTCTCTTTGGTGTTCACCTGGCCGAAGTCGCCCGATACCGGCAGGATGACGCTATCACGGAAGGGATTTATGGATCGCTCGGAAACATCGGAGGCACGATCGGTATCATGGAATCCACGGCACGCGGACGCGGCGGCCTTTGGAATCGTCTGTGTAAAGCCGCTGAAGACGGCGATATGTCCTGGGAGTTCGTGTTTATCGAATGGTTCCGGGAACCAGGTTACACCATCTCCGTGCCGGCGAACTTCAAAACAACCCAGGAAGAAGATGCCCTGGTTAATAAGGTCCAGAAAAAAAGCGAAGTCACTCTGACTACTGGCCAGCTCGCCTGGCGCCGCAAGATGATGAGAGATTTCGAGAAGACCTCCGGCGATTCGGAAAAGTTCCGACAGGAGTACCCGGTTTCACCGGTTGAGGCTTTCATTGCGTCCGGCCGCACAGCTTTCAGCAAGAAGCGCCTTCAAAGGATGATAACCGAATTCTGCATAAAACCAATCTGGCGCGGCCAGATCGAGCTGAATAAAGACGACAAGACTTTCAAGTTGATAAGGGTTGAGGATGGCGAGCTCGAAGTCTGGGAATTTCCCAAGGCATCGATGACCTATTACATCGGTGCCGACCCGTCCATGGGCGTCGAGGGCGGAGACCCCGCATGCGCCCAGGTGATGGCTGTGCCGGAGAATCTGAATCATCCCATCCGCCAGGTCGCCCGTTGGCATGGCTACACCGGACCAGGCAAGTTCGCCAGGATCATTGCCGCGCTCGGGTACATGTATAACACCGCGGAGATCGCGCCGGAATGCAACACGATCACCAGCGTTGCAAGCGATCTAGTAAAGGTTTTACTCTATCCGAAATGGTATCGGTGGATGCGCGAGGACAAGGCAAAGAACGCATTCTCCAACTTTATCGGCTGGTTGACCACGTTCAGAAATAGAAATGAGCTCATCGGGCGCTTTAGGCAGGCGCTCAACGAGTGGACTGTAGTAATCCGATCCGAAAAAGACATCGACGAGATGTTCGATTTCGTGGAAGTAGAAGAGGGAAGCGAGCGGTACGAAGCCAGGTCCGGGACACACGATGACGCCACGATGGCGCTCATGATCACCTATTATTGTGCTACGCAACTCCGTCCTCGAATTGACGGCACTCTCGAAGAAGAGCAGCCGCCCAAGGATCAGGACTTTCAAAACACGGATTATTCCTTGCTCTATGACAAAGACAACACTCAAGCCACAGATCCAGGAGTTTCTGACTTTTTTATGCTCTAGGAGGGCAAAAAGAATGGCTGCCGTCGCAAATAAACCAAAACCGCGTACCCTGTGCCCGCTGTGCTACAACAGCGGGGTTGAAGTTGATCTGAATTTTACCGGCATGATTCACAAATGCGGTAATGGCCACGAATTCGCCGATCGGGATGAACTCTCGGCCCTGTCTCTCGAAATGAACAAAAAGCGCCGGGTTGCGGCGCCCAAGGTTGAAGAGCCGACTGCTTCGGTCGCTGTTCAGCCGCCTCCGGATAATCGCGTTTATATCGATGACATCGACAAACAGAGGATTGAATCGATCCTCGGTCCATTCGGAGATTCCTCGACCCTGTTTGGAAACCTGTTCGCCATGAACGAGACTATCAAAGATCTCCGGGAGAAGCTCCAGAGAGCCGAAGACCGGATTGTGATCTCACAGATCCGGAAGATGGGCGGCGATCACTCCCTTTCCCTGAGCATTCCGGAAAGACACGTCCAGCCGATCAAGGATATCGCGGATTCGGGCGGGATGTCGGTCGAACGGTATATGCAGGCCAAATTCGAAGAGGGACTCGACAATCTTTGGTACTACTAGGAGGAACCATGCTTACTCGAAGATCATTTGTAGGATTGTTTGGGCTTCTTCCCGTTTTTGGAGTGGCCAAGTCATCTTCAAAAAAGGAATACCTTGATGGCGTCAACCCAGAGGCGAAGACCTTCTATCGTGGATACCATATCAAATGGACTGGGTGGAAGCAGGCCCAAGGACATGATTTAGAATTCGGACAGTGGATTGCCTATCCATGCTTCAGGGAAGAAGAGTGGACTGATTTAGACAATTCGCGTCCATTTCTTGTTGTCTCTTCCCCGGGAAGGTCTGGAATATTCAACCGTGGAGATTGTTTTGATTTAACCCTTCAGCCCGACCAAATCGTGATTACTTGGAATACGAAGCCCGCCGTCAAAGAGCGCATAAGGAAGTATCACGGGCGCAGACTCATCAAGATGATCGATCGGGTAATGGACAGCGGAAAGAGGGGTCTGTCCTACCAGCAATGGGATGAGATCATCGCTGGAGGGAAACATGCCAATTTATGAGGATCAGTGTACGAAATGCGGATTCGTGAACGAGCATCTTTCGAAGTTCACGGATCAGACAGTTCCCTGCCCGAAATGCGGATCTGAGTCGGAGCGACTGTATTCCTTGGCCGCAGTCAGCATCTTCGAAGGGTTCGACACCCGGAACATCGATCGGCATGGACGAAACACCCGGGTAAGCAGCAAGAGGGAGCTTTCGTCCCTTTGTCATGAGAACGGGGTAATCCCAGTTGCCGACGCTCCTCCGCCGCCGACGAAGATCGCCCCGATGAAAATGGAGGTTCCTAAATGGTAGAACCGGTTGATCGAACAAAACAAGTCCTTACCGATGGCAGTCCGGTCACTCCAGATCATCGTGAAATAAACCCATCCACTGGCCAGCAAAAGGGATATGTAGTTCTGACTCCAGAAGAAAGAGCCAAAGGTTTCGTGCGTCCAGTCCGGCAAGCCTACACCCACAAAACATGCGGGACAGACACCCACATGGGTTTGTCTCTCGCAGAGACCTATGCCCGTGATCCTGGATTCTACAGTGGAACGTTCTGCGTGTTTTGCAAAAACCACTTTCCACTTGATCAATTTGTCTGGTTAGGAACCGACGAACAACTCGGTAGCTGAGGGTGGGGCTTGACAGCACATTGATAGACTGGAATCTGGGAGACCTATGGACCTACCGGGCTGGTACAGTTATGATCCACAGGGCCAGCAATGGCCTATTCAGGAATCGAGCCACGATGCAATCCTCGGTCGTTGGTGCGAAGCTGTGTTCGAGGAATCGAAAGACGATCTTGAGCGCAACGACGAGATAGTCCAGATCGATCGCTCAATCAATTATCTCATGGGCAAACAATGGGTTGAGCGCCGGCCCAGCTACAAGGCTGCCCCGGTAGCCAATCGGCTCTGGACGAACCTGGTTCAGCTCATCAGCTACCTTACGGACATCCGACCATCTTTCGAGATCAAATCGAACAACAAACTTTACGACGACCACGCAAAGGTCCTGAATAAGATGATTTCCGCCTGGTTCATGAATGAAGACATCGACATGAGCCTGGCAATGATCATCATTCACGCGGCTCTGACGATCGGGTACGGGCGCCTTGTTTGGAACCCAGACCTAAAGAATGGTGACGGGGAGATGGAGCTCACTCCGCTTGGGGCTATGGATCTGATCCCCATCCGACCGTCCCATACTCTTCAAAAAGCCCTGGGTGTCATCTACCGGTGTCCGAAGCCTTTGACCTGGTTCAAAGAGAAATATCCTCTGAAAGGCTTCCGCGTTCCCGTCGACAAGGAATATTCTCAGTACACCAGCTCTCCGAATCAGAACCTCTGGACCAGGGGCATGCAGATCATGTCTCCCCAGATGCGCCGGCTGTTCGGACAGTCCTCTACTCAGATCAAAGAATCGGTTATTCCGATGGCTCTCTATCGGGAGTTCTGGCTCCGGGACAATCAGAGGAACACTTCGAACAAGACAGTTTGGGTTGGGAATGCGGGCGATCAGAGCGGTGAATATGGGTACATTGTAAAGCCAAATGAGAAACTCTATCCTCGAGGACGTTTGGTCATCATGGGAGGTCCGGTAGTTTTATTCGATGGTCCCAACCCGTTTTATCACGGACAGTTTCCTTTCCAATGCCTGAGACTCAACCGGGTCCCGTGGCAATGGCCAGGTATCTCAGAATTCCGCAATCAGATGCCGTTGCAGGATGTAATGAACAACGTCCTGGCCGGCATCCTCGATGCTGTGAAGAAGGCCGTAAATCCTCAGCTCCTCGCGCCAGACAATGCTTTCGGTGCTGCGGTCAAGAAGAACCTCGATCCGAACATGCCGAACGCGAAGATCTTTTACAGTCCCTCTTCCATCGCGGCACCTTCGTATGCTCCCTCACCCGTGTTGCCAGGATTCGTTTTCCAAACGATGCTTTATGCCCAGCAAGAACTGGACAGCCAGTCCGGCTTCCTGGACATGACCGGGATCTCTCGCCGTGGAGTGGTCCCGGCCGGCGACACGATCGAACAGCTCAAGGAAGGGCAACAAACACTGGTCAGGCTGAAAGTCCGATACATCGAGGACTTTATGAAGCAGGTCGGCCAGCAATGGGTTCCGAACTCATTCCAGTTCTACACCATGAAGCGCCGGCTACAGATGATGGGTAGCGACGGACTCACCTGGGAAGACTTCGATTGGAACCCGGGAACCATGGTTCCCGCAGATGTTCCGGCCGAGGAACACTGGAAGAAGTTCACCTTTATGATGGTTCCGGGATCTCTCCTGAAATCTGCTCGGATGCCGCAGCAAGCTCTTATGATGCAGCTCCGGCGTATGGGAGACATGGATCTCAAAAACATGCTCGAGTCTCTGGACCTGGGCGGCCTCTACGAATCCATCAAGAAAGGAATTGAGGAGGAAGGCGCGAACATCCTCATCCAAGCCATGAGAGCGAAGCATGCGGGCCAAGGCGGAGGAGGCGGAATGCTTCCTGGAGGTCTGGACCAGATCAGTAACGCGACCACGGCGAACGC